CGTGTGCTCTTCCGATCTTGTTATACCAACGCATTGGTCACTTGATGGGTATAGCAAAGGTGAGAACGATTATCGATTGATAGCCTTGCATTTTTAGTTAACTGTTTTTGTATTTTTGGTTAACGTATTTTTTTATTGGAATGTGTGAAGAATTGAATATGTGTTTATGTGAATATGTGTTCATATTTTGGGGATTTTGGGGTGAAATAATTTCCTTCATTTTTACACGCCAAGAAAATTTTTTCCTTCATTGACTAACCATTCAATTATTACTCTCACCTTCATTTGATTAAGCTTATTATATGAAATTGATAATCATAATCAACTACAATTTTTTTTCTTTATATATCAAATATTTTTCCATTCAAATATTTTGATTATCAAAGTATTTAGTGTCGGATAATAGTATTGTTATCGGACGTTGATGGGGGGGGGTATGTTTCATAATACTTGATAATGATAATCATTCTGCGGCCCTTAGCCACTACACTCAAACACCATTATTTTTAAACACCATTTTTTTTCAAACACCATTATCTCCAATCAATCCTCCCAATCCCACACCCCACCAAATATCCCTTTTTCAACCCTTTATATCTCATTAAAAACAATTAATTGTATTAAACGAAAGAATAACAACATTAATTATATATAGTTCCCAAATATAAGTAAATACAATAAAACAACCTTTTACATATACATAACATTGTATACAATAAAAGATTAAAGCCTCAATAAACGCAACAAAAATGATATGAGAGGTAGGAGAGGGGTGGTTTGCATACTTTTTCTAAAGTTGAATAATAATGACCTTCTGTGTGCCATTTTAAGAAGATAAAATCAATAAGTTAAGTATTTGTATTAAGAGTATTTTTTAAGTATATTAGAGAGGGAATATAAAAGGGCAAAAAAAAATAGAGGAAAACATTTTCAGCTTCCTCTAGGATATTATTTCAAAAGTTTATTTATAATTTTATTTATTGTATCTATTTTGGGTAAAGAGACTTCTATTTCTCTTTCTATGCCATTATCTATTAATGCCATATCACCAATCCAAATCTGAACCATATTTAACTTTAATATAATGACCATTCTTACAATAGTACACACGCCCTTCTTTATGAGAAAAATATCTATATCTCCAAGGTTTACCACATTCAGGACATATGCCATGATTCCATTTTCTTTCTTCAAGTTTTAAAAAAATTATACTTACAATTATATATAGAATTATAAGTCCCACTATACAATAAGGCACTAAAACATCCATTATTCTTCCTCCTTATATATTGATTTCATTAATTCCATTACATCATCAAAAGGAGCTTCGTCACTTTTGTATTTCTCACAATTATCATATCTCTCTAGTCCCATTTCGCACTTCAAATAGCTGTCTCTTGCTCCTTGTACAAACTTTCTATGAATACAAGTAGAGCAAGTACGATTCTCTTTAGAATCCATATATGAACGAAAGAATCGCAAACAAACTTCCATACGTTCTCTTTTAGTTGGTTTAAAATTCTTACTAAAACTAGCCATCTCTATCCTCCTTCTTAGACTTCATAAATCTTCTTATTAAAGAGTCTATTATGTTTACAATTATAAGTCAAATTAAACTCCACCCATTGTACATAACGCTGTTTCTATCATATTCATCTCTCCTAATCTAAATATTTTTCTAAATTTAAATAATTTGCAACATCTTCTAGCGATTTAAAATATTTACCACCATTTCTTTCTACCATAACACCAACTTTATCTAAAGATTTCATTTGTGCTTCATTAAATGTTAACTTTGGAAGAGGTAATTCTGTAAAATCACAAATTGGATTTCTATCTTCGGTTAACACGCAAAATACAGTTTTATTAGGTCTTTTATTTGAATCATCTACGACTTCTGCGATACTATAAACTCCTGTCATTCTAGGCGTTATTACATATAAACAATAATCGCACGTCTCTCTTTGTTTTAATTCTTCTTGATAACATTCTTCTGTCCAATCATCTACTACTGGATTAAAATAATCTATATTAAGCATTGGTATTAATTTATCTCTCCAAGTAGACTCATTACAAGTTCCGCCTAAAAATACTTTCTTATCATCTTTACCTGTATATCCTTTGCCTCCACAGAAACAACAAGTCTCTCTTTGAAATCCTAGTTTACCAGCTCCTTCACAATATTTACATATTTCTTTCATTGCATATCTCTCCTAATCTAAATCTATACCTAATTCTTTACATTTCGCTCTAACGTATTCTATTGATACATACTCGTCTTTGCCTTTAGTATAATAAACTTTACTTCCTTCTAAAGCACATTCCCAACCAAATTCTTCTCCTTCTAAATATTCCATTAAGCTTTTGTAATAATTTTCAAAGCAACCTGAAAAGGAACGAGGACAACAAGGTTCTGTGACACTATAGATGCCTTCATTTTGTAAAGATATCCTATATGATTCTTGTTGTTCTTTATGTAATCTACATTCTACTAAAAAATCTGAATAAGCTTTTTCTTTACTAATCATTATTTCCCTCCTTTAGCCATTTACTGGCATCTAATTTATTATTATATCTCTCTTTATTTTCTAATAGGTGAACAAATGCTTTAAGATAGGTCTCAAATGTCTCCTTCACAGGAAAGTTAATTATCGTCAAATTATCGCCATTATACTCAAAATTTAAAGTTATAACTACAGAATTATTCCATTTACCATCAAAAGATTCGCAATTAAAATGTTCATAATTACAATGTTCTAAAGAGCTAATATCAATATTCTTTTCTATTCCCTGTTCTCTTTTAATTTTATTTCTTTCCCTTATCTGTTCTGACCTACATTCTCTACAATAAGATTGAGGTATTCTCTTACCATTAGGTTTAAATCTAAATCCGAATAACTCCATTATCTTGTCTTCTCCTAAAGCTGATTTTCCACAACAAGGACACTTTGCATATTTTCCATGTGGCATATTATCACTCCTTATATTATTGAATATTAAACATATTTTTTTTTATAACTAAACCAATATTATAACTATTGGTGTTATTATCAGATACTATAATAAATCTACAATTTAATTCTTTTCAAATTCTTGTAGATACACTTCACTTGGTTTATTAATAATTTTTTAATCTTTCTTTGGCAATATTAAAATATTTTTCATTTAATTCTATACCGATAAATTTTCTACCAGTATTCATACAAGCAATACCAGTTGTTCCACTACCCATAAATGGGTCTAGTATTATGTCATTTTTATTAGTATGTATTTTGACTAAATATTCTATCATTTTTAAATTTTTTTGATTTGGATGATACCTTTTAAATCCGCCACCACTTTCAGAAGGATACTTTAATACACTCCCTTCATATTTTTCATTTTGCCTATTAAAAGTCCATTTATTTTTTGGTTTGACATACCATGATGCAATTTCAATATTACTAATATATCGCCTATCTCTATTTCTAGGCATTGGATTTGTTTTTTCCCATATAATCTTATCTTTAAAAATTAATCCATTTTCTTCAAATAAATCTTTTAATTTTCCAAATTGTTCAAAGGAATGGAATAGTAGTAAACTGCCACCATTTTTTATCAATGGTATTATTTTTATTAAATTATTTTCATTAAATCCTTTATCCCATTCCCCAAAGTCAATACCATTTCTCCCTGTTCTATCTTTCATTGTTTTAAACTTATTTTCTTTGGAGATATTATAAGGAATATCCGTCAATATACAATCAATTTTAATTTCAAATTCTATTAATCTGTCTATTATTTCTAAGTAGTCTCCTTGATATATTTTGTATTCTTTATCCAAAAATATCACTCCTTATATTATTTAATATTTTATACATCATGCTATCACTCCAATTCTGTAAAAATATCTATATTAAATAATCCTGAAGGGCGTACATATTTAAAAATATGTTCCTTATTATAGACTGCTTTATCTATAAGTAAACTATTTTTAGGCACTATAGCAGCACTACCACCATTAACAAATTCAGCATAAAGGCAATATCCTCTATGAGCATATGCCTCAACTTCTTTTAAATTAATATCTATTATGCTTTCCCATTCGCCAAATAAATTTTCGAAAGTATCATTATGACAAAACGCTCGTTTAAATGCATATCTCTTTTTCATATCATCACTCCTTTAAACTATTGAATATTCTATGCTTTTTGTGCAATTGTTATTTTTAATATATTCTTTTCTTATTAAATTATTTTCTTCGAGGAAGTTAGTAATCTTTGTTATCTTGTTTAAATTCGTACTACTATTCGATGTCAACCCGATGTTATCACATATGTAGCTTCTAGTAACTATCTTACTTCCATCCTTACATATCATCTTTAACAACAGATAAGTCTTTATAGTGGCAGAATCTCTGCTTCTTAACAGTATTTTAATAATATTGTCATCTATTAATATATATCCCTTACTGTTTTTATTGCTATAAGAAACAGTATATGTATTTTCTTTTTTTATTTTTTTTACCTTAATTAAATCTTTGTGTTTGGCTGACATTTTTATTAAAGATTTATATGTGGTTGCCCATGATTTGTGACTTATCTTCTCTATATCTTCCTTTTCATTTCTTATAGTTCTGCTATCTATCGATATATTCTTTTTCTTTAAGTTATTCGTTCCAAAACAAGATGCTACCATTAGAGCATGATAATCACAGTTTTTATCTTTAAGAAATTCCTTTTCAACTATTACTGGTATTTTTTTCATGATATAATCCCTTTCTTTGTATTTATTATCCCCTTATACTAACTATTTCAAATTTAAGCATAAGATTTGAAACTCCATCATTCAATATCTTTATAATTTCTCCGTCAGGTATTCTACAAGTATATGTTAATACTTTATTAGTTTTACTTCCGTCATCTGATATAAGAGCGTGTATAAGTCTTATATAAAAAAGATTATCTCTAAAATAATAATGTTTACGGATTATTTTTAAAAGACATTCATATTGTTCTTTTGTTAAGACCTCATTATTTATTTCAAGATAAAGTTTATCTTCTTTTTTAACAATCTTGTACCAATTTATATTATTAAATTCTACTCCGTTAATCATAGCTTCACAATTTTTACAAGTATAATATTTATCGCTCATTCTATCCTCTCCAATCTAATTTTCATCTATAAATTCAATTCCATTACCATTTAGAACATGAATATTATCATCAAATTCATCTTCCTCTACATCAATTTCTTCAAGTCTCAATTTTATGTATTTATCTCCGTCATAAAAAGAATACAACGGAGATTTATTATCAATCATTATTTTTATATTTGTCTTTAATTCTTCGTTTGTCTGCAATTCTTTGATTAAATTATCATAACCTTGAACATAAAGTAACTTATTCTTCATCTTCTATCACCACTTCTGTCTCTTCTTCAAATTGAGGAACTAACATTACTTTGTGTTCTTTACCTTTCCATTTTACTGTCTCTAATTTTTCATACCAAGCATCTGTTATATTTGCTTTTCTTAGTTCTCCACTTCCGTCATCAAATTTAAGGTTTTCTAAAAGATAATTCATAAATTCACCTGCTGTTTCATCTGTTTCTGCCTTAAAGAAGTCTGCATATTTTGTTTTATCTTGTTCACTTGTTACTATAACATAATGATATAAATATTTTTCCATTTAATCCTCCCAATTAACTTTTATTTTAAATTCATTTGGTTGTAAATTTTTATCTACTTTTACAGGTATACCTTCAAAAGTCTTTATATAACCGTTTACAACTTTATTATAATCTTCAATATCATCTAAATTTAAATCGTCTGCAAAGAAGTTTTTATTATCTTCTTTACTTATAAATATTTCTATAGAAGTCCCAAGGCTACTGTGTGTTTTTAAAATATCCTCAGCGTCTACTAAAGCTCTAAAAATATTAACCATTTTATTCATTCTCTTTTTCTCCTTTTGGTATTACATAATATTCATTAAATAAGAAATCAACTAAACAACTTATATATGTCTCTAAAGGACATATTCTATCACATTTTTTATTATTCTCGCAATAATCATTAAATCTTTTATTAAACACTTCTTCGGTTGTGAAATTTTTTATCTCTTTAATATTCACTTTTGCCCCATCCCATTCAAAAGTGCATAAGCATTTTTCTTTCATCATTTTATCACCTATCTTAAATAATTATTCATAGATTCGCATGAATCGCAAGTCACTGTAGCCGCATATATCTCTTTATCAAAAAGTCTTTTTAATACACATTCTAAATCATCTATAAGTAATTTATCAAAATTACTTAATCCTCTAAGTTTTTCTTTAGAATTAATTGAACTAAAAGAAATTGGATCAGGAATATCTAATCTCATTTCTTTAGCTGTATTTTTAATCATTTTTCTTTGTGCTTCGCTACAACAAATTATAGGATATTTAAGTTCGGCAGACTTTTTAATAAGATATATTGTTTTCCCTCTACCTCTATTCATTTGTATTATTTCCATTACATCTACTCCTTTTTATAAATTCCACATCGTAAACTTCCCAACCCCATAACACATCAAGAAAATACATTAATAGGGATTGACCCGGCTCTACATAATGGTCAAATCTATAAGTAACTTTAGTCTTCTCTAACCATATAAGCTTACCATTTACTACTCTAGGTAAAATATTATTACGAGTACGAATTTTGATATCCCCTCTCTGGGGAGTGTTCATTTTAAATTTCATGTATTAACTCCTTTCTTAAATCTTTCATTATTCTACGTTCTTTCATAGCTAATGTACTTCTCTTTATTCCTAAAGAATCTGCTAACTGTTGTTGTGTGCATCTTTCGTATCCATTTAGTCCATATCTTCTTTCTATAAGAAGCTTATTGTCTTCTGATAGCATATTTAATATTTTATTAACTAATTCTTTGGTTTCGCTTATTCTTATATTTTTATCAAAATCAACTTCTTCTTTAAGAAAGCCTTCAAAAGAATTGTCGTTTTCTTCGTTCTTTGAAATTTCTGCATTAAAAGAAACCGTTTTTATATTTCTTTTTTCTCTGTTAAAAGCATTAATTAATTCATTTTCTATACTTCTGTAGAAATAAGAGATTGGTTTTTTATCTTTAGAAATCGGAATCTTATTTATCCCTTCCATAAGTCCCAACATTCCTGTCGCCATTAAATCCTCTTTAGAATAATTGTTTATATAAAAATTACTAGATATACTTGCCACTAGGGGAGTGAAATTGGCAACTATAGTCTCATAATCTTTATTCATTAAACAGTTATCTATTTCTTTTTTGGATAAATATTTTCTCAACGAACCACCTCTCTTTAAAGTTCCTATACTATAATTATAACCATTTTTAGATTTTTTATTCATTTTTTTGGAATATTTAGCTAATAATGTCAAAAAATTTTTAACTCCATTAAACACTATTTATTCAAGTACAAAAGAAAATAAAGTCCTCTACTGCCACCAAATAAAGACCTCTATTTTTTGACTTTTCAAAATTCCAAATAAAGACCTCTTACAAGAGAAAATAAAGACCTCTAGAAGAGAAAATACTGGTTCAGTAATGTATGTATATTATATATTTAATATTAAATAATAATATATAAATATATTATTATTTTTGCGAAGCTATCGCTCCGGTACATCTTTTTCTTGGTATTTTTTCTTTTAATTTAATCCTTATAGTTTAAATGAGATTAATTCTTAACTTGTCGCATAGCATACGCAAACACTATTTTTAAAATTTTTATTTTTTTCTTTTTTTTTGAATAAAGAGTAAAATTCATGGTATATTAAGAGTATAAGAACAACTGAAAGAATCAATTATTTAATATCTTATAGTGTCTTCTTATAGAGCAAACAGTGTCAATTATTTTTCCGTTATATTTGGTACATAGACGAAAATAAAAAAAAATATTTTTAAAAAAAATGAATATATTTTTTAAAACTGGATATAATATTATTAGGGAGTAAAAAAACTTAATATCTGAGTTGACAACATTCTGATAATTACAATCAGAAAGTAGGAAAGATATTGTTAGCAAATTACACATTTAAAGGGAAGATAGATGGCAAGTCTATTAAAGACTATCAAAATAAAATAGATTTAAGTGTTAAAACAAGCCAAGAGATAATCGACCAAGTGAATAAAATTTTAAATATAGAAGAGATTAATGGGGTTCAGTTTAATGGTGATTTATTTTGGCAAGTTATTTGGGACGAAGGAGTTTGTAAAACAGATATAAATACAAACGAATTATGCTGGAGCAATACAGAAGTATGCAAAACACTGGAGATATTAGCATCGTACATACTTATGAAGGATGATAAAGAAAAAAGAAAAGAATGTAAAATGTATGATGATTACAAATTAACAAAAAGAGCAGAAAAAGATAGGGAAAAGGTTTGTCAGATTGGAGTTAACGAAGATGATGAGGTTGTAGTTCTTAAAGATGTAAAAAATTATAAAAAATACAAGAAAACTACTGTTAATAAATCTGACATTAAAGAATATTCCGAACTTAAATGTTATGATGACTACAAGGAATATATGAAAACCTTATTTCATGGTGAAAACGCCAAAGAGAATAGACTTGAGTTGATAGAAAAATTAAAGAATAAGGGTTATGACATTTCTAATGGTAAACTTTATAAATTTGTTAAAACAACGCTTCCAAGTATATCAGAAGATATGTTAAGTGTTAAATTAAGTAAAATACAACCGATTAAATGGAAACAACCACTTAGAGACAGTCATCAATCATTTAATTTTGAAATGTTGGATATGTTTGACCCTCAACAAGTTAAATATGCTTTAGTAACTGATAAAAATTTAGAATTTTCTACTAGAAATGAGTTTTGTATAACTCTTGACGAAATTATTAAAAAAACACACCTTACTAAAAATCAAAAGATAATATTAAGTAAGTGGAGAAAAGATTGGCAGGTAGTTAAAATAGCAGAATACATGCAAGTAGATGTTGCTTATGTATCTAGGGAAATTGACACAATAGCTAAAAAAATAAGTAATGCCTACATAGACGAATATGAAGAACAATATTATTATATGAATTTAGTTAAGGGAACTTATAAGAAATGCTCTTGCTGTGGAGAGAATAAGTTGGTAAAGCATTTTAATAAACATTCTGTAAAGAATGGAGAAATAATATATATGAGTATTTGCTCGGATTGTAGAAAAAAACACCGAGAAAAAAAGAAAGGAAGAGGAAAAGATGAAAAAGAAAGATTTAATAAAAAGAGTAGCAGATAAATGTGATTATTCTCAAAGACAAGTAGAAGAAATGTATGACGTTCTTAAAGATGTTGTAGAGGACGCTATAGCAGATGGTGAAGAATTTAAATTATTAGGTTTTATAAAAATAGGAACTAAAAAATTAAGTCCTAGAAAGGGTAAAATGACTAATAGATTTGGTGAAGTTGTAGAATGGGAAAGAACAGAAGAAATTACTGTTCCAACTGTAGGATTGACTCAATATATAACTAAACGTTTTAAAGAGTAATATAGAACTTTAAAAAGTGGATAATATGAGCTTATAGACACATACAGCTAATTTTACATATAACAAGCTACTTTTGGTAAGAGTTAAGTTACTTGTGTCTAGCAATTTTTCATATTATCCTCCAATTTTATTATACTTAGGCGATTACTGCAATTATTTTATAAAGGAAATTAAAACAAATCAAATTAATACAAGTATGGAAAATATAAATCGCCTAGCGAATATGGATATATAGTTTAACGGGCAAAATACTTACCGGAAAAGAGTTATAGGTTCAAGTCCTATTATATCCTCATGATATAACCCCCTTTCAATTATATTATTATACTTAAAGACACATACAGCAATTTTTAAATACCTTATTTTACAAAAAAATAAAACAATTTGTATCAACTTAAATAGAATTTTTATAAATACCTCCTTTGATTTAATGATATGTAAGAATGTGTCTTGTAATACCTCCTATAGGACTACTGAACGGGAAGTAGTCCTAATATGACAAGGTGGAGTAATGGGAACTCGTTAGATTAGTTCTAAAGATGTAGGTTCAAATCCTTCCCTTGTGAATATTTAACATTTTACCTTCTTTCTATCCCCTCTTTTGAGGGGGTTTATGCTGGTGTAGTTCAATTTGGTAGAACAGCTGACTTGTAATCAGCAGGTTGTAGGTTCGACTCCTATCACCAGCTCCAATTAATTTATAAAAGATATTAACAGCATAATTAAAATAGTATCTTGAGAGGTGATAATATGAATAAAACGTTACTTAAAGAATTAAAAAAAGCAACTAATTATACATATACAGAAAATGGTGGTTTAACACATAAAAGTACTTTAAATAAATGTTATGATTTATTTGCTTTTGGTGGAGCATCAAGGGGAAAAAGTGAAGAAGACATATTAGATATGTTTTATGATGCTTTAAGAGAAGACAAACTGTTAGCAATGAAATTATTGTTTTACATTAGAGATGTAAGAGGTGGCTTAGGAGAAAGAAGAACTTTTAGAATAATTCTTAAATCTTTAGCAAATTCTCATCCATATTTAGTTGAAAAAAATATAGATTTAATCTCTTTTTACGGCAGATATGATGACTTATTAGTATTATTTGACACTAAGTGTGAAGATAAGATGATTAACTTAATAGCTAAAACATTAATAGATGATTGTAGAACCAATCGACCAACATTGTTAGCTAAATGGTTACCTAGTGAAAATGCCAGTTCTAGTGATTCTAAGAGACTTGCTAGAAAGTTAGCTAAAAAGCTTTCTCTTAGTAATAGAGAGTATCGAAAGACATTATCTAGCATAAGAAATAAAATAAAAATTGTTGAAAATTTATTAAGCGAAAAAAGATATAATGAAATAGAATTTGATAAATTACCTAGTAAAGCAGGATTAAAATATAGAGATGCTTTTTTAAGACATGAGGAATTATGTGTTAGATATGTAGAGTTTATTGATAATAAAAATAGCAAAATAAATGCTAAAACTTTATATCCATACGACATAATAAGAAATGCTTGGCATTGTGAAACTCATGAAAGAAAAGTACTTGATAAATATTGGAACAATTTGCCTGATTATTTTGATGGTAAACCTTGCAGTATATTGCCAGTAATAGATAATTCAGGGTCAATGACTTTGAATTTAAATGGTGGTGTAATTCCAATAGATGTAGCAGTTTCTTTAGGAATATATTGTGCAGAGAGAAATCTCGGAGATTTCCATAATCACTATATTAGCTTTAGTAGAACTCCTAAATTGGTGGAAATAAAAGGTAATGATATAGTTGAGAAAGCTTTAAGCGCAGTAAAAAATGTTCTTTATGAGGATACTAATATAGAAGCAGTATTTGATTTAATATTAAAAACTTTAAAGAAAAGTAATTTATCAGAAGAATACTTACCTAAACACATTGTTATAATTTCTGATATGGAATTTAATGAAGGAACTAGATGTAACGATAGTGAAACATTAATGGAACGTATTAGAAAAGAATGGGCAAAAGAAGGATATACAATGCCAAACTTAGTTTATTGGAATGTGTGTTCTAGAAGAAATAATATATCAGATTTAGGAGCAGATAATATTACTTATGTAAGTGGTTGCACTCCAATGATATTTAAGAGTATTATGAGTGGTAAAAATGGTATGGATTTAATGTTGGATACGTTAAATAGTGATAGATATTCAAGTATAAGGGTATAGAAAGGAGATATAATATGAAAAAAATATTACAATTAGATTTTAAAAATGCAAGTATAGAGGAAGGTTCAAATGGAAAACAGGTTATTGAATACGATAAAGAATTGCTACCTTTATATACAAGAAGATTAGACAAAGTGTTAGAAGATATAGAAGAAGAACAAGAGTTGCAACTTAAATTAAATATAAAACTTCCTCTTTCTCAATTTAGATTGCTTACTGATTTCCTAGTAGATTGTTCAGATTTAAACTTATTCGATTTACAAATAAAATCAGTAGAACAAGATGACTAATATGGAAAAGTATAATACGAAACAAAAAGAACAAATGATTAAATTGTCCCTACAAAAATTAAGTGGGGACAATGAAGTAAATTGGGAAGATATAATAGATAGTCTAGGAATAAGTTTACATAAAGATACTTTAAGACGATGGGCAAGAGGGATGCAGATTTATGATGAATACCTTAAAGAAACGAAATATAAGTCTGTAAGAGACGATTCAGAAAAAACGGTTAAAAAAATATTAGAATTAAAACAACAAAGAATTTTATTATCTGATGAAAAAAGATATGTAAATGAGAGACTTAGAGAATTAACAAGAGTAGAAGATTTCTATAAGAAATTAGAGGATAAAATATCAAGTAGTGAACCTGTTCAACTAAGAGAGATTGAGTTTAGCGATAAATCGAATGAAGCAGTATTAATGTTATCTGATTGGCATTATGGGATAGAAGTTGACAACAAAGTTAATAAATTCAATTCAGAGATAGCAAATAGTAGAGTTTCTGAATTAGCAGGTAAAGTTATAAAACATTGTAAAATAAATGATGTAGGTAAATTAAATATATTCTGTTTAGGAGATTTAATATCTTCTGAAATTCACACTATTATTAAAATGGAAAATAGAGAAGATTTATCTACTCAAATATATGAGGTGAGTGAACTTCTTTCAAAATTTATAGAAGTAGTATCGAAAGTTGTCCCAATAGAAGTTACATTTACTTTTGGAAATCATGAAAGAACAGGATTAAAAGACTTATCTAAAGATAGTGATAACTTTACAATTCTTATAGAAAAATATGTTATGCTTCTTTTAAGAGATAATGAGAATGTTATTATCAATAGTAGTGAAACAAATTCAGATATTATATATAAAAACATTATGGGAAATGACTTTGTCGGAGTTCATGGACACCAAGAAAAAAGAAAAGGTGTTGCTCCTGATTTAAGTGCAATCCTAAGTGGTAGAAATGTTGATTATGTATGCATGGGGCATTTACATTCTCAATGTAATTATATTGATAATACATCAGAAGTTTTTATAAATGGAAGTTTATGCGGTACAGATGCCTATGCTTATGGGAAGAGATTATTTTCTCCCCCTAGTCAAAAGTTATTAATAGTTAATGACGAAGGCGTTGAGTGCATCTATAATATTAAAGTCTAGTGGAGGATTATGATATGATAAATAAAGAAGAAGAATTAAGTAGAGATTTATATATTAGTGGAGAGATAACAAACGAAATGGCAACAGAAATAATCGCCCACTTGAGAAAAATAAACGATGAGGATATGGAAGTTTATAATAAGAATCAAACTTTAAATAAGAAAAATCAAATGCCTTATAAACCAATAAATATTACAATAAACTCTCCGGGGGGAAGTGTAATAGATGGTTGTGCAATAATGAACTCTTTAGAGACTTGTATTGCTCCTGTATATACTCATGGAATGGGTGAAGTATCAAGTATGGCAGTGCATATATATGCTTGTGGAGAAGTTAGAACAGCAGGGGATTTAGTTACATTTGGACTTCATGGAATAGGCGGACGTACTGGTGGCTATGCAAAAGAAATGTTGAGTTCATTAAATCATTGGAAGAAATTAGAGAAAAAGTTAAACGATAGACTTTTAGAAGATACAAAATTAACACAAGAAGATTTAGATGCTTGTGAAACTTGTTTAACGTTTTATGATTATGATGAAGCCTTAGAAAAAGGTTTGATAAATACAGACTTGTATGATGATGAATTAATTAAAGGAATAATAGATGAATTAAATATGTCTGATAAAAAAGAAGAAATAAAAGAAGATAAAAAAGAAACAGATACAAAGGTAAAAGAAGATTAATTCTTTTTACATAAAAATGCGTGTTCATATCATTTCATTTTGAATGGAATAAAGGTTAATAGAATCCATGTTTATTGGCGGAACATGGGTTCTCTTTAGTCTTTATTTAGACTAACATATATCTCCCTTGTTAGTGGTATGGTTGCTATTCCTCGTAACCATACCCATTAATAAGGAAATAAAATCATATATTGATAATCTATTATTATCAAACCATTTAATAACTACCCTTCGGGGTAGTTATTTTTTTATAACAAGAGAGGTGATAAAGTGAAAAAGGAAAAATCGCAAAAATTAGCTAAGAGAGTGTGCCCTTATTGCGGAGAAGAAAAATTTGTGTCTAGGGATTTCTATGGTTCAGAAAGCCTTATGTATTCTAATGAAAAAAGACACCTTATTTGTAAAAACTGTATGAATATTAGATATAATTTCTTTTTAGCTAAATGTGACGGAGATGAATTACTAGCTTTAAGAAGAACTTGTGATAACTTAGATATTGTATTCGATGAAGGAATAGTTAATAGAGTTGAAGGTCAAGACGGTTCTTTGTTTTTGAATTATATGAAAACAATAAATACTAATTCTATCCTTAGAAGTTTAAGTTCATTAGATAGTCCTATGTTTAATGAAATGCACTCAAAGCCTAATATAGAGGATTTAGTTGTTAATAATGATATAGTTATGAAATGGGGAGATGGATTTACTAAAAGAGAATATCAACAGTTAGAATATATTTATTCTGAATATATGGAAGAGTATAAACCTAAAGACTTATCAACTAAAAAGATACTTAAAGATTTAAGTATGACAGAGCTTCTTAGGGAAAGAGCTAGATTAAAAGGTGATGACAAGACATACGATATGTATACAAAACTGCTTTCTAAAAGTAGAGCAGATGCAAATATACAACCTAATCAAAATAAAGACGAAGATGATGAAAAATATATATTTGGTATGATGATGAAGATATATGAATTAAAGAAACCAGTAGTTAAGAGACTTAAAGAATATCAAGATGTTGATTGGATTGAAAGATATATAATGAGGTTTTTATTTAAACCATTAGCAGTAGCTTTAGGATTTGGTTCAGCTAATTACTCTTTAGAAGAAGGAGATGCGGGAATACAATTAGATGAAAAAATTGAGAGAGCTATACAAGCCGTTAAGGAGGAAGAAGAAGAGGAAAAGGCGAAGAGGAAGAATGGTGACAGCTAATGGAAGAAAGGAAATATATGGAAACCAAGTATGAGGATAGAGGTAATTTAACAGGAGATTCCAAAGAAGATTTACTTATAGGAATAGGTGAATATTGGGGTTGTTTTTATTTAGCTAATCCTCATAGATTTGCTATGGATTATTTGAAGTATAAATTACATATATTTCAACAGATATTACTGTATTTTATGATGAAAAGTGACCAGTTCGTATTTATTGCGAGTAGGGGTCTGGGCAAATCATTTCTTACGGCAGTATTCTGTACAGTTATATGTATATTAAAACCCGGAACAAAAGTTATAGTCTGTGCTAAACAAAAGAAACAAGCAGAGAAAGTACTGACCGAGAAGATACTTGGTATATTATATCCTCAATCATATGCTTTAAGGAAAGAAATAGATTATAGAGGAATTAAGTGCAACTCTAATCAGGTATTAATACCATTTAAAAATGGTTCTTCTATAGAAGTACTTGCCAGTTCAGAGAACTCAAGAGGTGCAAGATGTAATGTTTTAGTAATGGACGAGTTCCGTATGATAAATGAAACAATAGTTAGAAGTGTTTTATCTCCATTTGGTGCAGTTCCAAGACAAGCAGGATATTTAACTAATCCTAGATATTCTTTTTATCGTGAAGAAAACAAAGAGCTATATCTAAGTTCCGCATGGTATGACAAAATGTCGTAAAATACGACAAAATGAATGCCTAGTCATAAGTAAAATATGGGTGCTTATGACCGTAATCGAGCAATATCGGTGAAGGCTAAGTTAAGAGGTGATGATATGTACACTATAGAAAAAGTAAAAGAATACATAGAGTCTAATTCAAATTGTAAATTATTATCAAAAGAATACATTAATTGTAGTACAAAATTAAAAATTCAATGTGAATGTGGAGAAATATATTTTCAACCATTTTCTCATATAAAACAACAAAAGAAAATACAATGTCCAAAATGTAGTAAGAAGGCAAATGACAGAAAGATGTTTTCTTCAAAAGAAGATGTTTTAAAAAGAATTAAAGATATAATTAAAAACGATTATTCTTTAATTGAGTTTAATTATATAGGTATAAAAAATACAAAAATAAAATTAAAATGTAATAAATGTGATTTTATATTTGAAAGAAATTTAAAAGTCTTTTTAAGAAAAGGAGCAACTTGTCCTCATTGTGAATCTGCTAATAAAACTTGGACTAAGAAAGATGTTCAAAACTTAATAAATAAATATTCTAATGAATTTAATGTTATTGAATATAAGAATCAAAGAGAAATACTTGTAGAGCATAATGTGTGCGGTTATAGATTTAATAAATTTTTACATAATATAACCCAGAATAACGTAATAAAATGTCCTAAATGTGATTTAAATAAAAGTATGGGAGAAGAAAAAATAAAAACATGGTTGGATAATAATTCTATAAGGTATGAAAGGCAAAAAAGATTTAAAAACTGTAAAAATATTAAATCTCTTCCTTTTGATTTTTATTTGCCTGAAAGGGATATTTTAATTGAGTTCGATGGAATACAACATTATGAAGTTGTTGAACATTTTGGAGGGAAAGAAAAATTTAAAATAAGAAAAGAAAATGATAATATTAAAAATAAATTTTGTATTGATAATAATATTGATTTGATTAGAATAAAGTATTCAGATATAAATAATGTAGAAGAAATATTAACTAAACTTTTAATAAGTTAATACCGAGATAACTAATAAATTAAAAAGTATTAGTATCGTAGAGCGTAGAGGTTGAACCTGTTTGTAGGATAACTACCTACCACAGAATACAAGACCTCCAAGAGTGTTCGATACTCACTATATAAATTTAAGAGAGTAAAAATGTACGCCAATCTGGGTATGAAGCGACATACCGATGAAAATGAGGGAAACCTCCAGAGTGTGAGATAAAAAGCTCACAGATAATAACAAATGATTCAGACCATTGGAGTTACTCTAAGTGGAAAACAACAGTTAAAGATATGCTAACTAAATTTGATTCCTTTGCTTGTAATATTCCTTTTACCTGTTCTTTAGAACATGGATTAAATACTAAGAAGAAAATGGAAAGAGAAATGGATGCAGAAGGTATGAACTATGCATCTTTTTTAATGGAATACTGTGCAGTATTCTTTAATGAAGCTGATGATGCCTTCTTTAAATCTTCTATTATTAATCCTTGTAGAGATACACTTGATGTATTTTACCCTCCTACTTCTGAAGAATGGATATCAGAAAAGAAGAAGAAGAAATCCGAACAATCATGGTATATGCCTAGAGTTAACGGTGAGATAAGAATTATGGCTTGTGATATCGCCTTAGCTAAAGGTGTAGCAAATGATAACTCTAGTTTCTTATTAATGAGAATGATACCTGATAGGGGTAAGTTTAAACGCCATGTTGTATATATGGAAGCACACAATGGTATGGCGGCCAAACAACAGGCTATAAGAATAAAACAATTATTCTATGATTTCGGGGCAGATAAACTTATTATAGATACAACTGGTGTCGGAGAAGCAGTTTGGGAATTCGTCAGAGAAAGTAACTATGATGAAGAGAGGGGAGTCAGATATGATGGATTTACTTGCTTTAATGATGATAATAGAGTAGATGATTTATCTAAAAGAACTGGCTTACCTTTTGTTTATTCAATGCAGCCTAATAGTGAAGTTAACAGTAGAATAGCAGTAAGTGTAAGAAAATTATTAGCAGATAAAGATTTAATACTTCCTATGAATGATAGAGAAGCAAAAATATTAGTAACTGAAAAAGTGTCTAGTTTAGATTTAGATTTAGAAGAGGCGGCTTACAGAGAAGCTAGATTACTAGCTCCGTTTGTTCAGACAACTATTATGGTTAATGAAATGATAAGTTTGAACCACGAAAGTAAAGAAGGGAAAATAAAACTTTTTGAAAGAGGGGCAAATAGAAAAGATAGATATTCTTCATTAGGATATGCCGTATTCTTGAGTAATTTAATCGCACAAGAAGAAGGCTTTGGTGATGACGATGATGATATTTTATTTTTAGTTTAATATAAGGAGTTGATATATTTGAGTGAAGATGTAAAAAAAGAAAATATTGATTCTTATGATGCTTATGATTTCTCCGAAGATTTATTATACAGCTTGAAGACTTATAATTCCCAAATTTCAACAATAAGGGATAATAGTGTAAGAGTTAAAAATAATATAAGAAAAATGTTAAGTAATCAAACGAGTAATCAATATACAGAAACCGAACTCCAAAAAATAGGAGATATGCTTACTAAAAAGAATGGTCAGTTAAAGGAATTAATTACTTATAAATCTAATTTACTTACTTATGACCACTATATAATGCCATTAGATGCTAGTAAGTATAAAACAGAAGAAAGTATAAAAGAAGCTAGAAGAAAAGCTTCAAAACAAGTAGAAAAATATAACCTAAAATACAACTGTAAATGGATTGCACAGGATATTATAGAATATGGAGAAATCTATTTATCTTTGGTTAAAGGTAAAAATAATTATTTATTTTTTAAATTTCCTAGAGAGATGTGTATGATAACTCAAAAGACTGGTAATATGGTCTCTAAATTTGCTATAAATTTAGGATATTTAAATTCTACTAATTATTATACGTTCCCACAAGACATACAAAATTTATATTGGGATTATCAAGAAGGTAGATTGGATAAAAGAAGAATTATAAAAAATTCATGGTATCAAATGACAGAAGTTACTTATATGGCTTTTACATTAGATGAATGGCAAGAAAAAGGTACTCCGTATTATTCTTATTTATTTGATAGTTTAGCGTCACTAGAAGAATTATCAGATTTAGTTAATTTAAATGCCTATATAGATAGTTTTAGATTATTACATCAAAAACCTGAGCTTGACGATAGAGGTCAGTTAAAAATGGAGAGAAAGAAAATATTAAACTACCATAATTCATTAAAAAGCTTAGTCCCTTATGGTTATTGTACTTTAACTTCTCCTTTAGATTTAAAATTAATATCCAGTGATGGGAATAGTTCTAGTATACTTGATGCTAAAGAAAAGACAAAAACAACTATATATGATTCTAGTGGTGTAAATGACAACTTATTCAATGGTAATACAACAAATACAGAAGCAGTAAGTATAGGATTCACAATAGACACTTTAATGCCTTTAAGAATACAAAAGGAAATAGAAAATTGGGTTAATGACCATATGAGAAGCGTTAGAGCTACTTCGAATTGGTTCTTAGAGTTTATACCTACTAATGAATACAATCAAGGATTAGAAGCAGAGAGACAAAGAAATGCTTTAACTGTTTATTCTCCTAAATGGAAATATTTAGGTACTATAGGACTAACTCCTTTAAGAGCGTTAAGCACTATAGAATCGGAAGAATTAGAAGATATAGCATCTAAAATGTTACCATTATCAACTGCATATACTCAAGTTGGTAATGAAGTAGGTGGTAGACCTAGCAAAGCAGAAACAGGAGAATCTAATGCTAATAATAGTAGCACAAATCCAAATGAATAAAGGTGATGTAAATGAGTGATTTTAAATTAACTCCTTGTTCTTTAGGGGAGATAAAAGATGATATACCATATAAAATCCCTTCTAATATAAAGCTATTAGGAGCAGAATCATTTTGGGATAAAGGAATTTATGGTAAAGGAATAACTGTAGCAATATTAGATACAGGAGTAGATTCAGGTCATGTGTGTTTAAAAGACAGAATAATTGGTGGTAAAAACTTTACAAGCGAAGGTAAAGAAGATGATTTTACTGATTGGAATGGTCATGGGACTCATGTAGCAGGTATTATAGCAGGTAATAGAGCTGAAAAAGGAATTACCGGAGTTGCACCTGAATGTAATTTATTAATAGTAAAAGTTTTAGATAGAGTTGGTGACGGTGCATTTCCTAGTATAGTAAAAGGATTAGAATATGCTATTGAACAAAATGTAGATATTATAAACATGTCTTTAGGTGGTAAAACAAATGACGATTCTTTACACGATATTATCAAAAAGGCAGTAGACAAAGGTATATGTATTTGTTGTGCTAGTGGAAACGATGGGGACGGAAGGGCAGACACAGATGAGATTAATTTTCCCGGAAATTATCATGAAGTAATAGAAGTTGGAGCAGTAGATAGAGATAATAATATTGCAAAATTCAGTAATACAAATTCGGAAATAGATATTGTATCATATGGTGTCAATATAATGTCAACTTATAAGAATAATAGATATGCAACGACAAGTGGCACTTCTCAGGCTACTCCACACGTTTCAGGAGCGTTGGCATTGATTAAAGAAGATTTTGTTAAAACTTATAGTAGAAAACCAACTGAAGAGGAATTATGGGCAAGACTTATCAAATGTACTAATTTCCTCAATGATATAGATACGAAGGCACAAGGGAACGGTGTCTTATACTTAGGAAACGGATGTGAATAATATGGGAAAATATATAATTGCAGATACAAGAGATAAAGCAGAAAAGTTAAAACGAATAGGTTTTGATTGTATTGCAATACAAGAAATAGGTAAGGAAACACATTATGTGTTTGAAAATTCAGATAAATATTTACTTTTTTCAAATGATGAAAAAAGCGAATATATAATAAGTGATGAATTATATATGTGTTTTTAATTCTTATAGAAAGGAGGAAATCCTTTGATAATTAGAATACCATGTTCTATGACTTTAGAAGAAAATTTCTTAAACTTTTCAGAAAATAATGAATCAAATCCAAGTGTTAAAATGCAAATCTTACATGAAGGAGTTAATCCAAAAGGAACAAGTTTTTCAAAAGAAGCAATAGAAGAAGCTAAAGCATCAATTTATGATAAACCAATATTGGCATATGTTAAGTATGACGAAAATGGAGAACCTTTAGACTTTGGAGAACATGAAATGATACTTGTTCCAAAAGTTGTCAATGGTAAAAGAAGTTATGAGATTAAATATATAGAACAACCTATAGGAACTTTTTCTCAAAACTTTGACCTTTCTTACGAAAAAGGTGAAAACGGAAAAGAATATCTTACTGCTACAGGTACTATATGGAACAGATACTGTAAAGATGCTTATAATCTTCTTAAAGAAGGAGATAAATCTGTAAGTATGGAAATCAATATACTCGAAAGCGAAAAAGATAAATATAGTGGAGTTTTAAATATATCTAAATTTGAATTTTTAGGAGTTACTATATTAGGTGACGATTATGCTCCGGGAATAGATGGTGCTAATGCAACTCTTGAATTTACAAGAATAAAAACTGAAAAAGATTTAATTAATTTTTTGAACAATATAGAACAAAATGTGAAAGGAGACGAAAGTATGGATAACACTAACAAATATTCTCTTTCTAATAGAAGTATGGCATTACAAATAAGAGAACAATTAAGTAATAGACTAATAGAAAAACAATACTCTTGGGGAGAAACATATCAAACTAGAGAGTTTTACTATGTAGATACTATACCCGATGATTCTGTAGTAGTAGTTCAAGGAAATGATGGCTATAAATATTATGGTGTTCCTTATTCTGTAAAAGAAGATACTCTTACTTTAGATTTTGATAATAAAAAAGAATATATAAGTGAGTGGAGAGAGAAAAAAGTTGATGAATCTGCTAATTTTGCTTTAGATGAAGAAGATGCTAAAGAAATGGCAGAACTTACTTTTAATGCAGAAGTGGAAAAAGTTGGTCAAGAAGCCAAAACAGTTGTTGACACTTTTAAAAATAATTTAGAAGGTGTTAATAAAGAATTAGAAGAAACTAAAGAAGCATTAAAAAATGCTAATGAAACTGTATTCTCTTTAGGAGAAGAAGTTAAGGAATTAAAAGCTAAAGAGGCTCAAGCAGAACAAGAAAAATTTGTAGAAAAGGTTGAAGAAGTTCTAGCTAAATTCTCATTTGACGAAGAAGAAACTAAAGAAATGAAAGAACAATGTTTAAATGGAGAATTTGATGTAGAAGAATTAAACAATAAATTATTTGCATTATATGGTAAAAAAGCATTTGAAAATATGCAAAATAAACAACCTAAAGAACCAGAACAAGAGCCTAGTTTACAAATGCCAACTAAGGGAGATACTCATATTCCTTATGGTGGTATATTTGAAAATTTATAAAATTAAAAGGAGTGAATAAGTGTGATAAGAACAGTTATGAGAGCAATAATGAGAAAAGATAGACAACCATATCCAAATCCTATAAATGGTATATGTGAACAAGTATTAGAAAATGGTATGGTAGTCGGTGTTAAAGGTTTTGCTGAAAACGGAGAAAGAGAACTTTACAAAGTTGGTCAATTCGCAGAAGGAGATTTAGCTGCTATAGTTGATTGTTCTGTTTTAATGTATGATGCTCAAATGGATGAAAGAGACTTCCAATTATTAGCAGGTGAAAGAGGTAGATTTGAATATTTAGGACATGGCGATGTTTACACAATATCTAACGCTTTTTTACCAGAAGGATTAGTAGTAGGAGATAAATTAGCTCCTGATACTGCAAATTTAGGAAAATATGTTAAAGACGCTGCTAACGGTATGTTCTTAGTTAGAAGAGTAGGTATAGACTTTGAGGGACAACCTTCAACTATGATAGAAGTATGTTTACACGCATAAGAAAATAAATAAAAGAAAGGATGATTATAGTGGAAAAAAGAAGTCAAGTTGCTCAAATGGCAATAGATATATTAGACGGAAACCCTGATACATACGATTTAAATACTGCTGAAGACAAATTAAGAAAATTAGTATTAAACGAAATGGGTGGAACTTGGGATTATTATACTTTCCAAGATAACAAATACAAAGTATTCGCAATATTATCAGAAATATTAACTGAAAGTACTTCTCGTGTTTTAAGAGAGGTATTCGAACCATTCTGTGAATTCAGAGATTTTGAATTAGGAGATACTGTTGAATTTACAGTAGAAGACGATAGATTATTCGAAGTATCTGTAGTTGCAACAGATAATAACAACCTATTAAGACAAAAATTAATGAACAGAAAAGTTCCTATGACTGCTAGTGAATTAGGTGTAAAAATCTATGCTCCATTTACTGCTTGGTTAGCAGGAAGAATAGATTTAGCAAAATTAGTAGATAGAGTTCAAAAATCTACTCAACAAGATATGGTTAGAAGAATAGGTAATGCTTTTGTTAGTGCTTATGGTCAATGTCATGCTAATTTAGTTGAAAGTGGTACAGTAACTAGAGATGCTTTATCTTTATTATGTGCTAAAGTAGACGGTTTAGGATTAGGAGACCCAGTTATATACGGTACTAAAACTGCATTAGCTAAAATACCTGCGTTAGAAGGATTCGTTTTAGACGGAGAAGATTTAAGAAACAATGGTTACTTAAAAATGTTCGAAGGTATGAAATGTGTAGAATTAAAAAATACATTCAATAAAGAAACTGGTAAATTTGGTTTAGGTGACGATGAACATTTATACATAGTTCCAAGTGGAATGACTAAACCTATAATGGTTGGTTTTGAAGGGAAAGCATTTGTACTAGAAGATAAATCTGGCGCTAGAAATGACAGAGAAATCGAATATCTATTCACTAGAAGAGTACATATAGGTGTTGTAAAAGCAGTTAATTTCGGTAGATATGATATAGCTTAGTAAATATAAATAGGGAGATGATAGTAAATGGCAACTAAAAAAGTAGAGGAAAAGGTTAATTTAGGGAAAGAAACAGTTGAAGAAACAAAGAAAGCAAAAAAAAGAACAAGAGCAGAAATGATAAGAGAATTAAAAAGAGAAGCGTCTAAAATAGACATTGAAGTAATGAATTTAACCAATGGCTCATTTATTTATGAAAATGGTTATGATTCTATAAGAATGAATGAACCCGGAGAGACAGCCATAGTAGGATTAGATTTATTATTAAAAATGAAAAATTCTCCAACTATAAGAAGATTATTCTTATCAATAGTAGATATATATAGTGATGAATATGAATTAAAAGATGTACTTGACATATTAGATTTAACTAAAATATATAACGACAAAATTCTTACTTTGGATTACTTAGATGAGGTATTAGAAAATAGCACTGTTGATGAATTCGTGGGAATACTTGAAAACGAATCCCCTGAATTAGCTAAAAGGTTATGCCAAAGAGCAGTTTATTTAGCTCACTTAAATGAATTTGATTCTATGGGTAAGCGTTCTGCAATTGAAAGCAAATTTAATAATGCTTATATATTTAAATCAAATTAGAAGGTGTTAATATGAGTACTCCAATAGAGAAGATATTTGTTGTTTTTTTAAACCAAGTTGAAGATGACGGATTGGCTTTAGCACCTGAAGAAATACAAATGAAAACAATGACCAGATATCTTCGTGGAGCGACTATAAAATTCGACACTTGTGAAAAGGATTTAACTATCGTTTCCGAAGATGATGGAGTTTCAGGTTATATTAAAGCTGATCTAACTGAAAGAGAAATAGAAATTCTTGCTTTGGGTATGGTATGTAGATGGTTACAAAGAATTGTAAATAGTGAAGATAATTTAAGAAATATTATTACAGACCACGATTTTAAGAAAACTTCAAATGCCAATTTATTAAAAAATTTAATGACATTGAAGAGGCTTCACGAAGAGGATTTTCGAAAAATGAAAGTCGATTATACTTACGAAGGGCATTATGGTTTTGAGTAAGTTTTTAGATGAATACAAAACTTTTACTTTACGTGGTCAAAATAATAAAAGAGAAAAATTAAGAGCAACGGCTAAATCAACATTCGAGAAAATGCTATATAGGTCTCCCACAGTAATAGATATACAAGTAACAGATGTCGATGAAGTGCTTATAACAGAAAATACAAAAACTGTTATGGCAGTAGTTAATAATATAACAGATAATGACCAAACATCATTAGATGAAAAAGAAATATATTTCCCTGTTGACACTAATGTCGATATAGGGTGTTATTGTTTCTTTGATAATTGTTATTGGTTAATTATATTTAAAGAGCATCATGAAATGGGTGCTTATTTACACTTTGTAGCTAGAAGATGTAATCAAATTATTAATTATGCCTATAATGGTATAATATATCCTATCCCAGTTTCTATATTAAACCTAACAATGTATAGTGATGGCGTTAACCAAACTAGATATGTAGATATAGGAGATGCCAAAAGGCATATATTCATAGGCTCAAATCCAATTACAAGAACATTTGATACTGGGACAAGAGTAATGTTAACTAGAAAAACAGTATTTAGAATTACACATATAAACGATTTTGAATTTAATGGTAGATATAGTGGTGCTGACGGGTTGATAAAAGCCCTAACTCAACAAACAGTTCGCATTTTAGAAGACGATTGCGAAAATAAAATAGCCTACAATAGAGTAGGAGAAAAAAATGTTGAGGAAGATAACAACGTGATGGGATTAGATTACATTTATCTAGGCGAAGAAAACGAATACAATGTCGACACAGATAAAGAAGTAGAATTTATACTAGATACAGATTATTCAAATACAAGTATTATAAAACAAGAAAATAATAAATGTACTATTAAACAATCATCTAATATTGAATCAATAGGAGATAACATTATGCTTATTGCTAGGGATAAGAAAACAAAAGAAACAATAGATATGTTTGTTATTACTGTAAGAGGTGTTTAAGATGATAGAACAATTTCCAAATAAATATTTGATTAAACTCTCAAATGAAATAATGTTAGATGATAAAATAAATAAATTGATATATTATAACAACGAAAAAGAAAGAGACATATATAAGCTTGAGGATTTAGAAAATCCAATTAAAAAACTTAAAGAGAAAAAAGTATTTATAAATAAAAAGGCTCCGGAAGTAATGAAGGAATCAGATGTTTCTTTATTTGTTAATATATATAGAGACTTTCCTTATACGGGAGTATATAGACAAAGCAATAAAATACAACAATTTAAGTTTGAAGTTGGCGTGTTATGTCATAAAGATTGTAGGTTTACATTAAATGGTTTGAGAGATATTTTAATATATAAGGGAATAGAACAAATGCTTAGAGAAAATAAAAATTTAAAAGCTATTGGATTCCCAACATTAGAACAAACTTACCCAATGTATAATATTCCTAGCGACTATATAGGATATATGTCTGTATATAGACTTGAATATTTTGAAGGTATGTAATGTATTTTACTAAAGAATATGTTACAGGTATCCCTTTAGATTTAAAAAAATATACATTGGGAATCATAAAACAACCAATTGTAGATTATTTTATGTATGATTATGATTTCATAGATTTTATAAAACCATATTATATGGGGTTGTCCTTATCGTATGATGAAGTATGTGAAGAAAGTAAACTTTTCTTCACTATTTTTTTGGAAATGATGAATAAATCAAAGAAGATATTAAATGACTTTTATAGAGGATTAACTTTATTATACGATACATCTCTTGAGGATATGGGGTTTTTTCAAGACGAAGAAAAAAGGTATATTCTTAGAATAGACGAAAAAGGTAGTAGAAAAGAAAATAAAGATGGAATAGGAAATCCGATAGCATTTATTACTGATGAAAATTTCGTTACTCTTTGTAAAATAGTTTTAGAAATGAGTCATTTTGAAGAACCTCAAAAGCCAACAGAGCTAAAGGGAGACCCTGAACTTGTTAAAAGATTTAAGCAAAAACAAAGAGAATATTATCAAAAAAGGAAAGTTGATAATAGTATTCTTTTTGAAAATGTTGTCAGAGAAGTTATGTATTTTAGGAATATTAATTCTTATGAAGAAATGAGAAATAAAACTATATGGTGGCTAAGAGATTGTTATTCTGTTGAAGCTTTAAGAAGTTCTGAACAGAAACAATGGCAAATGGCAAGTGGTGGAAAATATAGCCCTAAAAAAATAAAATCTTGGCAAAAAATAACTAAATTAAAAAAATAGAAAGGATGAATGATTATGGGATATGCGATAAAAAGTGCTTGTGACTTAACTTTAACAAATTTAGCTAATGCTGAAGACACTACTACTATAGATTTCCTTAACAGTTTTAATATAACTACTGAATCAGAAAACTTTGAAGCTTATAAAAGAGGGGACTTATGTATAACTATAGCAGGTCAAAGAAAAGGAACATTACAAATGGATGCCCAAGTTATAGACGACTTCTTCTTAGCTCAAATGCTTGGTGGAGAAATAACTGGGACTAAAATACAAGTTAAAGGTACTATACCAAGTAAATACTATAAAATGGAAGGTACATTTGAAGTTGTTAATGAAGATGGTAGTACAGAAATTAAATCAATAAAATTCAGCAAAGCAAAAGCACAACCTAATGCTGACTTAACAATTTCAGCACAAGAAATATCAGACTTTAGTTTAACTTGGGACATATTAGTTGATGACCAAGACTTAATATTAGAAATAGACAAAAAAACTATGTAATAATTTATAGCGTCAGCAGATTAAGTTCTGTTGACGCATTTTTTTTTACCTATTTTAGAAGGGAGAATAAACAAAATGAAAGTAAGCGATTTTAAATTAGAAAAAATAAGAAAAGAATTTGTAGTAGAAATTAACGGGGAATTAGAAAAAGTAACAGTTTATAATATATTAAATGAGGAAAGAGAAGAAATAAGATTACAATTAGAGGATATTATAGAGGGGAAAACTGAACATACTTTAGATGCAGAAGATATAGAAGATATATACAATGTATTATTCCCTGTATGTACAAATATAGAAGTTGATGAAAATATTATAGGGGTGTTAAATAATCCTAATAAAGATATGATTTTAGTATTAAACGAAGTAAGAGAAATATTAGATGAAATATACCTAGAAGTATTATTGAACCAGTCTCAGCAATTAACCGAATTAGAAAAAGGATTAATATTGAAAAGAAATTTATTAAAGGGAGAGAAAATAGAACTTTTAACTAAAGATTGTGAAAAGTTAAAGAAAGAAATAGAGGAAATTAAAAAAGAAGGCGAACAAGATGGTATTTGATAATTTAGATCAGGTTGTCGCCCATATAGAAAGAATAGTTGCTGATGAATTAGATAGCGTAGGAGAAAAAATGGAAGAAATCATGAATGAAATCCTTATGCAAGAAACAGGATATGATGGAAGAGTTCCAAATATGTACGAAAGAAGTGGAGATTTTAAAAATATAGTTACTTCTGAACAAGTTAGCCATATGGAAATAGATGGGGTATTCCAAGATAATGGTGGATGGGTAGACAAGCATGGTTCACATTATTTCCCATTGAACCGTTGGGAAGAAGGAACTGTTTGGGCTCCGGGTTATACTGATAATAACCCTGTTTATTATCCAGCAACCAACGTAGTTGACAATTCAAAAACAGCAATAGATGCTAAAATTCCTATGGAGTTAAAAGAAAGACTTTTAGCTAGGGGTCTTAGAGTAGTATAAAAAAATTAAATTACCACTTCGTATAGGTGGTAATTCTTATGCGTATTAAAGGTGGTGAATTTAATTGGCTGATGATATAAGAATTAGAGTCTATCCAACCGTTGATAAGGGACAGTCAGCATCAGAGTTATCAAAAGTTATAGCAGATTTAGAAAAAAATGCTAAGAAAATAAAGGTTGGAATAGATGACAAAGAGTTGCTTACACAAATTGAAAAACTTAAAGAGCAAATAAACAGCTTGACTAAGGGTTCAAATACAAAAGGCAATTCTAAAATGTTTCAAGGCGAAGCAAAAAGTGCAAAAGAATTAGTCGCAGAATATAAAAAGTTAATATCTGAAAAAGATAAACTTGAAAAGAAAATGTCTAAGCAAACATATCAAGGACAGGCTTATAAAGCTTTATCTAAAGATTTAACAAAAGTTAATAAAGACATTGAATCAGTTGGTAGTAAAATTGATGCTTTAAATAAAAAGAATATTAAATCTGATATTACTTCTAGTTTAAATTCTTCATTTGAATCAACAATTAAAAAGGTAACGGAATTAGGAACTTCTATCGAAAATGCTTTAGGGAAACGTAAACTTGCAGGTAATCAAGTAGCTGATATTAAGACTTTACAAAATCAAGTTGAAAAGTTTAAACAAGAAGCGAATCTTGAGAATATACTGAAAGCAGATAAGCCATATGCCGAAATGTCTAAGTTAATCACTAAAGCAGATGAACTTTCTAGGTCTTTTAAGAAACTAGAGCTATCAGATAATCTTTCTAGGAGTATAAGAAAAGCAGAATCTGATACAAGTATTCTTCAAAATAAAATTAAATCTTTATACACAAAAGGGTATGGAGATAACAATGCTATTGATAAATTATTTACTAGAGCAAAAGAATTAAGCAATATTAATATAAGAGTCAATGGCAAGACAGCAGAGGCAGACTTAATTAATCTTAATAATAAAATAAAAGATTTAGATACTGATTACAATAAATTAGTAGCAGATATGCAAAGAAATAAAAAAATGGATGTTTTCAAAATAAATGTATCTGCATCAATGAAGCAATTAGAAGAATTAAGAACTAAATTTACAAGTTTAGGGAAAGACACATCTCAAATAGATTCTTTAAAAGCTAAATTAGAAGGATTAAATAAATTAACCTTTGCACAGGCACAAGAAGAATTTTCTAAAATAAAAACTCGAATAAGTGAAGTGTCAGGAGAAATACCAAAGGCTACTTCTGCTATGAATCAATTTAATAAGTTGATGAATGAAAGAGCTTCTTTAGAAAAACAAATGTCTAAGACTACAAATAATCAATCTTATGCAGTTTTAAATAAGCAGTTAGATGAAAATTTAGTTAAGATTAGGAATGTATCTAAAGAGTTAGATGTATTAAAGAATAAGAATTTTGAACCAAATATAACTAAAAGTTTGGCAGCAACATTTAATCAATTACAAGATTCTGCAACTAAGACATCTCAAACTATAGACAATATGTTCAAAAATAAGAATCTAACAGAAGGGCAAATCTCTCAATTAGAAGCTTTAAGAAAAGAAATGGATAGGATTAAAGGTACGAAATTAGATAATATTCTAAACGTATCTAATTCTCATGAGACAATGTCTACGCTTTTATCTGACTTACAAAATGTAAAGAATATAGCGAAAAGTATAGAGATAAATGGTAACTTTAATTCAAGACTTGAGACTGCATATAAAAAAGTAACAGATATTGGGTCAAAGATTACTGATTTAAAAAATAAAGGATTTACTGGTAGTCCTCAAATGGTAGCTGACATTGATAAGGTAGTAGCATCTTATGAAAAATTAAAAAATGTAAAAATAAATATTAATTCCGATACTGCGGTTTCAGAGTTAATGGAACTTAACCGTTCTATAGAAAAGACAGAATCAGAAATCCAAAGATTGAATAATGTTGCTAAAGCAAATAAGCAATCTTTTAAGATTGAAGCAGGTATAAGCGAATCTTTAAATAGATTGGGAGAATATAAACGTGTTATACAAACACTAGGAGAGAATACTGCCCCTGTTACTGCTTTAGAACAAAAATTATTAAATCTACTTAATTTACCTTATGACGAGGCATCTACAAGATTAAGTCAGGTAAATAAAGAAATCAATCAAATGATTCAAAATACAACTGGCATTAAATCTCAAACAGATGCTTTAAACGCCTTTAATAAGGCAATAACACAAAGAGATACTTTAATTAAACAGCTTGGAAAAACTCCTGTTGGGACAGAAACTTTTAAAGCTTTAGAATCAGAACTAGGTGTTGTTGAAGGTAAAATAAATACTATAGCTAAATTGCTCCCTAATATAAAAATTACTGGAACTTCAACAGAAGCGACTAAAGAATTTGCAAAATCTTTTGATAATGTACAAAAATCATTAACTAATGCAGAGACTAAATTAAATGAATTTGGTAGCAAAACCAATCTTACAAAAGGACAACTGCAAGAATTACAGAGTTTAATGACTCAATTAGGAAATCTTAAACTAACTAAATTTGGAGATATTTTAAGCAGTTCAGTTCCTTATAATGAAATGACTAAATTAATACAAAGTACAAGAGAATTAGAAAATGCTTTGTCTAATTTAGGCAAAAATGTTAATTTTACAGGAAAACTTGATAGTCAGTTTAATACTGCTATTAGTAAATTTAAGACTTTACAGTCTCAAATGGACTCCTTTAAAGTTACTAAGATGTTCGGAGATACAACTCAATTAGATAGATTAATCCAAAAAGCAGACAGATTATCTAAGACTAAAGTAGATTTAGATTCAGAAGCAGCAGAGGCAGATATTCAAGATTTAATAAGATTAGCAAACGAATTAGAAAATGAATTTAAACAAGTTAAAGAAGTTTCTAAAATTAATGAAGGCAATTTTAATTTAGAGACTGCTCTTAAAAATGCAAATGCAACATTAGACCAACTACAAAGAAAATATCAAGCTATGGGTAAAGATGTTACACCTATAACTAATTTAAGAAATCAATTAAATGGGATAAATGGTGTCTCTTTAAAAGAAGCAGATGCTCAAATTAGAAGTGTTACAAGTGAAGCAAGGCTTTTAGACAAGGCACTTAGACAAACTTCAAATTCTTCTAAACAAATGTCTTCAGCAGTAGCTACTTCTGCAAAGAAAACAAGCTCATTTGTTACTAATTTATATTCTACATTATCTACTTATTCATTAGGTAATATCTTAGGTATGCAAATAACTAAAGGTATCTATGCAATACAAGAAACTATTGTAGACTTAGATAGTGCTTTTAGAGATATGGAAAAAGTTGCTCCTGCTAGTTTTACAGGAACAAAAGAAGAGTTACAAGAAGTTAAGGAATTAGCGTTCCAAACAGGGCAAGATGTTGCTAGAAGTTCTGTTGATATTATTAATTCAACTGCGTCAGCCTTCCAATTAGGTATAGACAATGTTAAACAAGCGATGGAGTATGCAAAAGATGTAAATATGTATGCAAATGTCGCAGATGTTAATGAGGAAACAGCTGATAAATATTTGAAAACTATCGCATCAGCTTATGGTGGCGTAACAAAATCATTAGAACCTATGACTAAGAAGGTTAAGGGTGCTAGTGATTCTTATAATATGTTAACTGATTATATGGATCAGGCAAACAAAATTGCCTAATTGTCGAGAAATCGGCAATGGATTTACACAATTTGAATTGCAGGTAACTCCTAAAGCCTTGCACCACAATATCGGAGAAATCACGATATGAAGGTACGAAAGTAGAAACAACGCAAGGATAAGTATATGGTTAAATCCTAAGTACTTAGATATGGTTAAAGTAATTACTATATCACAATGGATGTTCATGCAGGTAAGGTTCTTCGATTTATTTTATGTTAACAACAATATTAAAATGGGTACAATGAAAGTGAGGTGATTGAAATGAAAAGATTAAGTTACGAATATATTAAAGAGCAAATAGAAAATGAAGGATATATTCTTTTAACAGACAAGGCTAATTATAAAAATACCAAAACAAAATTAAATATAATCTGCCCTGACGGAACTTCTTGGGAAACAACTTATAATAAATTTTACTTAGGAAGTAGAAAACCATGTGTTCCTTTAAGTTACGAATACGTTAAGGAATATATTGAAAAAGAAGGATACGATTTATTAAGTGAGAGCTATAAAAATAATCGTACAAAATTAATTTTAAAATGTAGAAAATGTGGAAATATTTTCAAAGTTCATTTTAATAATTTTAAAGATTGTCAATCAAGATGTCCTCAATGTTATAATAAATCAAAAGGAGAAGAAGAAGTTAAAAAATATTTAGATACAAACAAAATAATTTATATAAGACAATATAAATTTGATGATTGTAAATTTAAAAATAAACTTCCTTTTGATTTTTATTTGCCAAAGCAAAATATATGTATAGAATACAATGGTAGCCAACATTATGGGAAAAGTTTTAAAATGACGGATGAAGAATTTGAAGCTCAAAAGAAAAGAGATTTAATTAAAAAAGAATATTGTTGTAGAAATAAAATAAATTTAATTGTAATTCCTTATTGGGAATTTAAAAATATAAATGAAATTTTAAATGATAAAATAAATAAAGAATCAACCTCAACGACTATGCGTTTGGACGTTGAAATACGTCAATAGCAGTACGGCTCAAGCTAATGGAGTGGGTGAGAACCCCTTAAATGGAAGTGGATTGCCCCTAACACATAATGGTGAGGGTGAAGAAATAGTCTGGACTTCTAGTGAAAGCTAGAGAAGTTTATAAGAGAACTGTATAGGTGTTGCGAACCTATATGAACATTACGAAACTATGCAGGTAACAACTTTGCAGTTACTTCAGGTGACATAGGTGAAGCATTACAACGTTCAGCGTCACAATTAAAAGCAAATGGAAACAGTATGAGCGAAGCCATTGGTATGATTGTCGGTGCTCAGGAAACAGTACAAGATGCTTCTAAATTAGGTAATGCATTAAAAACTATAGCAGTTAACATAGGTGGGGTTACTTATAATGCTAAAGAAGGAGAAGTAACTCTTAATAAAACAGCGAAAGCATTAAAAGAAGTAGCAGGAATAGAAACCGCTGACTTAGCAAAAGGAACTACAAGACCTTTATTCGAAGTATTAAATGAATTACATGACAAATGGGATTCGCTTAATGATGTTGAACAAAAAACAGTTACAGAAGCAATAGGTAGTAAATATCATGCCAACGTATTACAAGCGATGCTAGATAATTGGGAGACAGTATTACAATACGTTCAAGAATATAATGAGGGATTTACTGTTGATTCTGCTAAACAAGAAAATGCTCGTTATATAGATTCTCTTGAAGGGAAAATAGTAGCATTAAAAGACCAATTTAGAGATTTTATAACAACTGTAATATCAAGTGACATGACTAAGGGGTTAGTTACTGGCTTTGCAGAAGTTATGGAAATGGTAAATAAGGTTACTAAATCATTAGATAGCATGGGTATGGCTCTACCTGCAACAATAGGTACTGTTGCAAGTTTATTTAGAACATTAAAAGCATCTGCTAAAGGAGAACAGTTAACTCTATTTGGTAGTAGTTTTTATAATGATATAAAGAAAGCACAAACTCAAACAAAAGTGGTAACAAACCAATTAAAAGATTCCTCTGGCACTGTAACAAGTACGATTTCTAAAAATTCAAATAAATTGGCCAGTAATATTCAAACAAGCAATATGAGAATTCAAAAATCATTGGGGAATTCTAATAAGCAATTTAAAGTATATAGAAAAGATGCGGCAGGAAATTTAAAACAAATAAGTAATACATATAGTAGTGCAACAGTAGTCGCAGAACAAACTCAAAAAGGCTTTGGTAAAACAGCAGGGTCAATGGTGTTAACAGGTGCTAAATCTATGGCTGCGTCCGTAGGTATATCATTATTAAACGGAGCTATGGTAACATTAGCCGCTACATTAATTGGTAGTGTTATAGGAGCAGTAGATGATTATATTCATAGAACAGAAGATATGTATCAAAACACTAAAGAGAATATAGACAAAACACAAAAAGAAATCGGAGACTTAAATACCAAAAAAAGCAACTTAAAAAATATAGCCGATGATTTTGAAGAATTGTCAAGCAAAATGAATCTTACTGGCGAGGAAGCCGAAAAATTATCTCAATATAAACAACAATTAGCAGAGATGTTTCCTGAGCTAGTAACTGGTTAGTGATATAGCCAAGGGGTTGGGAGACCAGCCTTGTACACATATTTAATTGCGAGAAATCCTTAATATTTAATATACTACAACATGACCGGAAACGGTGGGTGTGAATGTTGCGAAAGCAGAAAAAAATATTAAATTGATTATATGGTTAAATCCTAAGTAATCTTAATAATAGGTAATTACGCAGGTAAGGTTCTAACCTTATTATAAATAAATAATTGGGAGTTAATTAGAATTCCTTATTGGGATTTTGAAAACATAGAAAATATATTAATTAAAAAAATGAATTTATAATAAGTATGAACAAACTTCAAAGACTATCTGAAAGCCAATTACATTGGTGAGTAGCCTTGAAATAGGCAATAGGAGTACGGCTCAAGCGATTGGAGTGGGTGAGAATCCCTTAAATGGAAACGGTATGCTCCTCTATATGAGGATGAAGATATAGTCTCGACTTCTATGGAGACATAGAGAAGTTCATAAGAGAACTGTATAAGTGTAGCGAACTTATATGAAGATAACGTATGACGAAAACGGTGACCCTTTATTAGCTTTAAGTGGTAGTGCCGATGAATTAATTGAAAAATTAGATATAGCAATTAAAAAGAAACAAGAATTGCTTAGATTAGAAGAAAAAGATGCTGCCAATGAAGCAAGTAAAATGGTTGGTAAATACAGACAAGACCAAAAAGGGAATGTAGAAGATAATATAAAGAAAAACGCTCTTACAAATCCTTTCTTTGATTATTCTGTATTTAGTAATGGACTGGCTGACTATGAAAAAGGATGTAAAAGATACGAACAGATTGCACAACGTACAGCTGATAAAATTAATTCAATAAATAATAGTAATATCGAAAAAAGTTCAAAATATTATTCATTAGAACAAGACCAACAAAAAGATGCTATGAATGAAATGAACAGAAATGTTCGCCAATATAAAAACTATGCTAACCTTGGAGATACTCAAAAAGGTAAGTTAATAGAATTAATGGGCATATATGACTGGTCAAATGAATTAGTTGCAGAAAACATTAATAAAAGAAATGACTTTTTAGCAGGGTTTGATAAAGTAGCCGATTATGCAGTAGATAACTATGATAAAGTTGAAGAATGGAATAAAACACTTAATGCGGCTAATGATGCCTTCCAAGCAACAGGAAATATAGATGATTATAAAAAATCAATTTCCGGAGTGGCTGAAGAACTTGAAAAATTAACTGGAATAGATTCTAGTGAGTGGATTGAAAGTTTTGTTCCTCAATTACAAGGAAACCTACAACAAGATATGATAGAGCTAAACGGATTCTTAAAGGGATTTGGTAAGAATCTTATGGATGTTAATTTAGGAGACGATATGGCTCTTCAACTTCAAAAACAATTTGATGACTTAAAAGAGGTAACCGATGAAATAGCGGGTAGTGACATTCCTATTGAAACAAAAATAGACTTAGTTACTAAAATAGGTAAAAATGATGACCCATTTGTTGATTTACCACCTCAAATAAGAAATCTTATTCAAGGTATAACTGATGGCGGAGATAAGGTAACTACTACAGAATTAGAAGTAATAACAGCAATCTCTACGTCTTTTAAAAACACTGGTGGTATAGCAGATAATGAAAATCTTGAATTGATTAATAAGATGTTGAATGGGGAACTTACAGAGGCAGAATGTCAAGTAGGAATATCTCTTAAAGACGGAAATAAAATAAGCCCTGAGATAACTACAGCTATAAACAATGCTCAAAAAGACAAAGATAATCAAATAAAAGTAGACCTAAATAAAGATTATCTTAAAGAGCAACTTGAAAATATTAAATCTGAAATAAAGAAATATACTAAAGTAAGTGAAAACGAAAAAATATCAGACTTATTTACTAGCGGAACTATTGATACAAGTCAGTTAGAATATGTAAATAAATTACTTGAAAGTATGCCTTTTGGAGACAAGACTGTTGATTTAATTTGTGAATTAGGTGGAGCATTTAATAATGGGGAACTTACAAATTATAAAAGTATCATAGAATATTTGTTAGACCATCCTAACATAGCAAATAAAGTTGGAGTCACAGTTGTAGGAGAAAAAACAGTAGATACTGTTAAAAATGAATTAGATAAATTCATGGAAACAGATGAAGAAAAGAAAATAGCAGTTAAAGTAGAGAATGGATTAGCGAAGGGCGACATAGTACAAGTAAGAGAGGCTTTAAACGAATTAGACGAGGAAAAAAGAGTTAAGGTCGTAAGTGATATAGTTGATGCTTTAGACGGATTAGATGCTGTAGACGCTAGAACGATAAAAGAAAAACTTGTAAAATTCTTTATAGAAAAAGATGAAGTAGATGAAAAAACATCAGAAATAGAAGGTAAACCAGCAGAAAAATCAGTAGTATTTAAGAGCGAAAATTTCGCAGAAACATTAGGTCAAACTATTGAAATAGATGAAAAAGGTAATCCTGTTATAAAACCTATAAACTTCTCTACAAATGGATATACAGACACAGTAAATAAAACTGATACTGTTACTCAAAAATCCAAACCTGAAACTAAAAAGGTTACAATGGATGGTAAAAACGGATATACAGATACAGTAAACAAAGAAGATACTGTTACAAGAAAAGCTAAAAACGAGACTAAAAAAGTTACAATGGACGGTAAAAATGGGTTTACAGATACAGTAAATAAAGAAGATACCGTTACAAAAAAGGCTAAACCTGAAACTAAAAAAGTTACATTTATTGGTGCTATGTCAGACGGATTAAAGTCGATATTTAATAGAATAGATAAATTTATACAAGGCGCAAGTATCCCTGTAAGATTTGGTAGTGTTGAAGGATTTAAGAATATTTCTGATACGCCTGTTGAAATAAACGCTCCATCTCCTCCTGTAACAGCTCAATCTGATGTTAGCATGAGTTCCGTTGACGGAGCATCTCCAACACCAACAGAAGGCACTGATGGGGTCTCTGCTACAGCATTTAAAGATTTTGGGGCAGTAGGGTCTAGCAAATCTACTAAAACAAAAATAGACATTACTTCTAAAAATTTACTTTATGCTTTAAAGAACGGCATTAATATGTTCCAAGAATTAGAGAATAGAATTTCTCGTTGTACTAACCAACTAGCTTTATTAGATAAAAAAATGGAACGTGCAACTGGAACAGAAAAAATAAAGAACTTAAAGAAACAAAATGAATTATACGAACAACAAGTTGGTTTACAAAAAGAATACTATGATTCATTAATGGACGAAAAGAAAATATTAAGAGAGCAACTAAAGAAAAAAGGATTTACTTTTAATAATCAGGGAAATCTAATTAGCTATGAAGAAAAATTAGCCAAGATGCAAAAAGAATATGATAAATTAGAAAAAGCATATGATAAAGCTCAAAAATCAGAAAGTAATTATAAAGGTAAGAGCGACAAAAAGAAAAAATCATATAGCAAAGCTACGGAAAAAGCAAAAGACAAATTAGATAAATATAAAGAAAAATTAGACGAAACAAAAGACCTTACAGAAGAATATATTAAAGTCCAATATACAGATTTACCTAAAGCCGAACAAGAATGGCAAGATATGAAAAATTCTATTGAAGAAAATAAAGATGCGATTGAAAAACTTCTATTAGAGGATAGACTTTATAAATTTAAAAACGGTGTGACTGAATTGTCTAATGAATTTAAAGTGTTGGGTAATCAATTAGATTTATTAGATGCAAAATTAGAATATGCCACTGGTAAAGAAAAGGTTGGTTTATATGGACAAGAAATTAAACAAATCGAAAAACAAAGAGTCAATCTTCAAAAAACAATAGACCAATATAATGAAATGGTAGATGCTTATAAAGATAGTTTATCTTCATATGGATTTAAATTTGATGAAAGTAATAATGTGACAAACCAAAAAGAAATCTTAGACAAATATCAAAATACAGATGATTTAGAAAAAGTGACAGATTTACTTGAAGAATATATAAAACTTCAAACAGATGAATTACCTGATGCTATTGTTCAATGGGAAGAATTAGGAAATAAAATCAAAGATATTCAAAATGAAAAATTAGATATAGTAAAAGACATGGAAGAAGAGATAACAAAAGTATATGAAGATGAAATAGATAAAAGAAAAGATGCAATAGAAAAAGAAAAGGATACGAGAGTCAAGGCTTTAGAAGAACAGAAGAAGGCTTATCAAGATTATAGAAGTGAAGTTGATTATAAAGATGATTATAATGAACAATTAGATAAAGTTAATAAATTGAAAAATAAGATTTCTATACTTGAAAGAGATACTTCTTTAGCTTCGAGAAGTAAGTTGCAAGAAGCTTATGATGAATTAGCAGAAGAAGAAAAGGCGTTAAAAGACATCCAACAAGACAGATTAGATGAAAAAATTGAAGATATGTATGATAAGGAAATAGATAAAGCAGAAAAAGAATCAGAAGATAAAATAAAGGCACTTGAGAATTTATGGACACCTGAAAAAATAGCAGAAATGGTTACAAAGAATTTGTCTACTAATACTTTTACAGATTTAGATGGGAATGTTAAAAATCTACAAGATACACTTATAGAATTTGCAGAAACTTCAGGAGACGCATTAGGCATAATGGGAGATTCTATTAAAAATGATTTAATTAATAACTTACAGGTTGCAACAGATGTATTAAAACAATATTCGGATATATACAATTCTTTAGGCTTAAAACAATATGGAACAAATTATAAAGATATGTATGAAAATAGCAGTCCTCATAATACAAATCTTCAACTAGGAGGCATACATATTAATATTCAAGGAAATCCTGATGAAGTTACGATTGACAAATTAACAAAAGCAATAGAAGAAGAATTTAAATATATTTCAAACAAATTATAGGAGCTTTAATTAGCTCCTATTTTTTTTATTATAAGGAGTGATATAATGTTTATTTCAGATAAATTTATGTTTAACGGAGCGTCATGTGATGAATATAATGTTAGACTAGTATATTTTGAAAATAATATAGTTAACGATATGAAGATACCCTTCTCTATATCTGTTGATTCAGATAGTAAGGATAGTATTTATCCGGTGTATAAAGAAGAAACAAATACTCCTGATCAAGTTGTTTTAAACTTAGCCTATGTAGATAGAGAGGGAAATTTAGCAACTTTTTCAAGTGAGATATTTAAAAGAATAAAAACGTGGTTAATCACTGATTATTTTGCCCCTTTTATAACAGAAGACTACCCTGATTATATTATTTATTTAAAATGTGTAAGAATACAAGATAAACTAACTTTTGGAAATCAAGGTTTTTTAGAGGTCACATTCCAACCATATACTCATTACTTTTATAAACAATTCGAAACAGACGTTATTTTAAGGGGTAACAATACGTTAACTATAGAAAATATAAGTCGAGAAGTTTGTTATCCTATAATAATAGCCGAAACGACAGACGATACAAATAACACTATAAAAATCAATGATATGACTTTAAATTTACAATTAAATGAGTCTGTATCTGTAGATAATAAAATGCTTACAGTTTTAAATGCTAATGGTGAAAATAAATTATCTTATTGTAATAGAAAATGGATTAAATTATTACCCGGAAGTAATAATTTAAAATTATATGGTTATGGAAAAGTTAAAATAAAAGCAGAATTTCCAGTAATATTATAGGTGATGAATATGGGTATAATTTTAAAAGAAATGAAACAAGGATACACTGATTTACTACTGCACAAAACTAATAAAGAGATAATATGTGCTATGCCTATTGATTTTTTATCAAGTGTCTCAAGAGGAATTAGAGATATTGATTCAATAACAGTTATAGTTAATAAAATCTTAGATAATAATAAAGAATACCCTTTTTATGACGAATTTAAAATTGAAAGACTTATATCTTTAGATGGGGAATTCTTTATTATTAAAGAATGTACAGAGAATAAAGATGAAAAATCTAAGACAATTAAAGCATATGGATTCCAAAAAAAATTAGAGAAAAATAATATTGTTTTAACTAATATAGGAATAATGCTTAATAATTCAGACTACTCTGATGGAGATAATATAATTATTAATTTAAATGAATATATGTATCAAGAAACAGGGTGGAAATTTGGTCATATAGACGAAGAAGTTTTGTATTCAAATTACACAAAAGGTAGCACTTATTTGATGGATAAGGCAGGAAATTATATTTTAACAAAAAGTGCAGAATTAATAGAGATAAAACAGCATTTTGAACCACGCATGAGATGGTTAGAAGATATAGATACGGATTGGTTTACTTTTATATCTGAAAATGTATCAGAAGAGTTTGAATGCGTTCCTGTATTTGATAATGTAAAACAAGAGATTAATTTATATTACATAGATAATTTTGGAGACAACTTAGGGTTAATATTATCTTATGATAATTATATTAAAAGTTTAGAAGTTACTGATAATTCTTCTGATATAATCACAAGACTTACGTTAATAGGGAACGAAGAAAAATGTATAGTTAGCGATTATATCCCTACTGGGAAAAATTACATAGAAAATTATTCTTATTTTATTAAAAATAAAGAAATGAGTGATGAGCTAATTGCCGCATTACAAAAATATGATTCTATACTTTCTTCCACAAGCCTTCAATTAAAAGATTTAAGAATGGAAAGAAATGAAGTAGATAGTCAATTAACAGATTATAAAAATCAATGGTTTTTCTATATAGAATACAATAAACAATTAAAAGAAATAGAATCAAATTATAAAACTGCGGGTAATACAGAAAGAGCAATGGAAGTAGCCCTTCAATTAAACGAGGGCATGGATAAAGAAGCCGTTTATATGGCAAATACAATAAAATGTGAAAAAAGATTAGAAGAAATAAAAGAAGCAATAAAACAATTAGGACTTCAATGTAATAGAGAAAGTTGTGTAATAAATGGAGAAAGATTATTTAGTGATAAATTATTAGACGAATTAAAAAACTTTATATACCATGATACATATTCTAATGACGCATTTTATGATGCTCAAGAAATAATATCTTGTGGAGAAAGAGAACTTGAGATGAGATGTTGTCCTACAAGAGATATATCTATAGATATAGAAAGTTTTTTAGACAGACTTATAGATAATGAATTTAGACAACATTGGAACGGAGTTCTAGGGTTAGGAGATATAATTGCAATATATGACAAAGACAAAGAATTAGAAGAATGGTTTTATTTAGTTGGATATGATTATTCTTTGAAAGAAGGAACATTACAGATTAGATTATCTAATAAAAAATTAGAAAGTAATACTAAAAAAGTTATTTTAGATGTATTAAAGAGTGCAAAACAAAATAATAAACAAATGTTAAAAAATAGAAGATTATGGACTCTATTAAAAGAAAATAAAATTAACATTGACGAATAGGACGGTGAGTATATGGCTTGTTTATCTAATACTCCTTCCTTTACTTATGTAAGTGTTCAAAACATGGTAATAGGATATAGAAATATATATTATAATATTAAAAATATGTATAGTAGTGATAAATATTTTTATTGGGATAAAAATGAATCCCCTTTTGAACTTATAACATCTAACACTACGTTGGAAAGTAAAGAAGGATTATTTTTAATAGTAGTAAATAATAAGGGAACGTTTATACTCCCAAATCAAACAGAAATAACAATAAATTTTGATAATACTTCCGGAACTGATAGTAGTTCTAATTTACTCAATATGGTTGAAAAAATAAGTGATATAGAGAAAAAATATACCAATATTACTCAAACAGTAGACGGAATAACTAAAGTAGTAGGAATATTAAGAGATGATTTAAGTGGTAGTGCCGATATATATGCGAAAATACAACAAACAGCAAAACAAATAGAATTATTAGTTCAAGAAGTAAATAAAGGATATTCTGATACTAATATAGAAAATGATTTAAGACAAAAAATAATCTCATATACTATAAAAATGAATACTATGTTTTCAGATTTCATTACAACAATGAGAAATGTATTTGCCGATAGTTTTGTATCAGGGGAAGAAAATTATCAGTTGATTAATGAAATGAATAAATTAGATACAGAGATGAAAGAATATTTTAAGTATATAGATGAATTAATAGATGTTATGAGTCAAAAAAAAGAAACAGAAAATGCTAATTTATTAAAAAGCCAAAAAGAGGCATTAGAAGGTGCTTTTAATAATTTTCAAATGACACTTTGGGATTCTACAGAAGACCGAGCAGTAACTCCTAGTGAAACTTCTATCCTTATTGGATTTGCAACAACTTGTCAGGCTAGACTAGATGACTTAAAGAAAACTTGTGATGATTTCTTATTTATAGGTATCGGTGGTGCTATTTATGAAGAAATTGCAAAATTAAATGTAGAAAAAAATAGAATAATAATGTCTTTAAATGCAATAACAACTACAATGAAAAGTTCTTTGAGTTTAGAAAAATCAGAACTTCAAGCACAATATGATGATATATTGGCTCAATTAAATCTACTTGAAAATTGGATTAAAGAAGCTTCAGAAGACGGAACTATTACAGTTATAGAAAGAAATATTTTAAAGGAAAGAATGACTAATTTAGAAAATGAAAGTAATGATTTAGTAGAAAAATATGAAGAATATTTAGAAACTTTAAGTTTAGATGAAGATGAATTTTCTGAAATGAGGTCGCAATTCCTAGAGTATTCTAATAATTATAATTCTCTGATAGAAAATATTAATCAAGCAACTAAAGATAATTATTTTAATGAAGCAGAAAAGGCTCAAGTAATTACTGCCTTAGAAGAATATAGGGTTGCAGTAAATAAATTTTTTAAATATTTAGGGTCAAAATTAGCTAAATCAGAAAATAACAGATATTCTGAAGAAATAGAAAATGCCAAGGGTGAAGTGGCACTTCAGATACAAAACGTTTCAGATGCATTAGATAATTTAGATGTTAATATAGATGAAACTTTTAAAAATAATATAATAGATAAAGTAGAAAGAGCAGCTATCGAAACAAATTTAAGTTCATTGTCTTTCCAAAAAGAAGAGGTAGATAGCCAATATAATAGAATTATATTAAAAGCAAGTATGAGCGATACAACTTTAGCAGAAAGAAAAAATTTAGATGAAAAATATAACGCTTTCGTAAATGTTTATACTTCTATAGTAAATGAAGTTACTAGAATTTTAAATAAAAAAGATTTAGTGTCTGATGAAGATAAGGCTTCTATGGATTCTTTATACGATGCAGGGCGAGAAGCTATTAGTAATTATACAACTGCGGCAAATAGTGCTTTAATTTATATTTCTGAAAATGAAGCAAAGGCTATAAATACAACATTAGCTAAAGATATTGAAAATTTAAAAACCAGAATTGACAATATAGAAGTTGGATATGACGAGACATTTGCAAATAATGTAATAGATAAAGCAGAGAGAAAAGAAATTAAATCAAAAAGAAATATACTAGATGTTCAAAATGCAGATATAAAGGCACAATATAATACGCTTAGTTCTTCGACATATATTACTCCCGAAGATAAAACAAATTTAACTAATTCGTATAATACATATACAAGTAAATATGCAATTTTAAATAAAGCAATAGACGATGCATTAAATAAAACTACTTTACTTGATGACCCAGATGTAGAAAAAATAGATAATGCTATGAAAGATTTTAGCAATTCTTTATCTGATTTTATTGCGGTTGCAAATAAAGTTATAGAAAATATTGCAAATGAACAAACAAAAAAATACACTTCTGATTTCAATACTAGAATTACAAAATTAGAAGATACTTTAGATAACATAGATACTGTAATAGATGCGACTCTTTCAGACAATATAGTTAGTAAAGCAGAAAGAAAAACTTTAAAAGCAGCTTTAAAAGCTTTAGAAACATCAAAGCTCAATGTAGATAATCAATATAAAGAATTATATAAAAATAAAAAATTATCTGCATCTGTTAAATCAAAATATAAAAAAGCTTATAATAATTATATTACTTCTTATAACGCTTATGTGAAAAGTATAAACAACATTATAAATACGAGTGGAACAATAGATAATTCTTTAAAAGAAATATATGAAAAAGCTTATGAAACATATAAAACTAACTTAGATGCTTTTTCAAAACAACATCAACTAGCAGTAGATGATATTACTAATAATATATCTAGCGAAATGAAAGCTGATATGACTAAGGAAACGAGAGAAGTTATGGAGGCTTTAAAAACATTAGATAGTAGTATGGAAGATATATTTAATGATTCTAAGCTAACAGATGCCGAAAAGACAACAATAAGAAATTACTTAAATGCTTTTAAAACAAAAAAAGAAGCTATTGATACAAAATATAATAGCATTTTAAATGATTTAACAACTCAAGCTAGTAAAACTCGTTTAACTAATGCATATAATGATTATAACGCTACATATAACGCTTTATATAATGCCGTAGATGCATTATTGAAAAGAACAGATATGCTTTGCGATGATGACAGAAATATTTTAGATAGTTATATATCTGCACACGATAATGCTTTAGAAAAATATAGTTTAGTGTATAAAGATATGGTTGATGAAAGCACGAGAAACTTTGTAGAAAAAACAAAAGAAGAATTAGAAAATAGTTTAAACAGTATTAATAAAACAATATCTGAATTACAAACAAATTTAGATGGTGTTTTTAGAGATGGAATATTAACAGAAGCAGAAAAAAATTCTATTAAACAAGCTCTTCAAATTCTTCAAAATGAAAAAACAAAAATGTATGCAGACTATCTTTCTATTTATTCGAATAACGATTTAGTAGACAAAGATTCTAATGACTGTCCTAAGACAGACTTAAAAAACTCTTATGATGATTATGAATCTGCTCATACTAATTTAGTTAATATTATAAATGAATTACTTAATAAAGACGGAATAATAGATAGCAATGATAAACAAAAATTAGACGATGCGTTTGCTAATTATAGAAATAGATTACAAAGTCTTAAAATATATATTAACTTTGCGATAGATGCTATATCAGGTAAAAAAGTAGATGATGAACGTAGTGAGAGAATAGAGCAATATCAAAAAATAGAAGTTTTAGTTGGAGAAGTTAAAACTACTGTTGGTAAAACAACAAAAGATTTAGATACTTTAAAAACAATAACAGGAGAGTCTTTCCAAAGTATAAAACCAGAGGGAATAGTAAATGTTGTTAAAGAATCAACGGAGCAAGACGGAACTAAAACATTTGCAAGACAATCAGAAGTAACACAAACAGTAAATTCGTTAAAATATGAATTCTCTAGTATGAATAATAAAATAGAAAATAATATTACTGTAATCTCCGAAGAAGGGGTTACAGTTAGAATGTATGATGATTCTTCTTTTGATGAGAATGGAAAAGTTATAAGTGGTTCTACTCCTGTTGCTACTACAAATATAAACGGGCAAGGAATGTATATATATAAAAATGACGATGGTTCTCCTATAGCTTATTTTACTATGAATGGATGCTATGTGGCTAACTTAAAAACAGACGGCATGACTGGGTCAGACTTTGTAATGTCAACAGAAAACAAAGGTCTCCCTACAACTTGGTATGTTGCCCCTAATGAGACTGGTGATGGAACAGGAAGAGATTCTAGTAATAAAGCTAGTACAGTTAATAGGGTTATTAATGAAATTAAAGATAGATATGGAACATATTTTGATGACGAGGATATAACTGTAAATGTATCTTATGGAGAATATAATGAAGAAATTGTAATTGATGGATTTTTAGGAAGTGGAAGTTTAAATGTAGTATTTGATACTTCTGCTGTATTATATGGACAAATTAATGTAGAAAATAATACAGTTGATGTTTCTTTAGACGGACAAAAAACGAATTCTTCTACATCAGGTGCGACAATCTATTCTTATCAATCAAAATCACAAGATGCAATAGTGGTAAAAAATTCATATTGTGCAATAAATGGATTTAAAGCTAAAAACATATCTAGTAGTGGTACAACTTATTACGGGGCTTTTGCTAGATTTACAAATGGGGCAAGAGGTAGTGTAGGAAATTGCGATGTTATATATTATGAAACTCCCGTTGTAAGTAGTAATGCTTCGCAGGTAGGATTTTGGAATGTAAAAGGTAAGACAACATACAGAAGAACAGTTGAAGGTGGTGGGATTGTTGTATCAGGTGGGACTATACCTGAAACTACCAGTTCAAAAGATGATATTAATAGAGGTCTTATCCATCAATCTGGAACACTAACAGAAACTACTACTATGGGATGGTATAGCAGTAGTGGTAGTGGTGGTAGCGGAGGACAAGATGGGTCTTCATCAAATACTCAAACTATTACAAAAACATTTAGTTTAATTAATTTAAGAAGTGTTCCTGAAGGAAGTGGTAGTGCCACATCAGGATTTAGTGGAAAAATGGCTCAAGGTAAATATAGTTCTTATAAACTTCATAGGGGTAAAGCTGATTTACCTGCATCTGCTTTAAGCTTTATTAGGTCTGCATCTTCTATTACATCTGTATCAATAACTTGTCATAGATTAAATACAAGCCACGGATATGCCGGAGCAATCCCATATCCAAGATTAAGATTTAGAAATACAAGTACGGGGTCTTATTCAAGTTACTATACTAATAGTAGTATTAAATTTGCTAGAGGGGATACTAAAACAATTCCTATTAATGATAGTTCTATTAGAACATTCTTACTAAACGGAGGAGACGAATTACAATTCTATGTTGCAAGTGATGGAAACCCTACACAACAATATTCTCATTACGATAATGTAAAAATAAAAATAACTATTAAAAAATAAGGGAGAGGATTTTAATGGATAATAAACAAGTTAAACCAGAGTTTGTCTATGTTGTGGCTATGGAAAGAGTTTTGGAATTACAACAAAATATACTTCTAAAAGAAGCATTAATTAGACAACAAGAAAAAGAAATAGAAAAATTAACAACGTTATTAAATAAAGCGTTAAATGATTCGGAGGTGGAATAATGGCTTTTATTGAAGATTTAACGGAAAAAAGTATTCCGAGTGATTCTGATTATCTTATAGTTGAAGATAGTGAGAGTACTAAAAAAATACAATTTAGAAATTTGGCTAAAAAAACACCAATTGATATAAAAGTAAATGGAAACAATAAAATTTACCTTATTTCATCAGACGGTACACAAATCGGAGATGGAGCAGTTTTATCTATCTCCGATGAAAAAGCAAAACAAATAGAAATGGTTTTTGACGGAGTATGGGTAAAATGGAGATACCAAGGAGATACCTCTTGGAAAAATTTATTTTCAGTAGCAGAAATAGGTGGTTCAGGTGGTGGAAGTGGCGGTAGTTCAGGTTCAGGTGGTGGAAATACTGATGTTAATTTTACAATAGGCACTGTTACAACTCTACCAACAGGAAGTGACGCTACGGCAGTTATAGAAGAGCCAACAGATAATAACTTTATTTTAAGTTTAGGATTGCCTAGAGGTGAAGCAGTTACTGTAGATGGAGAAGGGGTAGATATTACAAATCAGATTAAAACAAATACCGATAAAACTTCTTCTAAAGTTTCTGTAATAGTTAGAACAAATAATAGATATGTGTATGGAACATTAAATTCGCTTACATTATTAACAAATACGGCAGAAACCTCTTTACCTAATTATAATGTTACGGTATCTTTTAGAACTCAAGATAATACTCCTATAAAATTTTCACAATCTAATAATCTTTATATGGTTGGAGACGATTGCCTTTTTGGAGCATTAATACCTAGAGTATCAACAGATTATAGGATAGAAATTACTTATGGTGGAACAAGACTACTAGGGAAAGTTTATGGTGCTAATTATGGATATGTAGCTAATTTATCTAACTTTTCTGGTGGGGCAAATATTTCAGCCGTAGCAAAAACATATTTTGATGCATCTTCTGATTTTTGTTATGGGTCAACTACAATATTATCTGGTAATGCTACTTCAAAATCAAGCGTAACAGATTCTAGTGGGAAATATTATATTGATTGTTCTACTCTTACTTCACTAGCTTATAGAGGAATAACTTATTCCGATTCAAAATATAGTGATTGGTCAAAAACTAACTCTGCAAGAACATCTAAATATTCTTACGCTATAGAATTACCTAGAACTTCAGCAGAGCAAGCTAGATATTGTATTGAAAAAGGATGGATTTTACCTAAAGAATATTGGGGAGAAAACTTCTCCAACTTACAAGCAGGAGATTTAATATTCTATTCTGAAAGACCTGTTAGTAAAGCTAGTACATGGGGAACAAGATTTATGAGAGCAGGGCATGTAGCTTTAGTATCAGGAGTAGAAGGAGGTACCGTTTATGTATATGAATCAACAAGTAGTTCTTCTGTTGACGGACTAAGAAAAATAAACATACTAGATAATACCCCTGAAAAAATAAGTATAATTGCTAGACCGCAGTTAACAGTAGGTTCTTCTGGAGGGCAAGACGGTTGGGATATTGAGGATGACCCTTCTGAAAATATGCTAGAAAATGGTGGAATATCTACTTCTACAGGAAACAATATAGCTTCTTCTATTTATGTTAGAAATAGAGGATATATTAATTTAGGAAATGTAAAAGGTGTAAAGTTATCTATCTCTAATAAAAATATGGTAATAGCTAATGTTTATTATTATAATTCAAACAATAGCCTAGTATCTTATCAAAATGTGGGTGATACTTCTTATAATGGAACGGTACCATCGGGGGCTACTAAGCTTAGATTTACTTTTAGAAAAACAGATAATAGTACTATAAATTATTATGAGGTAGATTATGATATTACTTACACCATGAATGAAAATGTAGATGTTAAACCAACTCCTTCTGTTATGGGTTTTAGAGATTTTCCAAGAGTAACAGGAAAAATAACTAACCAATATGAACTTGTAGCAAAATTAAATGAAATAGTTGAAGATTATGATACCTGTTATGTATATGGAGCTGTCGGACAACATTTGACTGCATCGTTAATATCAACATTGGCTGATAGATGGAGAAGTATGAATTTTTATACGCAATCCAAATTAAACCAATATGAAAAAATAATAGCAGATGCTAAAAAGAAAAATAAGTATATATGGGGATTTGACTGTGTAAACGTTATAAAAGCTGTTCTTTGGGGATGGAATGGTGACCAAAGCAAAAGTTACGGAGGGGCGACTTATGGAAGTAATGGAGTTTCCGATGTAAGTGCAGATGGTTGTATAAGCATATGTAAAAATGTAAAAAGTTATTGGGATAAAAATAATAATCCTATACCTTGGGACGATATACAATTAGGAGAAGCAGTTTGGACAAATGGACATATAGGAATTTATGTAGGAGAGGGATTGGTAATTGAATGTACTCCTAAATCCGGCACAGGATGGACTAATAATGTTCAGATATCAGGGTTAGGAAATTTACCTTTTAATAAAACTTATAGTAATAAAAAAAGAACATGGAAAAAACATGGTAAATTACCTTGGATTACTTATCTTGATAAATGTCCTTGGGAAACAACATCAGGGGATACTCAGGTTTCTGAATTTAAAAGTAAAACATATAATGCGAGTATATCTACATATTATCCTACTGCGACTGCAACAGATACAACTTCTAAATCAGGAGCAAAAAAAATTCTTACTGATTTAAATATGGGGAAAGGATTAACTTATGACAATTATAAAAATGCTATAAAATGGCAGTCTTTAGTTAATGAAATTGCTCCTAAATTTGGGGTAGACCCTGCTGTAGCAATAATGATAATTGCTGCAGAAAGTGGAGGAGACCCTAATCAAAAAACTGGTTCAAATGGTGGTTATGGGTTAATGCAATGTGAGAGAAGTGTATATATAAAAGGATTTAAAAACCCAAATACAGGTAAAACAAATTCCGGAGTACATACTATAAAGTATTTAGATGGAACAACTAAAAGGGTAACATTATCTATGACCACAATGGATGGGAACACAGAAAGTGGTAGAAGACTACAGGTAGAATTCGGTTGTCATGAACTTAGAGATAGAGCTAGAAATTATTATTGGAATATTATACACTCTTTAGTCGCTTATAATATGGGAGCAGGAGCTTTTAATCTTATATGTAGTAAATATATCTGTGAAAAATATGGATACAAATTAGTTCGTAGTGGTTCTTTATCTAAACAAAGTTCTCAGGTTCAAAAGAAAGTTAAAGAAATGCTTAAACAAGGAGACTTGGGATATTTAAAATATAGAAAATGGTATACAACAACAGGACATAATTATCTTAATGCTGGTCCGGGAACTGCTAATAATATAGAACTTTATTTGCAATATTATAAATCAGTTAATGGGCAATTACCATATTTCTATGATGATGATAATAAAAAGTTAAATTTTGAAGATGTAATATCTGTAACTACAAGTTCAACAACTTCTTCAACTACTACTTTAATCGATGCTATGGGAAATACTTGTATAGGATATCCTACTGAATTAATTTGTTCTGCTCCTGAAAGTATTCCTTTAGGTAGCAAAGTATTTGTACAAGGAACAGGGTCAGATTTAGATGGCAAAATGTTTACCGTAGTAGACAGATGTGACGAATTAAATGATTCGTTAAATATAAAATTATGTATGGAAAACAAAACTATTGCAGATACCTATGATGAAATGACAGGAAATGTTCTAGTTGGAGATATTGTAAATGATGGAAAGATAGTAGTTACAACAGCAGGAGTTAATATAAGAACTGGCACAAGTAGTTCTTATCAAAAAGTTGGTCATGCAATAAAAGATTGCCACTTTACATGGTTGAAAACATTTAAAAATGGGTGGCATAAAATAGATTTTAAAGGAAAAGAATGTTATATGTCAGGAATGTATTCAGAAGTTAAGGATGTGAGCTAAATGAAAAAATGGCTTAAAAAAGAATTTTTTATTTTTATAATATTTGGTATATCTTATTTTACATTAGAAATTCTTTATAGAGGATATTCGCATTGGACTATGATATTTTTAGGTGGAATAGTAAGCGTTCTTATAGGATTAATTAATGAAATAACTCCAAATATGAGAATGTGGAAACAAATGTTTTTAGGAACAATGCTCATTACTGTTCTTGAATTTATACTTGGATATATTTTAAATATAAAATTAGGATTAGGTATATGGGATTATTCTAATATCCCTTTTAATATTATGGGGCAAATATGCCTACCGTTTTCTTTCTTATGGTTTGTATTATCTTATTTTATAATTATGCTAGACGATATATTAAAGGAAACATTTTAAACATATCAAATATAATATAAATTAACAAGGTATTTTAAGAAAAAAAAGGAGATGGTCAAGATGGCAATATTTGTAGGCGTTGGAAGAACAGATGAGTGTTCTAACAATAAAAAAGAAGAAAAAAAATGGAAACTTTTATCGAAAATTAAATTAACAGCAAATAATCCAAGAATACTTATAAGACAAGATGCAGAAGGAAATGAATTTAGTTGTGAAAAAATAATAATTGTTGGTAAAATTGTTTCTAACATAACAAGTAAACCTATGTGTAAGATAAATGATACTATGGAATTTTCAGGAGTAAATTCGACTTATGTGAGTGGGACTAGATATATTTATGAGACATATGAAGACAAAGGTTTCTTTATAGAAAGAGACGCCAAATATCTTACTCAAGACATACTTGAAAGTTCAGTCTTATTTGATAATGGATTCTTTAGGGTAGTTAAAGGTCAAGCTAATGGTATAAAATCTATTGAATTATATGGGGATTCAACTTCTTTTGTATTCAAGGCAGGAACAGAGTTGGAAATTTATGGATTCTAATACATATACAATATCTTTGGAACTAGTGTTTTCATGTATAGCCATGATAATAGGAGTTGGGTCATTTTTAGCTTCTAGGAGTAAAGAAAGCGATAGAAACGGAAGAGAACGAGCAACTGTTGAAGTTAAATTAGATTATATAGCTCAATCATTAGACGATTTAAAAGCTCAAATAAATGAATCAAGAGAAGAAGATGAAAGAAATAAAAGCAAGATATCCGAAATGGAAAAGATAATGCTTAAACATTCAATGAGATTAAATACAATAGAAAATGAATTAAATATTGACCATAAAGAATTTAAAGAAGATGAATAATATAGCGAGGGACTTTCCCTCGTTATTTTTTTTATAAGGAGGTGATTTCGTATGGCAATATTTTATGACTATACGATAACCGTAGATGGGAATAAAGCAACTTTAAATAAAGATATTTATTTATATAAAGACAATAGAAATATAATTTATTATTTTTCTATTAAAAATGCTCCTTTTAAATTTGTGGATTTAACAGATATGATAGAAAGTACAGAAGCAACTTATGCAAATATAAAAATATTAAAACCTAATGGAGTTAAAAAAAATTTTTCAAAAATCCCTATTGAAAATGGAAAAGTAAAATTAAAAATAGATAGTGAATTTATAGATGAAATATCGGAAATAGGGGATTATACATTCCAAATAGATTTATTTGACAATGAAGACGGATTTATTACTATTCCTCCTGTGTATAATCAATTTCATGTTTAGAACCTTTATTTGATGATGACTTAACAACAGGGTAGGTGAGTTAGTTGGCGATTTTTTATAATTACACAATAACCGTAAATAAAGATAAGGCTAATATGGATAAGAATATTTATCTATATAGAAAAAATAAAAATATAGATTATTATTTTGAAATCAAAAATATAGATTTTAATTTTGAAGATGAAATTAATTATGTTATTAGTTATGATGCAGTTTTCGCTAGATTTAGAATATTAAAACCCAATGGAGTAAAATTTATTACTCCTAAAAGGAGAGTTGAAAATGGATATGCAAAATTTTCTATAACGGAAGATTTTATAGATGAAGCTACAGAAGTTGGAACATATACATTTCAAATAGATTTATTTGATGATAATAATGGGTTTATTACTATTCCTCCTATATACAATCAGTTTCATGTTTTAGAGCCTTTATTTGACGATGAAATAAAAGATAATACGAATCAAGTAAAGATTTCTTCTATTGATACATCTTATATAAAAAATTTTTCTACTTTAGATGAGGCTAAAGAAACTATGATTAAACAATCTAAATTAAATTTGGTAAATTATTTAGAAAACAATCCTTTATTCAGTAAGTGCAAATATAAAGATGGGAGATATTATACAATAACAAAAGAAAAACAAAATCAGCTAATTTCAACTTTAGCAAATTATATGTCGGATATATTGCCTCAATTAGTTATTGGAATATCTACAGCACAAATAAGTATAACTTCACCAGAGGAATTTATTTTAACATTAGATAATTTACCTCAAACAATAACATGGAATGATTGTGGCGGAGTATGTGAAATATATTCATATAAAGAATTATATCAATTAAAATGTGAAATATTTGCAACTGTAAAACCTTTAGTATCTATACAGCAAATTATGGAAGCTCAAATCAATAATAGTGAATCTATAGAAGATATACTTAAAATTAATATAGATTATTCTGCTGAAAATATAGAAAAATATTTGAATATAGTTAAAGTAAAATATACTATTGTAAAAGAAAATTAAACAAATAATTAAGCAAATTTAATCAAAAAAATATAAAGAATCGAAGATAACATTACGAAAAGATTGCGAGGTGGTTCAATGAATGAATTAATTGAATGTTATAATAATATATATGGTAAAAAGAGAATAAAAAAATATCATTAGAAACTATAGATAATACATATTCAACAATATTAAAATAGAGTGGTTTGTTGCCACTCTGTTTTTTTTTCAAGGAGGTGCTTATATGCTAGATAAAAGATATAAGTCTATTTATTTAGATTTAACTCAAAAGAAAACCAATAATTTAAATATGGTATTTTCTATAAGCGACAATCAAACTTCGGATTTTTATATAAATATTACGAAAAATGGATTTAAAATTGATTTATTAAATTACAAAACAGTCTTATATATAAAAAATCCACCTGAAAATACTGCATATATAAGACTTTGCTTTAATTTAACAGATTTATCTAATGTAGTAGTAACTAAAAAATATTCAGATGGTTCACCTTCACCAGAAACATTAACAGCAACCGTAACTCCTACGGATACAACAGATACTATTACATGGAGTGTAGCTCCTACTGGAATATGTACAGTAGATAATGGAGTTGTAACTCCTATTAAAAATGGTTCATGTGTTATAACTGCGACTTGTGGTAATCAAACAGCTACTTGTAATGTTACGGTTAGTGGAATAACTAGAAAATATATCATAACTAATAATTTAACTAATTGCACTAATTCAAATTCTGCTACTGTAATAGAGGAAAATGGTAGTTATACAGCAACTATATCACCAAATAGTGGGTGTACATTAAATAGTATAATAGTTACTATGGATGGCACAGATATATCTAGTACAGCAGTTTCAAATGGAGCAATAACAATTAATTCTGTTACTGGAAATATAATTATAACTGCCAACGCTACAAAAGAAATTATTGAAGAGGTTAAAGATGGATATTTATATGCAGATTTAAGTCCAGACTGGAGCTGGATGACTCATAGTGGAACATCAAATACAGTAGGAGATAATTCTTATAAAGGATTTGAATGTGGTGATTTCTTTAATAATTTATTCGCATTTTCTACAGACCCTACAAGTACGACATCTGTTATAAGTACTGCAATTGCAACTGCAAATGATATAAATAAAACAACTTGTGATAATGAATGTATATCAGGTGCAAGAGTAGCATCTAGTAATAGAAATTTCTTTGGGATAAAATTATTAAGTACAAAATGCACAGACCAACATACACTTAAATCATATATAAAAAATAATCCAATAAATGTAGGATTTAAATTAGCTGAAGAATATAAATCATTTGCTATTACATCAGATAAGATAAATAATCCTAAAATAGATACTACTACTGCTACTGGATTTACTTCAGTCAATTTCACAATGTCAATTCCTAGTGATTTAGTTTCACCTTCAACTTCAATGCAACATTTTTCTAGTTTTGGTATAATTTGTGGAACTAGTTCTTATATAACATCATTTAGTGGAAATTGTATACGCTTTGAACAAGATGGCACATTTACTATTAAAATAAGCCAAGATTTATTAACATCTCAAGATGAAGCTGGTTTAATAGCTTATGTAAATAAAAAACCTATAACAATTTATTATATATAATATGAAATAGGAAAATAATTGAAGCTCTCTCTAATATATTATGTTTTGTAGAGGGAGTTTTATGAATGCAAAAATAATAGGTAAGTTTAAGAAAAAGAAAAAAAGAAAATGTGTAAACTATTACAGACTAGATTAATTTCTAATATTTTTTAAAGGAGATGGTAATATGGAATTAAAATTTTGCCCTTTTTATGGAGAAAAATGGGAATGTTGTAAGATGTGCCTTAACATAAAAAGAGAAGAAGAAGAAAAAAGTGGAAAATGTATGGGGTCATTTTATCTGCGAGAAATTGATTGGAATGAAACGCATCCATTTAAATGTTCAGAAGTAAAAGATATGAAAGAATATGAAGTAAATGGTGAAATTAGACATAAAGTATTTTGTGGAGTAACTCAAAAATGGATTGAGAATTGGGAATCTTATATGGAAAAGCAAGGTTGCACTTGGGAATAATACTTTAGGTCGTAATTTAAAAATATTTTAATCAAAAAAAATAAGAGTAGGGCAATTCTACTCTTATTTTAATGCAAAGGAGATGTAAATATGGAAAGCAAAACAAAAAAAAAACGTAGTACTAGGAAATGGGTAATACCTTTAGTAATCACGTCTATATTTGCTTTTACAGGTATTGCGATATGGTTACAATACCGTACAGGTTCGGAAGTATCACCTACTCTAACTACTTGTTTCTATGGATTTTGTGGTGGGGAACTTTGGCTATTAGCATCTATCACAAAAACAAAAACAAAAAATGATAATGGAGAAAATATAAATACAGATGATTCAGAAGGAGAGGAATAAAAATGGATGTTCAAACTATTTTAATATCATTTATAATAGCTATAGCTATTATATATACATTATACAAATTTATTAGTTTAAGTAAAGAAAGACAAATAGAAAATATTAAACAATGGCTTATATTTGCCTGTCTTGAAGCTGAAAAAATGTTAGGTGGCAAAACAGGTCAAGTGAAATTAAGATATGTGTATGATTTATTTATTAGCAAATATAAATTTATAGCTTATCTTATCCCATTTGATACTTTTAGTAAATGGGTAGATGACTCATTAATAGACATGAGAAATATGATAAGTACTAATAAAGCTATTAGAAAGATAGTAGAGGAAGGCGATAAATAATGACAGTAAGTAAACCAAAAATGATAGAAAGTTTTATTACAAAAAATAAATATAGTAGACCCGGAACAAAACGTTCAAGAACTACTAAAATAGCATGGCACTATACTGGTGCACATGATGTATCTGCTAAAGCAACTATGAATTACTTTAAAAACTTAGCAATAACACATACAACTTATGCAAGTTCTCACTTTGTATGTGGACTTGAGGGAGAAATATATTATATAGTTCCTATGAGTGAAATAGCATACACAACTAATAGTGCAAACTATTATTCTATCGGTATAGAATGCGCAACTACTGGAACTGATGACCATTATTCAGATAAAGAATATGTGTCTATGGTTAAATTAGGAGCTTGGTTGGCTCAATATTACGGATTAGACCCTAGAAAAGACTTTATAAGACATTATGATGTAACTAGAAAGATATGCCCAAGATATTTTGTTAATCACAAAGATAAATGGAATCAATTTAAATTGGATTGCTACAATCTTAAAGAAGGTAAAATAAAAGTATCTGATATTGTGAATTGTACTAATGGGGAAAAGCATACTACTAAAATCCCTAGTACTACAACTAAAAAACAATATTTAAAAGTGCTTCAAGATGTTAATGTACATAGCACTCCTGACTTTAATTCTAGTTCTGTTTGTGGTAAAGCAGAAAAAGGAGAAGCTCTTACTATTGTTAAAAAGATAGAGAGAGCAGGAACAGATATGTATTTAGTGAAGGCAGGTTATTATATAACTGCTAGTAGTAAATATGTAGAAATATTTGAGAGATAGGTGATAAAATGAATGAATTAATTAAATACTTTAATAATAAGTATAGTAAAACTCATGGTAAGATAGCATATCCAAGAACTACTCTGCAAATATATCAAGTATATCAAATAATTAAAGATTCTAATATAGAAGATGAGAATTTAAATAAATTATTAAAGAAAGTTGCCTTACCTAATCCTAAAACAATAGAAGAAAAAGAAGCTTATGCAGAGTGTATATACGAAATTGTTAACACATCTGTTGATAAAAAATATATAGATGATTTTTTAAATACAAAACTAAATGCTATGTTCTCATTTAGTGATAACGGAGAATTAGTAGTAACTATCGGAGAAATTTCTAAAATATTTGTCCCTAAATCAGAAGTTACTCAAGCTTCTTATGACGAAAAATCTAAAAAAATTATTATAAAGAAAGGAGAATGATTTAAGTGTCGGATGCTAATATAATAGAAATAAATGGCATAGAAGTTAATCTTGAAGACGCTAAGGCTAGAAAAGATATAGAGAACTTATCTCTTACAATAGGAAAAGATGGACTTCTATATATTAAAAAACAAGATGGGACACTTATAGGAACTGGTGTTAGCGTTGGCAGCAGTGGCACTGATTTGTCTAAAATGACTATGCGTGTAAATGGTAATACATTAATATTATTAAATAATGGAACCCAAATAGCATCTGTAGATTTACCTAGCAGTATAAATTCTGATGAAGTATCCAACCTAATAGGAAAGGGAGTTTCAGAAACCACTTATAATGCTTTAGGTACAACTGATAAGACTATAATAGGTGGAATTAATGAAGTAAAAGATAATCAACTTATTTTAGTTACAGATGATACTTCTATGCAAGGAATATCTGACAGTAAACATGATACATTAGAAACAAATGATAAAAGTATTATAGGAGCTATAAATGAACTTAATACAAAATTAAGAGATATTCCGACTCTATTTAGTACAGAACAAACAGATGGATATTATAGAATAAAATATAACAATATTGTAATAGCACAAATACCATTAGGTAATGGTTCTGTTACACCTACACCTACAACAAGATACACTATAACTAACAATTTATCTCATGCTACTAATAGTAACTCTGCAACATCTATAGAAGAAAACGCATCTTATAATGCTACTATAACTGCTAATAGCAATTATAGAATAAAAAATGTAACAGTAACTATGTACGGTACAGATGTTACAGATTCTGTCTATTCTGGTGGTAGAATAACTATAGATAGAGTTATTGGAAACATAGTCATAACAGTTACTACTGAATTAATAAGTGGTGGTGACGAAGATGTATCGAATTTAGACGGAATATTAAAGGATAGATTATTAGTATGGCATGATGAATTTGATGATGCTACACTTGACACAACAAAATGGAGATATGCAACTCATAATAGTGGAGGTAGTGAACAACAAGCATATACAGTAGGTAGAACTGAAAATGTTAGACTAGAAAACAGCAATTTAATTTTAGAAGCAAGAAAAGACGGCTATGTTGATGGCTGGACATGGAGTAGTGGTAGAATAGATACAAGTGGATTAGCAGGATTTAAATATGGTAGATTAGAAGCAAAATTAAAATACGATGTTGTATCGGGTGCATTCCCAGCCTTTTGGACAATCGGTACTTGTGCCTATTATCCAACAGGTACAGATATTGTTGGTGTTAAAAAGAGTCTAGGTACTCAATGGGCGCAAAATGGTGAAATTGATATGTTTGAAGGTAGAGGAACCAATGCAGTGATATCTCAAGGCGGTTGGTATAACCAAGACGATGGAAAAGGTAACTTGAATATGGTATTTGGAACTAAAAATGTTGATGCATCACAATATCATGTATACGCTGTAGAATGGACAGAAACATCAATTACTTCATATATAGATGGTGTTCAAACTGGTTCAGGAGATATATCAAATATAATATCTTGGCAAAGACCTCAATACATAATTCTTAATATGGCGGTGGGCTCTACAGGTGGATATCCCGCAGATGACTGTACTTCAATGAAAATGGAAGTTGATTGGGTTAGAGTTTATGCACCAGTTGGAGTTACAGAAAAAACAGAGGTTCAATCTATTTCATTAAGTCAAAACAATGTATCTTTCAATGTCGGTGATGACCCTATTGATGTATATTATTCAGTTAACCCTTCTACAGCTTGGGATAACAATGTCAACTATGAGTCAAATAATGTCAATGTGGCAACTGTGTATGGTTCAAGAATAACTCCAGTAGGAGTTGGTACTTGTAAAATAACAGCTAGAGCTACAAATGGAGTTACAGCAACTATTAATGTAACTGTGGCACAAAATGCAAGTATAAATTCTTCAAGTATCGCATTAGATAAAAATACATTAGAACTATATAAAGGAACTAATAGTACACTTATTGCAACTGCTACACCTGGTAATCATACTGATTCAATCCTTTGGAAATCAAGTGATGATACTGTAGCTACTGTAGCTAATGGCGTTGTTAGTGGTAAAAATACTGGTAATTGTATTATAACTGCATATTCTAGTGTAAATTCTAGTGTAAAAGCTGAATGTTCTGTTAATGTTAAAGCAGCTACACAATTATCAGGACATCCAACATCAGGATTAACTCTTCAATTAGATAGAAATGGTATGTCTAGTACATCATGGACAAATGCAGTAGATAATACTGAACTACAATGGAAAGTTGCTAATAATAATTCAACTGATATAGCATCATATATGATATTTGATGGGGATAGTTTCTATTGGGCAGGAGCAAATTATAAAGACCACTTAACATTATCTGGATTTAGCGATTATTATGATTTTGGAGAATCACAGACTGTAATACTTGCAGGTGATTTTACAAACGCTGTAAATCCTATATTATCTAATAAACAAAAATTATCTCAAAATACAAGTACAGCTTACATACAAGGAAATGCAGTCGGATATGTTGATGCAAATGGTGCTAAATTAGGTGCAATAAATATAAACACTAACGAAGGAAGTTATAATATAGATGGTTGTATAGCATTGAGATATAACAAACAAAATTTAAGAGTAGATTGTGATAGTATGAAATTTACAGAAAATACAGTAACAAATAGAAATACAACATTAACATCAGCATTTAATCAAGGAAGTTATCCTGCATTATTGGGCAATGTGGGCACAGCAAAAATATATTGGAAAGTAGTCTTAGTATACAATAGAGTATTAACAGATGAAGAAGTACAAACAGCTATGAATGCTATCAAAACATTCTTAAATTCGTAATCTAAAAATGTTTTAATAAAATTTTAAACAACAAGAGCAGATTAATTTCTGCTCTTTTTAATATACAAAAAAAAAAGAAAGGAGAAAAATAAATGGAAAAGAAAATGAAAACTAGAAAAGGCAAGGATGGATTCGATTATCCATATACTTCTCCGAATTTAGTAATAGATGAAAATGGGGAATCTGCAACAAAAAAAATTGATGAAATTAATACACAATTAGGAGATATTGCAAAAGAAACTGTAATTGAAGATGGCAAATTATATTTAGTTAAAGCAGATGGCACTAAATTGGACAAAGGTACTAATATATCGTCAACAGGAAGTGTTGATTTAACTAATTATCAACAAAAAACAGATAATACTTTATCTACAACACAAAAAGAAATTCCTAAAGCTATAAATGAAGTAAATGACAAAGTTAATTCTATAGAAACTAATTTACAAAATGTTGTTATTTATAATCCAGATGATACTAATGAAGATTTTATAACTGCTGATAATATTGCTTTTTCTGATAGTAATTTTACAGCAACTAATGTTAAAGGTGCAATATCTGAACTTTTTCAATCTGCCAGTAATGGTAAACAGCTTATAGCAAATGCTATTACTGGCAAAGGTATTCCAACTAATAAAAACGATAATTTTCAAACTATGGCTACTAATATAGGGAATATACAAAGTGGTAGTGGTACAGGAATTACACCAGTTGGGACAAAAGAAATATCAGAAAATGGGACATACGATGTTACTAATTTTGCAAGTGTAGTAGTAAATGTACAATCTGGAAGTGGAAGCAATATTGAAAGTGGAACAATTACTCCTAGTGAAAATTTAGATACAATCACATTTAATACTTCTAAAAAGTGTTCAAATATTATTATATATAAGACAAGCTCAACTTTAACGTCATCTGGGGTTAGACAAATAGCATTATATGTTTGTATCAATAATAATATACAAAGATGTATAGCTACTAATGCAAGTGGTACAGTTTGGGCAGCAAATTATCTTTCAGATTCTAACCCTAATTCTAATGCTCCAAGAACTGTATTTAATGATAGTTCAATTATTGTGTATTCTAATGCTACTTTAGGTGGTAGTGGTTATTATGCAAAAGGTGAAGAATATACTTGGATTGCATGGTAAAAGGAAGGTGATACAATGTCTTTTTATATTAATGGTAATAGTGAAAAAGTTAGTTTAACAAAAATTTTAAATTATTGTTTAAAAAATAATATAAAATCTATTTATTATATAGATTCTGATGGTAATACAAAAAAACTTAAATTGCGTAATGGGCGTATTGTTAGCGATAGTAGTTTAAATATAAATAATGATAATTTAGTATGTGATTTTAGAGTTGTTGGCGACAAGGTTATCAATACTATTAATAATGAAAATTGTTTAGCAAATTGTTCCATAGAGAATAATTTATTCAAATTTTCTGAATTAAAAAAAACTTTAACTACCGTAGATTCATCAAATGGATATTCTGTAGAAGTTTGTTTTAAATCAAATTATGATGAAGGTGTATATCCTTTAACCGTACATGATATGAGAATGGGAATAAATGCAGAAGCAGCGCCATTAGCATTTAGAATGTATGGTAACAATATTGTAGGTGCAGATTTGAAATTAAAAAGATATGAATCTGCAAGTAATCCAGATTCTTCTTATATTGTAAAAAATGGAGATTTTATTTATTATGGTTATTCTATAGATTCAAATGGTAGAGTCATATCTTTAATGAATCAAATTGTTGCCGATAGCACAAAAACTTATTCAGGTTCTACTATAGATATAAATAGTGGTTATTCTACTCAGCCTTGGATTAAATATATTAGAATTTATAATAGAAAATTAACAAGTGATGATTTTTTAAATAATTATGACTATAATATTTTAAATGGTGATATCAAAAGTTATGAAAAAGAACCTTTCGTATATGTTTCTAACGGTCTTAAAGATTTTGGTTCAAAAGTGTGCTATGAAAAAAGTAATGATGATTCAGTATTTAATATATTACAATCGTCTAAAGATGTAGGAACTCATACTTTAAATGGTGTTAGTTATGATATAATTGAGTTCGATTCTAGTAATTTGAATATTACTAATTCTACAACTTATGAATCACTACATTTTGTCAATGTTCCTATAAAACCATTACAAGTTGGTGATACATATGCTTTACGTGTATTGCCTCATCCATTTATTGTATCAACAACAGATAAAAATAATTTCTTAGCTGAATATTCTTCTAATGATAGTAATATTTGTACTTGTGCACAAGGAGTATTATTTTGTAAGAAAGCTGGTTCAGTTACTATTACGGCAAAACTAAAAAATACCAATTTATCTACTGCTTGTGTTATAAATATAATTGAAAAAGAGAATGTTTCTAATAATATTTATAATATTCCTTCTAGTGCATTTTTAAAAACTAATACACCTACACAGAATCTACAATTGATTTTTGACCAAATAGATTATGCTATTTCTAATAATTATAATTATGTAAAATTTCCTAAAAATGAAAAAATTAAAATTGCACCAACTAAATATAGCAATCCTTCTGACCCATGCTATATAATACATGATAATTTAACTATTGATTTAAATGGTTGTTCTTTTTATATGCAAGAAGGAGAATATAGTTGGAATTTATCTGATAGTGGTGGTTCAAAAGGAGGATATCGTATATTCTCTTTCCAAGGGAAAAATAGTAAAGTTATAAATGGTAATTTTTATGGTGAAAGATATTATAATAAAACGCATTCTGAAAGTGAATATACTGGATATGCTCTTATATTTACATTTAGACCTGATTCAGAAAGATGCAATTTGGAAAACATTAATTTCTATTCTCCTACGGGAATGAATATTGGCATTGAATCTAATAGTTATACTTATAGAGATTATGGCGTTTTGGGTGGACGAATTACTTATGATAATATTGAATTTGGAAAATTAGATGATGAAGGTAATTTGGTTGATTCAAACTCCCATCTTAGAACTAAAGATTATGTTAAACTTGGTTACGATAAATCTATAAATCCTTATTACATAGTCGGTATGAAGGGAGTTAGACATTCAGCTTTATCTTCTTGTAGATATTATTGTATTTATTGGTATGATGAGAATTATAAATTACTTAAAGTTAATAAATTTCAACATTATTTTGAAGAATTTGAATTACCAGATGGTGCATATTATTATAAATTATATACATTGGGTGATACTTTACCTACTCAAAATTTTGGTGAAGATAGTTGTGTTTGTAGATGTTTTGCATCAAGAGAACCTAAATTTCATGTTATAAAAAATTGCAATTTTATTAATCCTCATGGTGGTGCTATAAATTTCACTGGTGGACAAAGATGTGTCGTTGATAGCTGTTATATTAATAGTACTGGAGCAAAACCTGGTATGAGATGGTCTGTTGATTTTGAAGATGGGTTTATGTCTATGAGAGGTAATATAATTTGTAATAGTATAATTAAAGGATTATGTGTTCATGTCTCAGGTAATTCTGCAACATATTTCAGTAATTACATTGATGAAATACATTTAAAAGATGAATGCGAATTAAATCTTATAATTAATAATGATATAAATAAATTGAATATTAACGATAAAGAAGTTTCTAATGTTTTTTATAATACATATAATAAATTAACCGATAATGAAAGCACATATGGCATTATTAATTATTTTAATAATAATGTGTAATTAAATTATGAAAAATTATAATATAGATAAGTTGTTCTATTTGTATTATTTATGGATTACCCTCTAGTCTTATGGCTAGGGGGTTATTTTTATTTATAGTCCATTTTAAGTGGAAAATTTTTAAAAAGTAGTTGTATTTTTGTAATATTTATCATATAATAATATCAGAAAGGACAAAAAGTCCACTTTAAATGATATGGAGGGTTAATATGAATAATGTAAGTATATGCAGTGCCGACATAGGCAATATCACAAGTATCTTTATGGGAGATAAAAGTAATGACATTTTAATTATTGAAAGTAGAATAGAAAAATATTCTACGATTAAAGAACTTGGAGATAATGAAATATTTGAAACAGATGAAAAATGGATAGTAAATCAAGGAGAATTTAAAAACGAACATTTAAAATTTAAAAAAGATAACTTCTTTAATTTACTTTATTATGGATTGGCTAAAGTAAGTAAAAATAATAGAATTAAACTTGTATTAGGAATTCCAGCAGGACAATATAATGAATACAGCCAAGAATTAAAAACATTAATAAAGCAAAATAATATGAAAAAGATAACTCTTGGATCAGGTAAAGATAAGGTCACTAGAACAATTTATATTGAAGATGTTATAATTCGTCCTGAAAGCTATGGAATTAAAAATTTAAAGTCCGTAAATAAGGCACAAGTAGAAGCAAAAACTCTTATTGTAGATATAGGTGGAGGAACAACAGATATAGCTATATTTAATGAGAAGAATAAATTTATAGACGGAGAATCTTTAGACATAGGGTTATTGGAGTTGTATCATAATGTAAAAAAATATATCTCTATGAAGTATTGTAAGATTAGTCTTGAAGATGCCAAAAAAGTATTTGACGGAGAAATTAAAATGATTAATATAAAAGACTATTCTTTTCTTAAAGAGTTTCAAGATGACTTTATGAATAAATTATTAAATGAATTTAAAGGGAGTTTCCCAAGTGCTATTTCATGTAATTTAATTCTTGCAGGAGGTGGGGGAGAAATAGGTATTGACTACTTTAAGAAAGAATATCCTCAAACTATCTTAGTAAATGATATTGGAGTAAATGCAAAAGCCTTTCGTTTAATGGGGTTAAAGAAATGGCAAAAATAAAAGAGATTAGAATTAAATTTTACGAAAATGAAATAGCACTATATGATTATGTAATCTCTAAAAGAAGTGCATCGGGATTTCTTAAAGATTTAGCAGAAGTAGAAAGGAAACGAGAACAAAATTATGTAAACAATAATATAGATATAAATATGTTATTAGAAAAGATAGTAGGATTAAATACTTCTAATGGCATACAAAAATCTTCTCAAATAGAAAATGAAGTAGAAGATAATTTAGACGATTTTATAGATGATTTTGATGATGAGTTTGATGATTGACAAATTGTTTATAATATTATATAATATAAATATAGTTCGATATTTTTATATATATGACCACCGTAACCCTAATTATAAGCTCAACTTAATAGTCTTATTACGGTGGTTATTTTATTAAAGGAGGAAATACAAATGGAGGAAAGAAATCCTTATGAACTCCCTATTGTTCCTCGACAACATCAGATTAAAGTAGAGGAAGCTAGAAAATTAAGACTTATTGATTTGTTTATTGACGAAGGGAATCATGAGAAGCAACTAAGTAGAGCAGACCTTATACTTATTTATTCCCTATATGAAGATGGATTAAAGGAATTTTTAGATGATTATTTGGACTATGTAGAAAGAGAAGTAGATACAAAGGGGTATAAGGTTGTTAATAAACCTCACTTCTATCTCAAATCAACAGTAGGATAATCACTCTTAATAGGGTGATTATTTTTTTTATATATTTTTAATAAAAAGTGTAATATTTTCTATACTTTTTCATATAATGAAGTAAAAGGAGGGAAAAGTAATGAAAGGGAATAAAACAGTTATACCTATAAGTTTTAAAAATAATATGGAGGATAAATTATTATTCTCTTGGCTAGAAGATAAATTCGAAGAATATGGTAATAAAAGTAATTATATAAAATATATTTTAAGAAAACAAATGTTATCTGAATCAAATCAATTTACTCAAAAGGTCAAATAGCATTGCAAGTCCAAACCAAAATAAAGCTTCACTCATTTTTTGTCACCTCGGTTATTCATAATTATATTGTTAGTGTTAACTAAAAGGGGGATATTATACATGAAATCTTATACTTTTAAGGAATATAAACAAATGACAGAGAATAAATATACGACTATAGAAAAATGCTTAAATATCTTAAAGAAAAATAAAAAAGAATATAAAAAAATGGTTATACTAATAGCGATATTAATGCATAAAGGATTATTTTGTTATGCAGCTACTACGGAAGCAGAAATATCTAATGTAGCAACACAAATTTTAAATCTACTAATGATATTCGCACGATATGGATGTATGTGTATGGGTATAAAAAGTATTATAGAAAATGCATTACAAGGAGCAAACTTCCGTCAAGCTACTAACTCAGGTGTTCAATATTTTTTAATCTATATACTTTTAACATTCTACCCAAAATTATTCACAATGATTAAATTATAGGAGGGTTATTATGGAAGAGAAAATAGATAAATTAATAGGTGTCATAGATAAATTGACAGATATAGGAGACAATCTTTTGCATCCAATAGAGTTTTTACAAGAGACTGGTTATAAGTTATTAGTGGCTATACAAGATTATTCGTTTAATATATGTCTAGTCGCAGGATTTATTGCTCTTATATTATATGTGTTCGGTTATGACAAAGGGAAACGTTGGGCGTTTGTTATACCTTGTATATATTTAATTTTAAACATTATAGTAGGAGTCCTTACAGGTGCTTAAAAGTATTCCTATCTCAAAATACTTTGAGATTAAAAATCAAGAATATATATATTTAAAATTAATCCCAACAAAATCCATTAGAAACAATCGAACATTTTCAATTCTATATCTTGTGAATAAAATGTTTGTAAACTTAAATAAACTTATACAAATCGAAAATAAAAAAATTATTCTAAAAACACAATTCAAAGCAAGTTATTATATACACATCACAAATGATAAAATTAATTTTTATTTTATTGTACCCAAATTATTCTATTCTAAATTCAAAGTTAAATTCAAAGAAATATGGAAGTCTGTAGAGATAAAAGAAGTTGATAATATTCCTTTGATAGAAGGCGGATCTAAATATCAACTTGTCTATAAAAATAGAGACTTTTTATCTAGTGATACAGATATGAGAAATAATGATTTATTAAATGCAAATATGAATGTAATTGAATTACTTCAAGATGAAGAAGAGGCAGGGATATTTTATAACTTCATTCCTGTATCAGAAAAGCAATCAAATTATTTTAGAGCATCTTGTCAAAAGTTTATAAAAGAATACAGAAACACTTCTGTCAAATATACTTCAAATAAAATGATAAATATTGTTATTAAGATATTAGATTTTACTGTGGATTTTTTTAATTCAACTTTAGACTTAATGTTTGGAGTTAAACAAAATAAATCAGAAAAAGTTGTTAATTTTGATTCTTTAAGTAACAATACTTTAAAAAAGGGAATGAGTGATTTATGCAAAACTCAAATCCTAATTTCTACAAAAGGAGAAAATAAGAGAAGAGATAAGATTATAGCAGATGCTATTGTTGGTTCTTATGGAGAGATAAAAGATGATAATGAATTTATATGCAGGAGAGTAAAAAAAGAAATGGATATTTTAAAACCTGTGTTAAGTAATGTTAGTCAATTAAATACATCTATACTTGAATGTAGTAATTTTATTGCACTTCCGGGAGAAGAGTTAATTCAACAATTCCCTAATATAGAACATAATAGTGTATATAATAAAAAATTCCCTAGATGTTTGGCTAATGGTGATATACTTATAGGAACATCTTTAAAAAATGAACCCATCTATTATTCTACAGATAAAGAATTAAGCCGTCTAGGAAGGATTCTAATGGGTGGTATGGGTTGTGGTAAAACTTACTACATGACAAATCTTGCTAAATCTATAATAGCTAAAGGAGATGGATTAGTAGTATTAGATATTATTAGAGATTGTAGTCTGTCAGAAACCATAAAAAAGGTAATTCCTAAAGATAGACTTATAGAAATTGATTGCAGTAATTATAATCAACTACAAGGATTCTGCTTTAATGAATTAACTTGTGATGACAGTGAGGATAAATATAAGAAATTAGCCAAATGTATGGAAAAAGCCACACAATTACACATTTTATTAAACACTATTAATGCAGATACTAAATTAACTCCTAGAATGCTTAGATATTTTTATTCTGCTTGTACAGTAGCCTTTTATAAAAATTTTAATGCCAGTTTTAAAGATATAATAGGTATACTTATGTATCCTAATGCAAGAAGAAAAGCCTTAGAATGGCTTACAGAAGGTCAAAAAAAATTACTTGAAGATGAAATAAACGATTTAAGTGAGTTAGATAAAGAAAATAAAGATGGGGAAGTGGAAAATTACGATAGCAAGATAGATGGTATAATAGATAGAGTGAGCTTATTAAAAACTAATTTATATACTAAACTAGCCTTCAATAAGTCAGCAGAAGAGAATATAAATTTTGTAAAAGCATTAGATGAAAATAAAGTTATATTAATAAAGGCTAGAGAAGAGGATTTTACCAACAGAAATATAAGAGACTTAATTGCTACATTTTATTTAAGTAAAGTTTGGTTGTCAAAACAAATCAGTTCAAATACTAGAACAGAAATATTCTTTGATGAAATCAATCTATTTCCAACAGCACAGACAATTCTTCAAGATATATTAACTGAATGTAGAAAGTATTCTTTTATACCTACGATATCTTTACACTTCTTAAATCAATGTAATAAAAAATGCAAAGACGCAATTTTGAGCAGCGGTTGCAGTTTTATCCTCCTTGCAGGAGCTGATGTAAAGTGTTTTGAAGAACTAAGGGGATTATTCTATAAAGAAGGGTATACAGAGACGGATATGCTTAATTTGAAGCGATTTCATGCATTGTGTTTAATCAGAAATGAAGAGAAAGGATATTCGGCATTTATTGTAAAGTTGCCAAAATAACTATTGACAAAATATGTAACTTATTGTATCATATAATTGTAATTGATATTTATATGTGCCTATATGGATAATTCGTATAGGTTGATTAACCCAAAATAAGAGTTGAAATATCTCCAACTCTTATTTTTTTTATACATTTTTATATAATTTTATTTATTTTTATATACTTTTTAAAAAGGGGCGTATTTCACCTAAATTGCTATAACCGATATGAACATTCCGCATATATTTCAGTTAGCTATTTTATAGCTATTACATATATGCTACATATATCATAGCATATGCAAATTGGTATCAAAAATATTCCAATTTAACAAAGTTTTAATAATTTTAATAATGTTGTTAACTATTTTTGCTTTTCATATTCTAGTATTTTATTGAGTATATCTACCTGTATTTCTTGAGAAACATCTAATCTTGTTTTTAATTTAAATATCTCTTTATTCAAACATTTTCTTAATTCATCAGATATACTATAATCTAAAACATTTTCCATCGCTTTTATTTTATTTTTAATCAGTACTTGTTTTCGCTCGAATAAATCATTCATTTCATTATATAAATTCATATTATTCACTCTTTTCTAAATTTATTAATCATTATCAGAAATATTATTTCTTATCATTTCAATCATGTACTTCTCAGGAACGGTATTAACTTCTATAAGACTCTGACAAGCATGCATACCAGTAAGAAAGAAGATTGTGATTATAATACTTCCAACTAAAGAAGAAATTACAACAATAAAATCCCAATCAAACATATCTTCTCTTGCTGCTTTTATTATTTTAACTAAAGCAAATACAGTTACTCCAATAATTAAAATAGACACAACTAACCATAAAATATTTGTGTATATTACATATTTTATCATTCTAGCCATTAAATCTTGTAAATAAGGTATTACATTATTTGATGACCAGTCTATCGCTATACCGAACTTATCACATAAGTGGTCTAACACTTTAATTATTTCATTACTCATATTATTCACCTATCCATTATACTGCTATTCCAGTATTTCTTTTATTTTTAATAATTCATTATATAAATCTTGATTTAATTTCATTCTAAATTCCTCTGCATCAGATACAAGAAAGCCAGTAGAAGTAATCAAATGTTCTTCTGCTTTAATTGAACGTAACTCACTAACTACTAGCTCAATCAATATAAGAAGCTGTTCTTTATTCATATTATTCTCCTATCTAGTTCCAGTACTAATCATCTATTTCAACTTTATATTCATACATGGCATTATATAGTTTATCTGGTATATTTTTTTTATAATAATCTGCTACTTCTTTTATATAATTTTCTTTATATTGTTTGTAAACTTCAAATGCTTCTTGTGGTGTATCATATAATCCTAAATGTTTCCTTTTGTTTTTATTTTCTTTTAAATCATAGATACTATATTTTGCTTGAAAATTTTTAGCTTGTTTATGATAATAAACGCCTATAGGCAATGTGCCTCGATTATTATCACATTTAACAAATAATGTATTTATTCTTTGTGGTACAAATATACAGGTTTTATCTGAATATATCTTATTACCCTTATTCAGTATATCTTTATCTAAGCACATTCTTTCTCCTTCTATTTGATAAAAATTCTCATAATACCATTTTGCAAAGTTTTGAAAATTTAACCAATTATTATCTACGGCACAGTTTTTATATGTTGGTTCTTTTTTATGATATTTTTCACTATAACACCTTTCTAGCATATGACTCCATGTTTTATAACATTTAGTATCTTTCCCATTTTTACTCGCTTTATATTTACCTTCACCTAAATATCCCATTCCATAATATCTTCTCTCATATGGACATTTTATATTACCTTTTTTGAAAGTTATATATGTTGCATTTTTAAAAGTCCAATTATATTCTGGAAAATATACATCTATATCTTGATATTTTCTATATTCAACTATTACCATTTGGCTACCGAAGTTATTTAATATTGTCTCCCCAGTTCTATCTATAAAAGCTCCCATAATATTGCCACCTCATTACTAATTGTCATGCTTATTTGAGCTACCGAATCCACCAAGTCTTTCATCATTTACACAAACATCATTATCTATAGTTAAATATTTTTCAAAAATACATTGACAAAATCTTTCATTCTTTTCTAATACAACCTCTTTATCAGAAGTATTATAAAGTTTGATTCCTATATTTCTAGGGTAATAAGAACTATCTATTATACCTGTTCCATTTGCTAATACTAATCCCTTTTTTATTCCTATGCTAGAACGAACAAATATTTTCAATACTTCATCTTTCTGCATATAAGCACATATATCTGTAAATATTAAATTAGAATGAGAATGTGGAGGAATAATTATTTTGCATGGTGTTCTTAAATCATAACCTGCACTACCTTCATCATTTCTTTGAGGTAATTTAATTTCTTCCTCTAAATGCTCTCTTAATTCATTACTTACTATTTCAAAGCCTCTTGTTTTCATACTACCACTCCATTCTGTTTTATTCATATATTTTAAAAATTTATTTTTATACTTTGTTATATAATCATAATTTTCAAATTCAAATTTACTCATATTTATTCACTCCAACTACTGCATCTGCATACCAATAATATCTACCCATATCTAAATCTATTTTAAACTTTACTATAGGATTAGAACTACACATTTTTGTTATAGTAGCAGTTTTACCTGCATACTGAAACATACCTTCTGTTAAATCAGTATATCTACCATAATCTAAATCACAGGCTATTCTAATCTTGTCTCCTACTTTAAGTCTTCTTAATTTCATATTACCCTCTCCTTTCAATATTATCAAACCCTTCAATTATACAAGGTGGTTCAATATTTTCAGATTCATTTAACAACCAATGTGAAGATACAAATTTCTTCTTAAAATAAACACAATCAATTTCTACATCTTTTACATCTTTCTTAACATAAGAAATTATATTTTTTCTTCCTTCTCTAGTAAGATTACGTCCATCATATATAACAGAGTAACCTTTCTTTAAGTTGTCAACTATTTCTTGTTTTGCTTTATCTATTATAATACTAGATTTTCCATCAGTAAGTCTTTTTAAGTAACCAAATTCTTTTACTTCTAAAACATCATAAGAAACAATTACCGTATCTTTATTTCCAAATACATATTGTTTGGCATAAGTAGTTTTACCAGTATTCGGCAATCCTACTAACATTATAAATTTATTCAAATTATCCCCTCCTGTATAAATTGCAAGAGACTGAATGAAAACTTCTATTTTTACCTTTAGTGCATATCTGCCCTGAAGGCTTAGAGAAATCATAGTATTCACAAAATCCACAACACTTAGTGTTTATATTCCATTCTTTAGCCTTCAAGCAGACCCCTAAAGCATCTATTATTTCACAATCATTACACTTTCTTCTCTCACAATATTCTTTAATTTCTGAAAGTGCTTGATAAATGCTCATATTTTAATCCATATCCTCACAATGTTCACAATCATTACAGTTTAAATATCTCCCATGAGTATCAACGAATATATTTTCGTCACATTCGTAAAATATGGTTTCTTCATCATAAATATCAAATAGGTCATCAATCCAACAGTCAAAGTAGTTACACCATTTCATATTCATCACCCTTTCCTTATTATATTTATATTATACCACAATATAACATTGTTGTCAAGTAGTTTTATAAAATTTCTTCAAATTCAAATTTATCAAGCGTATTACTTATAACGGTAAAATATTTATAATCTTCTTCTCCGGTAGTAAGATTCTTTATCTTTAACATTTTTTGATAACCTGCATAATTATCAAGAGTAGAAGATAAAAGAATTTCATCTCCTACTTTTAAGTCTTTAAAAACTTTTGCTTGTGTTCTTTTTTTAATTTTTGTAACTCTTAATTTTAATTTTAATTCAAGCATACCTTACTCCTTTATATATTTTAAAATATCCAAGTCATTAACCTTAATACAGTTATCTTGTAACCATTTTAAAGGAATACTCTTTCTATTATAAACTTCTTCAAAATTTAAAAGTAACTTAGCATTAAATAAAAAAATTTCGTTCGTTTGTCTCATTTCTACAATCATATAAACTTTATCTGTATAGTTTAGATATTCCTCTATTAATTCAAATTGATAAGGTTTTATATTGGATAGAGGGAAAGAGGTGCTATTATTACAACTTTTAGCTTCAATAAATACTACTTCTCTATTCTTTAAGCAACCACAATAATCAAGGAACTCCGACTTACCTCTAGGGTAAGCCGTAACTATCTTTCCTTTTGTTCCTCTGATTACTACCCAATCAGTAGGTACTTTAGATATAAAAGCTAATTTATTTTTTCTATATTCATTAAACTTATCTGATAATCTTATTTCAAAATTTTTACCTATTTTATTACTATTTTTTGCCATTAAATTTCTCCGTTTCATTTAATTCTTTTGATATTTCTTTTATTACTTCGGGGTTTTTCTTTTCATATATAATACAAAGAATTATCATTACTACTAAATAACAATGATATATAGGTATAAAACATTTTAGAATTTCTTTTAAACAAGGATTTGCCATATCTTTTACGGCTTCCTTTGCTAATTCTTCTGTCATATAAAGTGAAAAAATATCTTTAGAATAAATATTTTTAGATAACTTTACAGTGAATATTTTCAACAAAACTAAAGCTATTAACGATACTAAAAGATAAATTAAAATTATTGTTCTTATCATATTATTCTCCTTTCGCAGCACCTAAAATACAAGTTTTATAATAATCATAATCCTTTTTCATCATTATGAATCCCCATATAAAACCAACTAAAGGAACAAAATGAACAAGGGGTATCATACAGGTAAGGGCTATACTAAAAGTATTCCCAAAAGATAAGATTAAATTTTTACCTTTTTCTGTTTTTATTAATTCTTCTATAAGGTCTCTGTCACTAGCAGTTTTCTTTATAACATATTCTCCTATAAAGAAACTAACGATACTTATTATTATCCATACAACTACAAGTGTTTTAATTATTACCATTTTATCATTCTCCTTTTAAAATATTTTCTATTATTTTATCTATATTATTAAAAACCTCTTCTAAAGACTTATTAGTATCTATTTCATAATCTGTTTTAGGTCTTCTTTCTGTGAAATCGAGTTCATCCCTAACACATCTGTCTAAAACTTCGTGTACATTGACATTTTCGTCCCTATTTAAACTTCTAATTAATCTAACTCTATCGTCGCAATTAAGCATAATTGACACTAAATTATCTTTATATTGAGATTTGTTAAATTGATATAACCCATGAGGGTTTAATATGGTCAAAACATAATCGCCTTTTTCAAATTCTTCTACAACATTGGCATATCTATAAGACACATCTTCTGATTGAATATAATAAGAAGTATATTCAATTACTTCCCCTTCTTTAAATTTCCTATCCATTTCCTCATCGGATATAAAATAATACTCTACTCCTTGAGTTTCTTTCTCTCTCATAGGTCTTGTAGTATAAGATATTGCTATTGGTATATTATATTTTTCAGATATGTGTTTAGCTACTGTATCTTTTCCAGTAGCAGATGCTCCTAATAAAACTATTATTTTTTTCATATCGTCACCCTTTCTTAATCATTAATAGTTAATGTATATAATATAAAAGCCAACATTGTGCAAGTTATTGAAATTATTAATATATTATCGGAATAAGGAAGTATAGTTGGGAAAAAGATTAATCCCAACGTATAGATTCCTAATAAAATTGCAATTATTAAATATATACTTGATAATTTTATTTTCTTCATATCTCTATCCTTTCTTAACAAATTCATACAACATACATATTATCAATTCTTCTTCAAGCTCCCAAGAAACATTTATTGCAATATAATTTTCTACTTCTTTATTGATTCTACAATTTATACCATCGTTTGCTAATAATCTTCTTGCGATTCTACCTAACTCACCACATATTGCAGTCTTACTCTCTGTTGTAAAAGGGTGTGACCACAAGTTCATTTCTGTTATAGAAAAGGGTAAAGAGGTATGAGTGCTTTTAATTTTTCTAATTTCGATTTTCGTAACTAAAGTCCACTCATTTAAATCTATTCCTGTGGCTTCATTAAATATATTTCTTATGCTATAAAACATATTTATTCTCCTTTTAAATTATTGTTATTCATATCTTTGAGAATAAATATACTATCTTCGTCTCTTAAAACCGCATATTCTCCTGTATATACTAAGTCTCCACTCTTTTTTAATTTGATATATTTTTCACTTCTAAAGAAATGTAACAATATTCTTCCGTCCTTATCAAAATTAAAGAAACAGCGTTCTCCTATTAATTCTTTAAAGTATTCATGTTTACTATCTACAAATAACAAAACCATAAAACCACTCCTTTTAAATTTCAATCTATATATTCAAAATAATAATCATAGTTATTATTTTTATTCTTCTTTAATATTTCAGATATATATTCTCTACTTAACCTTAATTCTTTAGCACAAGTACGAATTGACTTAAAAATAAATTTTTCTCCTGTTATTTTATGAGTTACTTTTATTTTTCTTTTAGGCTTACACAAAATATCGCTTTTTATTATGTCATTTTCTATAAACGCCCATCTATACCCTTTTGCAGTTTGACTATGCCCATTACATACTTTCCCTATTGCTTGTCGAGATATATTATATTTTTTACTTGCCTCGCTTAATGTTCCAAATACTTCACCTGTATCTAAATTAATAACTTGTTTTGCCGAAGGATTATTACTGCCTATGACATGAGGTCGATATGACCCTTTTAAAGCATTTGAAATTTTTCTTCTATGTTCTTTTGTAAAAGTTTTTCCTTTCATTGGACTCTCAACTCCATACATAGGATTATTTTTGCCCTTTACTCTTTTACTACGTTTTTGTTTTTCTTCTTCCGTTATTTCATATAAAGAATATCCTCCGCTTGTTGTGTTATAACCCTTCTCTTTATTATCAAAACTATCATATAATTTTATATAATACTTTTCTAATTCTTCTAATTCTTCTTTTGTTTCTGCTGTGTCAATAATCTCCCATTCAAAATTATCTTCACCATATTTTCTTAAAGCTCTATAAAAGTAGGTATCTTTAGTTTTGCTATCCCTTATATGAATTCTTTTTCTATGTTCCAATGTTTTAGTTGTTATTCCTATATAAATCTTCCCATTAATTTTATTTGTAACTTTATATACTATCATAAGCAATTCCTTTCTCTAATCTAATTATTCTTTGATTACTACTGCCTCTAAAAGCTAAAGTGATATCTCTAAATTCTTTTATATATTCTCCATCAACTAAAACATCAATTAATTTTAAAATTTCATTGTCTTTTATATCTTCATATTTAAATCCAGTATATAACCAAATGGTATGGGTTGGATTTTCCTTTTTATATTCTTTTAAGAAGGGAATTAACTCTTTTGAACTATAAATAGGGTCTCCCCCACTAATAGTTATCCCATCTAATAAGGGATTATCTTTACATTTTTTTATAAACTCTTTTTGTTTTTCTTTTGTAAACTTACAACCATAATCAAAATCCCATGTTTGAGGATTATGACAACCATGACAATGATGTAAGCAACCACTTATGAAGAGGGTGTTTCTAATACCCTCTCCATCCACAACAGAATCATAAATTATTCCACTTATATTCATTACATTCCTCCTAAAGAATGTTTAACCCTATCATGTACCTCTTCTATTTTTCCGTCATTAAATTTTCTATAGTCTGTAGTTAAGTATCCAGTTACCCTTCTAAGTCTTTCTATTTCGTCACTTCCACATTGAGGGCATTTATCATTTATTTCAGAAGAATAACCACATTTTATACAGGTATCTATTGGAAAGTTTAGTGCGAAATATGATACATTCTTGTCCATAGCATAATCAATTATTTTTTCAATAGCTTTAAGATTATTCATCATACTAGATTCTAATTCGACATACATTATATTTCCACCAGTTGCTAATTCACTAAAAGGTGCTTCTTTATTAATCTTATCTACAATAGATATTTCATCATATACTGGTATATGGTGCGAATTAGTTAAATATTTTCTATCTGTTACCCCTTCTATTACTCCATATCTTTCTACTAAATTATTTCTTAATGTTTTACAACAATTCTCGGCAGGAGTGGCATAGCAACTAAAGTTTAATGAATTTCTTTTAGAACATTCTTTTGTAAAATCGTATATTCTTTTAACAACATCATATGCGAATTTATATACTTCATCATTATTGGTTTGTGTTTCTCCAAACATAGCTACCATTGTTTCTGCGATGCCTATATAGCCTACTGCCAAAGTTCCATGTTTCATGGACTCTTTAACATTTTCTTCTAATTCTAATTTTCTTTCTATATCATTTTTCATTAATCCATTTTGGTGTAAGAAAAATCCACTCTTAGCTTTTTGAGAACATATCCATTCATATCTATCTAATAGAGCTTTTTCAGATAATTTAAGCATATTGTCTAAATCTTTCCAAAATCCTTCTATATTAGCCTCTTCCCTTTCGTTTAAGCATATTCCATTTTTTATACCAATATCAACTAGGTTTATTGTAACAGGAGATATATTTCCTCTGCCACCTTTACTCCAACCTAGACCGTTTATATCGTATCCTACGGTCGTCCTACAGCCCATAGTAGCAAATTCCTCATCAGGACATTCTGTTGCATCTTGATAAGATATATCTACATTGCAGAAGTTAGGATATATTCTTTTACTTAAACTTTTTATAGCTAATAATTTCAAGTCATAATTAGGAGTTCCTTCTTTATCATTAACTCCCTTTTTATATTTAAATATTGAGATTGGGAATATAGATGTTCTATGAAACTTTCCTATACCGTTTATACTTGCTTGAAGCAAAGATTTGGAAACTAATCGCCCTTCAGGAGAAGTATCTGTACCAAAATTTATAGATGTAAATGGCACTTGGCTTCCTGCTCTTGACTCAAGAGTGTTTAAGTTATGATAAAGACTTTCTGCTCCTTGCATAGTCTTTTTAATTGTATGTCTCTCTGCAACTTTATACTCTTTTGGATAATATTCTTTTAGATAAGAACTTTCTAACTTAACTTTATCTTTAATTTTTTCAACTATCTCTTTAGCTTTTGGTTCAGTTATATCTCTTAAATCAACTAGAGCATCAATAAAAGCCTTTTTAAAAGTTATTGCCACATAAGGTGCCGCATCATAATCTATTTTATTTGCTCCTACTCCGCCATATTGGACTTGACTCTCACATTGGAATACAACTGCAACAAGTTGAAAAAATGTCATAATATCGTTCGGTTTTCTTACATCACCATTTCTAGTTTCAAATCCTTTATTGTTATCAAATAAATCTTGAAAATCTATAAAAAGACAATTATGTTGCCCACAACAATAACTATCTAAATCATGTGTGTATAGTCTACCTTCTCTGTGTGCTTTAGCAACTTCTTTATCCATTAAATTATTTAAGGCATATTCCTTTAAGAAATAAGAAGTAATTTTGGCATTTTTACCACTAAAAGAACCTTCATCTACATTCGCATTAGCATTTTCAATATTTTTCATTTCCATAATATTTTTAATCTGTTTTTGAGATTCATTATATAATCTTGATTGTTCTTCTCTTATTCTTCTTTTATCATCTCTGTAAAGTATATAAGCTTTTGCAGTATTCTTTAATCCTCTTTCCATAAGTTTAAATTCAACTAAATCCTGTATATCTTCTATTCCTATGTATTCATCATCAATCTCTTCGCAAACATCATCTGCTACTAATTCTGATATGGCAACCACTTGAGAACCTTCGCACTCTTTTGTTTCAACTAATGCTTTTCTTATTGCCACCCTAATCTTTTCTTTATCAAATTCTTCAATAGAACCATTTCTTTTAATCACAAACATTGATAATTTCATTTCCTTTCTACTTATTTTAGCCTTCATATTTCTCCACCAATTCATCAAAGTCCCTCTCTAAAATGTCATAATTTCCTTTTAACTCGTCATAATTTTCTTTCAGTCTATCATAATCCCATTTTAAGTCATCGTATCCTTCCTCCAGTTCACCATGTGCTTTTTCTAAATTTTGCATTTCATAACTTAAATTTATATAGTCTTTTTCCATATCTTTATATTCGTCTAATTCAATATATAGGTCATTAAGTTTTTCTAATAATTGTTCTCTTGAGAGTCCGTTCATATCATCACCCTTTCTATATTTATATTATACCATATTTTAATAATGTTGTCAACCCTAAATAACAAAACAATTATTTTTCTTATTTATGATTCCTATTTTTTTACTTACCCCACTAAATAAGAAATCCTCTTCTGCTGTAAATTTTAGTTGAGCCTTTGCATCAGTACTTCCATTACTTATTAGGTGAAAATTCACCAAATAATCTGCGTTCGTACTTCCATCTACATTCAACTGCATCACAAAACTTATCAAATGCACCTAATTCTATATTTTTGCTATTATATGTTATGTAAGCTCTCCATACCTTTTTGTTTTCACGCCAACACACCCCTGTTACACATGATTTATTATTTTTAGCCATAGATAAGTTTCTATTATTTTCAATAGTATTACATATTCTTAAATTTGATTTTCTATTGTCTAATCTATCTCTATTTATATGGTCTACTACCTCTTTTTTATCACATGGCATTATATATCTATGAAGTGGATAGTTTTTCCCTTTAATATTGCCCCTAACATAACCACCACTTCCAAGTGACCATTTTATATTTTTAACTTTATCTATATCGTCTAAATCTATTTTACTTCTTTTAGCTTCATACCCTAATTTATCATATAATATTATTTCAGCATAATCATTATGCATAATTATTTCGTTGGGGTCTGTTTGAAATCTAGAGTTATCATCTAAATATTTTCCGTATTTTTTCATTTGGCTATAATGTTTACTACATGTTTTATTTTTATTCAATGTTCCATATCTACCACATATAGAACAATTTCCTTTTTTATATTTTCTTGTCATAACGTTGTCTCCTTAAATTGTAAACCTATTGTTTTTAGAGTTTATTATTTTTATTTTTTTTGTTATGCCATTCATAAAAAAATCTTCTTCAGCCATAAATTTTAAACTATTTTTCGCATCAGTACTTCCATGATGTATTAATTGCTCGTCACAATTCATACCTTTCATATAAGAAATTAATTCTTTCCTTTGTATATGCCCTGTAAAGCTATTATATACATTAACTTCACATTTTATAGGAACGCTTTTACTTTCTATTGTTACAGATTTAGCACCTCTTTGAATTTTACCACCTAGAGTCCTTTCAGAACAATATCCTATAAAACATATACAATCTTGCTTTCTAGGAAGAATATGCTTAGCATATGCGACAGAATGACCACCTGCCAACATACCTGAAGAAGATATTATAACACAAGGATTCTTCGTTTGTCTTGCCATCAATTCTGTTTTCTTATATTCGTCAATAAATATGAAATTATCCCAAGATACTACTTCTTTCCAACGATTTAATAACTCTCCTTGTAGCGTTTTTTCATATACTTTATTAATCTCATTTGTCAACCTTGAATCTACTATAACTTTAATATTTTTAAATTCTTCTTCGTCTTTAAAAGTATGATACAATAAATCCATTATAGACTGACTTCTGTCAAAGCTAAAACAAGGTATAAGTATTCTATTCCCTTTATAAGTGACTTCTCTAATCTTATTAAGTAATCCTTCTACATCTTTTTCTACATCTTTTTTTGAAAACCCTCTGTCTCCATAAGTACTTTCAAAGATTGCGATATTTGCCTTAGAGACATTTCTTCTTTCGTCACAATAAGGTTTATACTGCTGATTATAGTTAGAGCCTAAATCAGATGAATAAAATATCTTTACTATTCGACCACTTGGCTTTTTAATAAATATCTCTAAGGAAGTACTACCAAAACAATGGTTATTAGAAACAAATCTAAAAGATAAATTAGAATTAATTTTATGCATTACTTCCTTATCATATATTTTAACTTTGTCTAAAATTCTAAATACATCAGATTCATCATATAACATTTCGTATTTCTTGCCTTTGCTATTCATACTCATTATGTTTCTTCTTTGTATAAAAGCCGAGTCAAGTAGCATAGGATTTAATAGTTGTGCATTTTCATAAGTTGTGATAACATTTCCATCAAACCCTCTTGTAATTCCACTAGGCATTCCTCCTATATGGTCAAAATGTACGTGGCATACAAATATATTACTTGCTAGATTAAAAGGTATGTTATCTACCATTTTTTTATTGGCATTAAAATCTTCTACCATTCTATTTGTTTGTATGCTTCCACACTCTAACAGAATCAGGTCTCTTCCTCCGTTATCTAATGGATATTCTATGGCAAAACATGAGCCTGTAACATCTTCTGTTGAACCACCTAAAGAAGTAATAATTATTTTATTTTTATATTTTTTGTTATTAGCAAAATGATGTTTAAACTTTTTCTTTTCAACTATCATTAAATTTTCTTTTCTATTGTCCAATATATTTCCGTTTACATATTCAATTTTATTATCTGTATCCATTAAAAGGCTAGGCAAATCAAATGTATATCTATCTGTAGAACCAACTATATGTTTGCCTACCTTTTTCCAAACCACATTCTTTACTATATCTATATCTTCAATATCTATTAAGATTTTTTCTTCTATCTCTTCTTGATAAATGTCGTATAGAACAATTTCTGCATAATCATTGTGGATTCTAATTTCATTAGGTTCATTTTCTGTTCTATCGCTTGTTGTTATACAGAACCCAAATTCATTATATTCATTTAAATGTTTCTCGCATAACATCTTTTTATTTTTATGTTTTAACTCTCTTCCACAAACTTTACATACTAATTTGTTCATATAATTATCAACTCTTTCTTATTTATATTTATGCTACTTCAAAATCTGTAATATAATAATCAACAATATTGTTTTTCTTTCTTTTCTTAGGGATAAACCCATATAAATATAACACCTCTCCCATTACAAATGGGCATTGGTTATATAATTGCTTATCCATTTTAAATATTTTTGCATTTCCACTATAGAAACAAAACAATTCAACTTCAATATTATATTTAAAGATTTTTAAATCAGATATAAAACAAGCATTTTTATCCATTTGTTTATAAGCTACTTTGTTAAATCCACCTGTATATTCTATTTCGTTTTTTATTAATTCTATAACATCATCTTCTACATCTTCTAAAGATAATTCTACATCTCTTATGAATGAATGATAGTCCATATTTAAGACTTTGGCAGTCTCTTTAGTTGCATTTCTTTCTGCTAATTCCTTGTAAGTCATATATAATTCAATATCTTTAGTTTTAGACATTGTTTTTTTATTACCTTTATCTTTATATAATTCAAATACTTTAAGAAGTTTGCTTATACAACCAAATTCAGAAAAATATCCTAATTTAATTAAAATTTCAAGACATCTATTACCTATTTCTTTAGTATCAAATAATACATCTGTAAAGGTTTCGTATTTTTTACTTTGACTTAATTCATATAATATATTAGCTTTTTGTCCATTTAGATATTTAATAGAGCCGACACCTTTATATATTGTATTAGTTTCTTTATTGAAGAAATATTCTGCTTTAGAATACCCAAATTTAGGAGATTGTAATTTAATACCAAGTAACTTTGCTAATTTTTCTCCATTAACAAAGTCTTCATTATTGGCTGCATTATTTAAGTAGGCACAAGTAAACTCTAGTGGATAATAATATCTTAAATAAGCACAGTAATATCCTATCATAGAATACCCTGTAGCATGATTTTTACCAAATTGATAGTTGGCTGAATCTTCTATTATTTGTAAAAATTCTTGTGCTTCTTTTTCAGCTACATCTCTTGGTTTATTTGATTTAGAACAATATCCTTCTAATATTTGTGGCATAGCTTTTTCTAGTCTATCTCTTTGTTTTCTTCCTATCGCCCTTCTTATATTATCTGCATCCGACCCACTTAAACCACATATATCTTGAAGAAACGCTATGGTGTCTTCTTGAAAAACAAGATATCCATTATTTTGTTTTAATAAATTATCTATGATTTCAGATGGGTTTTTGTTAGGAATTCCTGCAATTAAATTATCTCTATAACTTTCACCACTAGGACGAAGACTTGCATTAACTAGATTCATGTCATTTATTCTATGAGGATTAAATTGTCTTAATAATTTATTAGCATAATCACTTTCAAATTGAAATATACCATAGGGATATTTAACCATGTCTTCCCATACATTATCATCATTAAAATCTATATTATATGACTTAGGATATGGAATATTTGCATATTCACAGCAATCTTTTATTATTCCAATATTTTTTAATCCTAAAATATCATATTTTACTAAAGATACTTCATGAACTTCTTCCATGTCAATTTGTAATATCTTCATTCCGTCCTTCCAAAACGTACCATAATTATCTGTCAAGGTTACTGGACTTGCTACAATACCCGCAGGATGAACTGATTGAGATACAACTGAATTTAAAATTCCATCAAAGTAATAAAATAACTCACTATATTTCAACCTTGTTTCTTCGGGATTTTCTTCATATTTTTCTTTTATTATCTTTACTTGGTCTAAAGAATATGGAGATTCTAAACCCTTGTCTTTATATTTTTTATCTAAGGCTCTGCCTATATCATCTATTGTCCCTTTATCTGATACAGTTCCTATAGATAATATATATGCCGTTTTCTCTTGTCCAAATCTGTTAATTATATAATTATAAACAAGCTCCCTTTGATCAGGTGAGAAATCTACATCTATGTCCCCAATTTCTAACCTATCTTCATTTGCAAATCTTGAGAATATAGTTCCCCATCTAATTGGGTCAACATCTGTAATACCTATTATATAAGCTAATGTACTTCCTCCGACCGACCCTCTGCAAGGGCAAGTCGGGATATTATTTTTTTCACACCACTCCATCATTTCGCTCATAAACAACATAAATGATATCATATTAAGTTTTTTAAATACTCTTAATTCTTCTTTTAAATTTTCCTTATACTTTTCATTGTTTCCATCAATTATTCCTCTATCTACTTTATCTTTATACATTTTTTCAATTCTATCTATCAAAGTTTTTTCATCATCTTTACTAAGTATAGGATATTTAAAAGATGTATCTAGCTTAATTTCTTCACACATATCTGCTATTTTATTAGTATTTTCTATCGCTTCTAATACTACATCCATAGGTAAACAATTTTGTTCTTTAAACATTTTTACTAATTCTTCATAGCTTTTAAATGTTAAATCAAAAGTGTCTTCATTAGAAAATGTTATATTTTTAGATAATTGTCTAATATATCTGCATTCAGCTTTATATTCATTTATACTATGTGTATCTGTTCCTACTATAAGAGGCTTGTTGTATTTTTTTGATAATTTATATAGTTTTCTATTAAATTCTTTTTGTTCTTCACAATTATGATATTGTATTTCAAAGAAGTCATAATGTTTTGCTAACTTATCATAATATGGGTTACCTTCGTCAAGTTTCTGTAAAGGACTCGCCAAACAGGCTGATGTTTTTATTATATTATCAGATATATTTAAAAATTCATCAAATGAGATTCTATTTTTATAATATACATGAGAAGGATGAGTTGATAAGTCTAATAAAGTATGCAATTCTTTTAATCCTTCTTGATTTTTTGCTAATAATACAGTGTGGTAATTATCTCTTATTTTTTCATCTAGCGTTTCAGTTAAATATACTTCGCACCCATGAATATATTTAATTCCTTTTTCTTTACAATATAAAAACCTTTCTATCCATTTATAAACATTTCCGTGATTAGTACAAGCAATAGCCTTCATATTATATTCAACTGCCTTATCAACATATTCTTTAAAGTCTGTTACGCTATCTAATAAAGATAATTGGTCGTGTATATGATATGGAACATAATTATTCATGTAACCACTCCTATCTTATTTCTCTAATGCTTTTATCTCTGTTCCTAAAGACATTAAAAGTTGCATTGTTTTTATTAAATCATCTGCTTCTTCAAAACTATAAATTCTTCTTTCATCTTGAATCCCTTTATTATGTTGTGCCGTCATTAATAAATCCATTCCATATGGGTTATGTAAACTCCATTTTTCGAGATTGTCTAAATTATCATCAATTAAAACATCTCCACTTATAACATATTTTTCTTTGCAAGGTATGAAATGAGATAAATCAAATTTTGGAATATAAGTTTTTAACCACTCAAGCTTCTCTCCATATGAATCGGCACAATTACAACAATCTGATACTATAAATACATCATATCCTTCATCAATCCATTCATTAATATATTCTATACTATCTAATTTAGGAGTAATTGTAGTTAAAATATCTGTTTTCTCAAGTACTGAAAATAATCCATATTCAAAACTACTAGGTATAACCCATTCAGTAATTTCATCTATTAAATGATTTGTTCCGTATGTTTTATTATATTCATTAATAACTTCTTCTAAGAAATTAGTTATTGTATCATCAAAATCGATTAAAATTCTAAAGTCTTTATTTTCCATATATTTTTTCTCCTCTCTCGTTTCTATATTTATATTATACCATATTATAACAATGTTGTCAAGTACTTTATTTAATTTTTTCCCAATCTTTAATAATAATTTTTCTTCCAAATTTATATCTAAATTCTACTAAAGCATCTAATACAATAGTTTCATTCTCTTGTGTATCGCCTATTAATTCTTGAAAAGATATTTTACTACAAAAATATTTATAAATTGTAATATTATCATTCTCAAACTTATAAGTACTATTCCCTATTTTTGTTATGTTTTTCACTTTAAATATAGCATTTTCTAATAGATATAAGGGAGTTTCGATACTATTACACCATAAATTTTCATATGATACAATTTTCTTTACATCATCACTAGGAATATAATTATCATATATTTTTTCTACTCTTATTAAACTTTTCTCTGTTTTTATAAATTTATTAGAATATTCAATGAATTTATTTATATTTTCTCTTTTTATACTAAATCCAAAACTACCACTATGTCCTAAACAGTATTCAAATAAATGAGATTGTTCACAAAATTTCTTTAAGTCAAAATCATCATATGTTCTAGCAGAACCATTAATAATTTCATCTTGTGGCTTTCCTATTAAAGTACATCTTTCATATATATCAGATATTCCATTTGCTATTAGCCCAGTCAAAGGTCTTTCAATTTCATCGTTTTCGTCTATATATAAAATTATATTATTGAGAATCTTTTTATTTAACTCTTCACAAATTTTATTAGATAATTCTTTTTTTCTTTCTCTTTGTTTTTTTTGATAATTTTGTCCTAATAATCTTATCTTTTTTTGATAGGTTACTGCTTTACCTCTATGTGGTATAAAATCCTCTGTCCCAATTAGGGCATTAAATAAGATTTCTTTTTCTTCTTTACTTCCTAATCTTATTATAGCATTTATAACGGGAGCTATAGAAAACCCAAAGTCTTCAATAGAAAATTTATCTTTTTTATTTTTCCCCATATGGCTAGCCATTTCTGATAAAAATAAATTAGTAATATTAGATATTTTTGACCCTTTATTTAAATAATATCTATTTTCGTAAGAATATTTAAGGTCGCATACATCTGAAACAAGGCTACAAGCAACTAAATCTAAGTATTTATTACCTATATCGCCATCGCAACATTTCACAAGTTCTTTGCAAAACTTATAAGTTACTCCGCACCCACTTAAATATATATTTTCCACATTTCCATCTTGATTATTAATTAAAGCTATATTATCTTCTATATCATGCAATTTATCCTTTATTTCTATTTCATGGTGGTCTAAAATTAACACTTTAATCCCTTTATTTGTAAGGGCTTGTAAAGGCTCTATATCAGTAGAACCACTGTCTGGCATTATTAACAATTTAATATCATTTTCAATTAAAGAGTCTAATTTATTTAATTCAAATCCATGTTTTTTCTTATTGTTAAGTATATAAGTAATATTTTCATATTCAAAATCGTCATATATAACTTGATACATTAATGCTGAACTCATAAAACCATCAGTATCATCGTCTATTTTTATTGCTATATTTTCATCATTAGCCATAGCATTTAATAAGAAGTCAATGCCTTTATTTAAATTCTTATAATGCTTTACATTCTCTTCAAATTCATCATTCGCCAAAAGTAAACTTAGTGCTTCTTTCTTAGTTAAATCTCTTATTTCTAACATATTTTTTTCTACATCTTCTGAAAGACTGTTTAAAAATACCTTATTTCTTATATTTTCCATTTAACCACTCCTAAAATAGTTTTCGTTTCTTTTTTAAATTTATTTCTAAATCATTATTTTTATAATGGTTTAAAATATTTCTCTTTTCTAATAACTCTTCTATAGAATCATAATAAGCCGTTGTAGTCTGCCCTTCCATATTTATTAAAAAATATTGATTATCATTATTTTTTATTATCATTCTAAATCCAAATCCACTCATTTCTACTAAATCTCCAACCTCATAAGGTTTTCTTTTACTGTTTATATTAACTTCCATATTATCACTCCTTATAATTTATGTTCACAACGTTCATTAGATAAACAATATCCATTTTCTTTATTATGACAATAAAGGTCTGAATTACATCTTCTACAACCTTTTCTATAATCGTCATAAAAATAATCTTGAAAACGACAACTTTCTATTGATATACACTCTCCGTCTTTATATCCTGGACAATTAATTTTCCCTTTCATACATCTCATATTTATATCTCCTTTCTTGGTGTAACATTATAATTATCTAATAACCATGCAAATCTACAAGATAGTTTTCCATAATATTTACATATTGGACAACCTCTACTCTTACAGTATTTTTCATATTGGTTATTTATCTTTTCTATATCTATATTTTCCATTTTTTTATCCTCTACCAATTTAGCTTCTTCCCATGGAACAATGTCACCCCATGCACTCATACTCCAAGAAGTTACTCCATTCATAAACGCATAAATTTTTCCATTCTCATATTTAGCAAAATATCTACATTCCCATTCTTGGTCTTGAGAATTTCTTACTAGCACTTTAGTATCAACTGGAATCTTACTCCAGTCTACTTCTTTTCTTTCCCATATTAGCTTATTATCGATATCATATACTTTCATAATATCCATTTCCCCATCAGAGAGTGTAATAAGTAAATCGTCCGAATAACCTTTCATACGTTCTTCGAAAACACCAGTAGGTATAAGCGTACCTTTATCTCTATAAATTTTACCATTTATTATAAAATATTTAGCCTTACCTCTACACTCAAAACTCATTCCATTTTTTAAATCTTTAAGTTTCATATTTATACCTCCATTCCATTCTCATTTACACAATGATAATAAACAATACTTATAACATCGGTATTATCTGCATATAAACCATAATACTGTTTAATTAATGCTCTTTTAACTATCTCTTTATAATCGTCTATCCAATCTCCTTCATCATTACACAACATAAAATCCAACTTTATTGGTAAAAAATTAATCTTATTGTCAACCAAACATTGAATTACATATATATGCTTTAATTTATCTGTTATTTTCATTATCATTCTCCTTTTATATCATCTATATGGATTATGTGTATATTTGTAGGGTTTTCTACACTTATATATCTAGCATAACCATAATACCATTCTGTATCAAAATCATATAATTTTATATTTTCTCCGTCTTTAAAATCCAATATAGTATAAATTCTATTTTCATTTCTTTTATATTTTCCGATAACAGGAAATTCATCTTTGATATACATTTTTCTCTCTTTAGGCTTGTACTCTAAAACCTTTTCCCAACATTTTTTACAATCTGAATCACAATAATCATTTTTACTTATAATAGGACAATTATTCCCTACATTCTCTATAAGTTTTTTAAAAGATATTTTACCTTCAAAATAAAGTTTTAAATTTATATATTGATTAATCACATCAGATATATATTCTAAATCATCTTTAACCGTAAAAACTATGTTTTCATATTCCTCTAATAAAATTTTATTCATATTATCACCTCCTATCCATCCCGTCAGCTAAAGCTAATGGGATTTCAAAATCCTTAAAATCTATTCTATTATTAAATAATTCTAAATATATTTCTTTACCTTTATCGGTAGGAGAATCTTTATAATCTAATAATCCATTCTCTAAAGAATCCCATATAACCGATACTTTTACACTAGGGGGAATCCTATAAGCTAATTTCATTATTTTAATTCTCCATAGTAACTCTTCTTGTTTATTCTCATATTGTTTATCAAATGCAAATACTATTTCTTCAACTCCTAAAGATATAAGTATTTTAACTTGTTCATAACTTAAATTAGAACCACATACTGCAACAGAATTATTTTCTTCAAGATAACTATTAAGTTGCATAGTCCCCTTTTCTCCTTCAAAGAGTACTGCTACTTTCATTTTTTTTATTGATTCCTTGTTCTGCCAATAACCATACAAATTATATTTCAAACTGTGAGAATACATTTGCCCTTTAAAATAAAATGGAACATATTTGCCAAATTTTTCTGCAATTTCTTTATCTAAATTTCTAACTCTTACTCCTACAATTTCTCCTGTATCCCAAGCGAAGTGAGGGATGATAATTTTTTCTCCTATTTCATCATATCTTATATCATATTTTTTTAATGTTCTGAAATTTATTCCTTCGTCCTCCCACATAGATAATCTTTTAATAGGGAATCTTCTATAAGCAAACGGTTTCTTTTGTTTAGGTAAGGACGGAACTTCAAGTTTATCTATATCCACTTCTCTTCTTTGTGGTCGATTTCTTGATTTTCTACCAACTCCATGTCTATGATATTTACCATTAACACCAAAGTAAGAATTTATTATACTCATTGCTTCTTTAAAGTCACATTCTTTAATTTTCATAGTTAAATCGGCTAGACTTCCTAAATTACCACAATGAGAGAAACAAAAGAAGCTATGAGTATCTTCATTATAATATAATTTAGGAGAAGTGCTACCATGACAAAATGATTCAAATATAGCATTATTGTTATAGCCTTCACGAGTTATGCATCTCCCTTGAAGAATTTCCTCTACAAAATTTATTACTTGGTCTTTATTTAAATCTTGTAAGATACTCATAATTTTCTCCTTTCTTATATTATTTCTTCAATTAATCTTTTGAGTTCATTAAAATTTTTTTCTATACAATCTATATCCATTTGCATAATACATTCTTCATTTATCTCGTTTAAGCAATAATCACAAGAGTACATTACTCTCATGCAACAATTTTCAATGTCTACAAGTTTAAGTGTTTCCTTTTTTAACCTCTCAAGATTGTCTAATATTTCATTCTTATCCATATTATCCCTCCATTTTAAGAATCACCCTTAAAAATGATTTTCTCAATTATAAATAATATTAAATAGACCGCTAATAAAACACATATTAAACCTATCATATCATCACCTTTTTCTTTATTATACTTATATTATATCACACTTTAATAATGTTGTCAAGTACTTTTTAGTAAAATAATCCTGTATAAACGTTATCTACATATGCAACGTCTTTAATCCTACCATAGTCTCCGTTAAATTCCTGCAAGATAATTATATTTGAATCACTAGCTTCCCTGCACTTATCTAAAAAAGCTAATATATAATGTTTGTTTTTATCTAGTGTAAGTTCATCATCGTTGTCGTCCCCTCTTAGTCTTCTTCTTGAGGTTGTAGTAGAATCTACTACTTTAAAATACTTCTTCTTATATTTCCCTTCCCTATCTTTTCTCCAAAGATATGGTTTTAAAAACATCTTTTCATTATCTTCATCTAATTCTCTAAGACTAACTTTTCTTGTCAATAATAATAGTCCTGCAACATCTTTAACGTGTTTACTTCCTGCTAATAAACTAGAAGTTAAATAACTTGCCTTACCAGTCATAGAACCCATAAGCTGCATAGGTAATAATATTTTACATTCCATTTCTTTTCCAAACTTATCTAATTCTATTGAATTTTCTATTAATTCTTTAACGCTATCTTCCTGAGATTCTGCTTTAAAAGTTTCAACTATTAACGTTGAGAATCCTTCTGCCAATATTAGTTTTTTAGATTCTCTCATTATTTTATCAACAGAGAATTCACTTACGCTATAAAATGCAAGAGTATCTTTATATCTTTCCTTTATAAATCTATTAGCTTTTAAAAATATTTTTCTTTCTTCATCAGTAAAATTATAATGTTTAATTTTTGTTCTATTTAAAGTAAAACAACCAAATACATATGCTGATATATATGATAATAACATAGTTTTAAAATATTTACTTCCTTGTTCGTTGCTAACTAATATTACTTTCTCTCCGTTTTCTATTAAAGACATAGCCATATTAACCATTAAAGTAGTTTTACCAACTCCTGAAAAAGCTCCAAAAATCGCTACACCATTACCACTACTAAGCCCATCTGTACTCTTGCTAAGGAGTGGAAAGTTCTTATGATATTTAAACTCTCCATCTTCTGTTTGCCATGTAAGAGTAGTATCATAATAAGTTGTATCATCTTCTATTTCTCCGTCTTCAATCTGTTGGAGTTCTTCGTCCGAATAGAATAAATATTCTCTTTTCATATCTGTCGATACGCTTTTTACATTCACGCTTGATAATTGCATATCAAAGAAATTTAAAACCTGTTGGCTATCCATAACAGTAAATTTATCAGCAGGAACAATTTTTTTATTTTCTACCACCACTTCTTTGTTGATATCAATAGCTAATTTTTCGGAAATTTCTTCAATTAAATTATATTTAATAACTTCATCTAAATGAGAATAAAAGTTTTCTACGTTAGCTAATCCTTTAATATTTCTAAATTCTTTTGCCCCTCCGTAGTCTTCGAAGTCTTGAGTTAGCGTTTCTGACAGTTTAAGAAAATTTATAACCGTAAATTCATTAACCTCTCTGTACCTTGTAGATAATTCAGATACTAATTTAAAATAAAATTTATTCTTAGGAGTAGAAAAATCATCCTCTATTAAGGGTACTTCGCTAATCAATCCTAAATCTTGAAGAAGACACGATATTAACATTCGTTCAGAGGTCTCTTTATGTTCATTCATAACTTCGCTTTCTATATCTAGTGTTCTAGCCATTTTATCACCCCTTATAAAATATCTAATAACCCTCTTTTAGATTTCTTTTTATTAACAACAGGTTTTTTAACTTCTGTTTCTACTTCTATATTAGAACCGATATCTTCATACTCTGTTGTATCTTTAATTGGTTTACCTGATCTACTAAAATAATCTTTTATCTCTGAACGTATAATTGCAAATATATATAAAATCTTTTGATATTCATTCATATCTCCATTGACCAATTTTTTATCTAAAGACTCTTTTATATACTCTCCTTTATCTAAAAGAAATTTATTTACTTGTCTCCTAGAATATCCTACATTGTATATTTTTGCAAATTCTTTATTCTTTGTATTATTAATACAGGTATATCCTATAATCTTATCAAAAAGAATTTGATTTTCTCTAAGCAACTCTGTATTCTTTTCATGCTCTCTATATTCTTCTTCTGAACAATAATATTGATTTTTCTTTTTACCATTTTTATCTATCTTAGGGAAATTAAATGCCACATCTGTTGTTAAAGGTTTCCCACATAATTTACATTTACATTTATAAATTTTTGTCATTAATTATTCTCCTTTCTATATAAATTATATTATATTTTTATATTATTATTTAAAATCTCTTTTATATTTTCATAATCATAATACCAAATTTCTAATAGTTTAATATTATTATCTCTTGCATATTTTTCCTTTCTTCTATCGTGTTCTTTTTGTATTATAAAATTTTTTTTATTTTCTTGAAGATGTTCTACAAACTGTTCATGTTGTATCCCTTGATATTCAATTAATAAATTATATTTAGGTAAATAAAAATCATAAGACAACAAGCCATTCCCTACTCCTATTAAACGTTTAAACGTTTTTTGTTGCTTAAATTCTATTTTATTGTTTATCAACCATTCTTTTATTCTTTGTTCTCCTTTACTAGAAGTACAATTTATGCATTTCATGGAACGATTTTTACTCGTAATATTACTTAAAGCTGTTTCAAATTCCTCTCCACAATCTTCACAATAAAACTTAATTTTCTGTGCACTACAAGGGGTAACTTCAAAAGGAGATTTTGTATTAGACTTGCTCCAATATTTAGCCATTTGTGGACATAAATAACCAAATGAATCTTTAGGGTGTAAATGTTTACCTTTATGACTACAATAAGGACACCTATTCCCATTATAAAAATTATTACAAGTAAGTTTATAGCTCCCATGATAATCTGTTTTATCACATTTAATCCAAACTTTTTTATTACTTGCTCTATATATTAAATAAGGATTATCGGTATTTTTATCCCAATCCCAGTATTTATTTAATGGTTCTTTTAGTTCTTGTTGGATGTAATAAGCTAAACTATTTTCATATTTATTACAGCAATTCGAGCAATTTATACCTTTTTTAAAAGAACTTGGTGTAGTATCATATTTTCTACCACAATAAGGACATTGTACTCTTATATAAGTATGTGTTTTACTTTTATTTTTATTTTCTATCGTAATCTCGCTACTTTTATAAGTACCTATATATTTATATCCTTTATCTTCTACTATTTGTCTATGTATTTTATTATCATACATATAACCCCTCCTATTCTAATCCTCTGTATTTTATTTTATCTAAAGTATGTATCTCTCCGTTATTAAATCTACATACAGAACATTCCATTTCATCAGCAATATTAGAACATTGAATATCACAACATCGGATTCCATGTTTCTTTATTTCATTTAAAGGCAATTCTGATATACCCCAATAATCCCCATATAAATTTATTTCTATTAATTTCTGATTACATTCTATAATATCTAATTTTTCTTCTTTTACTTTATGAAAAATAACAGGACAAATATCACAATCTATGGCATATGTGGAACATAAAATATCATCACAGTTTACATAATTTTCTTCATGTCTATATTTTTTAGGTAATATTGGAATGAACATTTCTCCTATTCTAACTTTCTCACTCATATTAATCTCTTCTTTCTATATATTAATTATATCATATTTTAATATTGTTGTCAAGTATTTTTTTTGATTTTTATTATTTACATTTTTTTAGATATTTTAATCCCGTTAATCTATTTCTCTCCAAATTATTTTTTCTAAAGAATAAGTTTTATCATCATTAAATTTACAACATTCACAATCAATTTCTTCTTTCATGCAGCAGCATTGTATATCATAACAATCTACTCCTTTTTCTACTATCTCTTTTAAAGTTTTATTTGTTATGCTCCAAAATCCCTCACACAATCTTACTTCTACCAATTTTCCATTAGTCTTAATAATACACATATCGTTGTCATGGATTTTTCCAAAAGCCATAGGACAATCTTCACAATCCATGTATAAATTTTCACATAAAATATCCTCACAACATATAAATCCTTTTTCAAATTGATATTTCTTTGGTACTATAGGTATTAATTTTTCATTTATTTCAATTTTTCTCATACTACTTTCTCCTTTCTTGTATTATATATTTTCTATTACTATGTTGACTGCTTCTCTATATAAATCGTCAACTACGATATCTTTGACTCCTATAACTATACAATTATTATATTTAGACTGCCATACTTTATCTTCAAGTAACTCCCATTCCATACATACTGCATTGTCTTCTCTATATATCATTTTATAACCTTTATGATTTTCGTCTACAGTCCATAGTCTTATTAACGTATTTCTACATATAAATGTATCTACAAAATCTTTTAGCTTCATATTGCTCTCCTTTATGTATTCATTATATCATATTTTAATAGTATTGTCAACTATTAATAATTAGTTATTAACACTTCTATTGTTTTATTATCTTTATTTTTATCTTGATAATTGCAATTATTATAATTATAGTTTAAATAATGTATTTTATAACTATTTGCCCATTTCATTAATATTTCATTTTTTAATCCTTTATGTTCTAATACATTTGATAATGCAAACTTAATATTATTATTATTTAAATTATCACAAAGACTTAAAAGAGAATATTCTTCTTCTTTATTCCAGCCACCTTGTTCATTATAACTAGCACAAGTAATTAAGTAAGGAGGGTCTAAATAAACAAAATCATCTTTATTTAATAAATTAATTTTTAAATCTTTAAAATTATGATTGGTAAAAATTATATTTTTTTCTTCAATAGCTTTTGTAAATTTTATAAAATTCCTTTCTAATGTAGGATTAAAATAACTTTTATTTTTTCCAAAAGGCATATTGTATTCACCTTTTTTATTAAATCTTATCTGATAATTAAAGGCGTGAGTTAACATAGCATAAAAAATATACCATTCTTTGTTACCTTCGTTATAAAAACTTCTTATTTGTTTAAATCCTTCTTCATTAGTTTTACTTAAATTATATTTACTAATTTCATTCTTAATTAGATTCAAGCTATTTTCTAATCCTTCTTTTTGAATTCCTTTATAAACTTCTATAACTTCTTTACATGAATCATTTCCTATAATTTTATTTGCTTCAACATTAACTCCTACATTAAATCCTCCACAAAATAAATCTACGAAAGTATTTATATCTTTAGGAAACAAAGGGAGTATTTGAGGCAATAATTTATATTTTCCACCTACATAATTCATAGGACTTTTAATTAATTCTTTTCTCATATTAATCTCTCCTTTCTTTATTAAAAAGGGTAGATATTTCTACCTACCCAATTAATTATTATAAGCTTCTTCTTGATGATTTTGGTTTAGTAACAGGTTTTGTTTCCTCTTCCTCTACTATTAAATCACTAGCATCAGTATCATCTTCGCTAAATGATAATCCTAATAATGAAGTTATTTGATATCTTTTTAAATATGTCATTAATGACCCATAACCCTGTGCTTCTAATTTAGGGGGTATTAAAGATATTGAATTACTCTCTATAAATTGCCCTGTTTCAACATGAATTAATCTAGTTTTAATACATATAGAATTTTCTTTTGTTCCACTTATAGGAAATTGCACTAAAATTAATCCTTGGTCATTTAAAATAGGTCTAGTTACATTTAATATTTGAGATAAACTAGCATACGAGCTTTCATGAAAAGGATTTGTTGCATCTTTCTCTACTGTTGTAAAATGCTTATGAAATCCTGCCAAAGCCTTATATAACTCTGTGGTATTATCACTAGAATAAAATTGAACATCTGAATTACCTATTTGTTTATTAACATTGAATTTACATTTACACTCCATATTTGCCTCCTTTAAAGGGTGAGGGATTTCCTCACCTAATATTTTCTCATTAATTACATTTTCCATAATTATCTAACTCCTTTCAAATTAAAATGGCACTTCGTCTTCGGCTACCTCTACTTCTTCACCTTCTACTTCTTCACCTTTTTCTTTTTTAATATCATCTACTTTTTCTTGAAGTCTTTCAATTCTTTCATCTATTGCTTGGTGCATTAATTCTATATAATGAGAAGTGAATGGGAAGTCCTCTTGACTAGGAACAGTATAGCAAAATTCTTCTTCTTCTCCTTCTTCAAGGTCGTCATATACTGGTTTTATATATTCATTATTATCATCTAAAGTCATGATTGGAGCAGAACAATTAGTTAATTCAAAATAAGTTTCAACTTGAACCCTATTTTTAACTGATTTACCTATACCTCTGCTTTTCTTAGCTTTAGCTACAGATTTAATAAAATCAAATTCTATATAAAGTATGTCTCCTGCTTTAAGTTCTTCTTTAATATATTCGGCATATTCTTCATTGTGAGTTCTTATTTTCATTATAAATCCATTTACTTTATCTTCTTTTTCTTCTTCGTTATAATAAGCATAATTATTAACCAATACATTTAGTTCTAAAGCATCACCGTCAATATCAGTTACATCTTCATAATCTTCAAGCATACAATAAATCATACCTTTAGAACCTTTAGTAATAGGGAATTTGCTATCTTCTTGAGTGGTACAGAATACTCCTCCTACTCTAGTTCCTCTGTCAACAAACTCTCCTTCTTTGGTAACATATTTATTTTCGTCAAATCTTACTAAACAGTTAACTATTTCGCCTTCTCCGTCATCTTCTCTCGTAGGACATTCTGAATAGAGTTTTTTCATTTTAGCATATGTTTTATTTGTGTTTCCGTTACTAGAATACTTCCTAATAAAGAAATCAACATCAGTTGACTTCCCTTCTTCTGTTTCGACTTCCACAACAAATCTAAGGGCTTCATCTTTTTTGCCCTTATTACTTATTGCTCCATTCTTAATTGCTAAAACTTCCCCATTGATATATCCTTCGGAATATCTCACTCTTTTCTCTTTATTAGCCATATTACCATTCTCCTTTCATGTTTACATCTTAATTATATCATATTTTAATAATGTTGTCAAGTACTATTCACAATGTTTTTCAATTTCTTTTTCTATTACTTTTTTAGCCATTCTTAATTTACAAAGCTTATACCCTTTTTTAACATCAAAAGTGTCACTAGGGTGGACTTTTGATGATACCTTACCATAAGTAGGAGATTCCATTACCACCATTTCTCCATTATATCTCCACTTAACAGGGACTTTTTTATTAGCTATATTAATTACGTCTGTTTCCCAAGATGTCCAATCTAATTTAAACAGTTTATCTACCATATCTCCATCTACTAACATAAGTTCTATAGAATTCCCCTTTTTTAAGGCTAATTCATATCCACTACAATGATTAAGCGTTTCTACTATTTTGAAATCATATAATACATATGTTTCTTTAGTAATAACATTTACTAATTTATCACCATGTTTAAATTTCATATTATTATCTCCTTTCACCTTTTTTATATTTATATTATACCATATTTCAATAATGTTGTCAACCCTATTTAAATAAGTTTTTAAAAATATTTTCTAATACTGGAACGGCAATACTATTACCTATTTGTTTATATAATTGAGTATCAGAAGTTGGTACATTTTTAGCTTTATAAAAATCATCATCGTCAAATCCCATTAGTCTCCAACATTCAAGTGGAGTTAATCTTCTGATTTTAAAGTTAGTAACAACTTCTCCATCTATTACTAAAGGTTGTCTCCACCCTCCTTGCATAGTGTCTAAAGTAGGAGATATAAATTCTTTATCATAAATACTTCCTGCTTGATGTCTTTTACCCTCTTCATCAAATACTCCACCTAATCTAACTGGAAGAACCTCTATAATCTGTTTAGGTTGCTTATAGTCTCTCGCAGAAAGAGTTGATATACATTTATTGGGATTATATACCCAAGCAGAGGTACAATTACTATATTTAACATTACCATTTTCATCACATGGGTGTAGAGTAGTTGTCCCTAAAACCTCTAAACATTCATTATTTAATCTATCTTGAGGGAATTTAAAAAATCTATCTTGCATTTCTTGAGATAAATAATATTTATCTTCAACTGAATCTTCTAATATATCTTTTAATCTTAGCTCTAATGGGAATCCTTGAGGAAACTCAAAGGTATGCTTATCATCTAATATGCTAACAACATAAATACGTTCTCTATTTTGAGGTAAACCAAAATCTTTCGCATTTAATACTTTCCAATATGAAGTATATCCTACTTCTTTTAAATCATTTATGTATTTACTAAAATTATGTATGTGTTTCTTGCTTATTACATTCTTAACATTTTCCCATATAACATACTTAGGTTTACAATATCTAATTATCTCTACACTATGCCACATAAGACTACTTCTAGTACCACTTCCTTCGTCTCCACCTTTACCTTTACCACTAACCGAATAATCTTGACAATTATGAGCTATACAACCATTAGCAGTAAAAGAATGGGTATTTTCAACCGTTATATCATAAACTTCTTCATATTTATGTGTATTTTCTATATCTCTTATAGGCGACCATATATACCCATTTTCATAAAACGCTTGATTCGAATTAACTCTAAGAACAAAATTATAACTATCATTTTGATTTACTATTCTATCTTCTATAACACATTTTTTAGGTCTAACAGTTTTATAAATACTATATGGTTTTTTATAAACTTTTGTACTACATTGTGCTATTCCATATATTAATTCTCTACTTATACTGGTTGCTCCAATATTACCATTTTCATAAATATGCCCATCTGAATCAAAGTACCCTTCTAAAAAATATTTTAATAAATTAATCGGCAAATCTAATACAAAGCTTGGCACAAATTTACCTCTTGCTCCTTTGCCAAATTGGTTTAAGAACACAGCTAATTCTTTATTTTGAAATTGATATTTAAAAACAGTTCTTTCTTCTATTTTAACGTAATGAAATAAATCTTTTATTTTATTTTCAAAATCTTTATCTTCATGTTTGCCACAACAAATAATTACTCCACTTAAATTATTGTTTCTATCTTTTCTTCTTCTTAGCCAACCGTCCCCCAAATATCTACCACAAAAATACCAAAATTGAGGATTGTTTAAATATTTTTCTAAATTATTTTTAACATATTTCGTTTTTCCTCTAGTACATTCCACTCCTTGCCATTTAGGAATGATACTATTATTATTGATAGCTATGCCTAAACAATCTCCTTTAGATAAATCTCTGCATTCTATCCATTGTGGTGAAGAATATTTTCTTGATTGTTTTTTTCTAACTAAAAATTTATGGTTTTCAGTTGTTCTTAAACTGTCTACGTTCATACTACGAATTTCCCAAATTTCTTTTTTACCTTGTTCTAAAAAATTAATTACCTTATTATATGAATTAGTATGGTCTAAAACGTAATCTCCAATTTTAATATCTTTAATTTGCTTATACCCTTTGTCTGTTAAAACCAATGTGTCTCCAGTAAAACAAGGTGACCCATGTACAATAATATCAATATTTTGAGGTAATGACTCTACATCTATTGAACTTACATCGCCTAAATTCAAATTCTCACCTACTCCATGTATCGCACAGTAACTTTTAATCGCAAACTTATCTATCTCACTAAATCCAACTAAATCATAATCCACATTAGCATTTTTAAGTGCTTTTTCAAATGCCCCTATCCCACTAAAAAGACTAAGTAACTTCATAACATCACTCCTTTTTTAATAGTGTTGTCAAGGGGAATTATCCCCTTAACAAATTATTTAAAATTTCTTCTATATTTTCATAATCATAATACCAAATTTCCAACAATTTAATATTATTATCTTTCGCATATTTTTTCTTTCTTTTATCATGTTCTTTTTGTATTTCAAAATCTAATTTTGATTGATGAAACCCTTTTATAAATTTCTCATGTTGTTTTCCTTGATATTCTATTAAAAGATTATATTGAGGTAAGTAAAAATCATAAGAAAGATTTCCGTTTCCTATTCCTGTTAAATATTTAAAAGTTTTTTGCGATACAAATTCTATATTATTATCTGTTAAATATTTATTAATTTTTTGTTCTCCTTTGCTAGAAGTACAATTTCTACATTTCATAGAACGACCCTTTGATACTACAGTCTCTAAAGCTGTTTCAAATTCCTCTCTACAATCTTCGCAATAAAATCTAAATTTTTTCCTACTTTTAGGGGCGACTTCAAAAGGAGATTTTGTATTAGATTTACTCCAGTATTTAGCTTTTTGAGGATATAAATAACCAAATGAATCTTTTGGGTGAATTTTTGCCTTATGACAATAAGAACATCTTTTACCACTATGAAATTTATCACAACTAATTCTATATCCTCCGCTGTCATTATGATATTTTTTATTCTGACATAGTATCCATATCTTCTTCATACTTCTAGGAGCTAACTCCCAAGGGTTTAAAGTGTTTTTAGGACTCCAATATTTAGTTAAAAAATCTTTTCCAAATGTATTTATACCCCATTGAGCAAATGAATCTTTTGGGTGTACTTTCATTTTATGACAATAAGAACATCTTTTACCACTATGAAAATGATTACAACTAACCTTATAACTCCCATGATAATCTTTTTTATCACATTTAATCCAAACCTTAATATTTTTACTTTTACTTATTAAATAAGGATTAACAACATTCTTTTCCCAATCCCAATATTTATTTAAAGGTTCTTTTAACTCTTGTTGAATATAGTATGCAAAACTATTTTCATATTTATTACAACAATTTGAACAGTTTGCTCCTTTCTTAAAAGTAGCTTTATCTATATCGTATTCTTTTCCACAATATAAACATTTTACTCTAATATATATAGATTTTTTATTTTTATTTCTATTATCTAATGTTACTTCATTTCGATTATAACTTCCTATATATTTATATTCTTTTCTATTTATTAATTCTTCTTCGTGTTTTTTATTATAATACATACAATTTATTTCCCACCTTATTCCCTGCCCTTTATTTATTACTTATAATAAATTACATAGCAAGTTCTTTTCTTTACTCCCATATTATTAACTCTTCTATAATATCTTTTATTACTTTCGCCTTTAATTCTAGGAACATATATATCTAATTTGAAAGGGGTGTTTAATTTTCTGCCTCCCCTATCAGCCACTTTTTTCATGCCGTATCCTTCAATATATATGTTTCTTCCTAATGCCCAATAATTATTTGCTATAGTCTTACTATTTAATTTTCCTAAAGAACCATAACCTGCATAACCACCATTTTCACTTGCTAAAGAAGTATAATGGTATATTTTACAAGTTATCTTTTTAACTCTCTTAACCTTTCTTCCCGTTCTTATAGTCCAATATCGTGTGCTTGTTTTTGAATAAGCATCTACATAACTACTGTCCGTGGGGCAATAAAAAGTACTTCCAAACACTACTCCTATCGCTAATCCTACTGCTAATATTTTCTTTTTAATTCTTCTCATTTAATCACCTCTACAAATTTATTTTCCCACCCACCAATCCCATAATACTTATCTATCTTTTTACATTTCTTAACTCATTAATTATATTATCAAAGAAATCGTCCATTCCTGTTTCTGATATTCTAATTACACCAAAAGGAGTTACAAAGCGTTGCATATCTTTTTTATCAGATTTTTTAGATTCCCCAACAAGTCTAACACTATTTTCTGTATGATTGCAAATCATTTCTTTCCCATCAGTCATTAATATAATTCCACTTTTAGGTTCGAATAATACAAATTTTGCTTTTTTCCATGTATCATTACCTACAGAAAATTCAACATCTGTTCCTAATTCTATTTTACTCCAGTCAATCTTACTTTTTTCTTTTTCTCTGTCCCATACTAATTTACCAACTTCATTAAATACTTTCATTATATCTTTTTTACTATCAAGTTTATGATTCATTTTTTTATCGTATTCATTGTTAAAGGCTTTAAAGTATATATCCTTGCCTTCTTTTAAAGGTTCTCTTATTGCCATTATATCTCCATTAAATATAAAGCATTTTTCGTTTGCCTTTTCTTCTCTTAATACCACTCTAAAATTTCTTCCATAAGTTTCTATCATACTATCACCTATCCCTTTCTTTATTATACTTATATTATATCATAAACTCATATTGTTGTCAAGTGTTTTCTTGAAAATTTTTCCATTTATTTTAAATCATGAATATTAAATGAAAAATCTTTACACTTATCTCTAAGACTGACAATTCTAATTAATGGTCTGTTTTTTATACAATATCCTTTAGTTGCTTTATCACTACTTCTAAATCTTATGAAATAATCACACATCCAACATCTTTGCATATTATCACCTTAATAACATTCTTCTTCAAAAGAATCAAAATATAATTGCCCATCTATTATACCTGCCCAAGCATAACAAGTAACACTATATCCCGTAGAATCAAATCCTCCTGTACATTGGAGTTTCAAATCTACGTTAAATTTTTTATTAACAAGGTCAATAACATCATATATTGTTTCAACCTCGTCTAATACATAATCACAAATTCTTCCGTCTTCCCTGTCTAAAAAACTTTCTACCCAATTTTCTACTTTTTCAAGTTTGTTAGGTACTTTATCTAAAGTAACCCATTTTTTAGTTAATATAGGTATCTGACAAACCTCATAACATTCTATTTCGTCTTCGGAATATTCAAAAGGTTCTTCAAGTTGACTTTCAGAAAGTCCTTCACTATATTCTGCTCTATAATATATTCCTTCATGTTCAAATATCATAGCCTTATGACTACTCCACCTACTTTGCCCTATTTCAAATATGTCTTTGTAATCTCCATTCCATAACCTTTCTTGTAAATCAACCTTTTTAAACTTTTTCATATCACCACTCCTTATATTTATATTATACTACTTTCTAAGAGTATTGTCAAGTAAATTATATACTTCTTTTGGAGAATATTCGGAATCTAATAAATCTAAAACTTTTTGAATAGCTTCTGGTTTTTCAATCCTGAAATTAATTAATTCATCTTCATCATTAAAAAGAGATATAGTTGGACATTTACCTCTTTTTTGGTATCTTTTAGTTTTTACTTCTTGTTTTTTTAATTGAATTTCCTTGTTTTTCAATCTAACTGTCTCGCTAGTGTGGTTATAAATTATACCCTTGTTAGTCACCAAAATTATGACATCTTTTTCTTTCAGATAAAAAACAAATTTTGCATCATTCCATTTATTATTTTCATAATATTCAACATCAACTCCTACTTCTATTTTGTTCCAATCAGTCTTATTTTCTTCTTTCTCTCTATTAAATAATAAGTTATCATATTCATCATATATCTTTATTATATCTAGTAAGGGCGTTTCTTTATGATTAAATTCATCTGTATAACCACTTACATGAGCTACAACTCTACTGTCATAAGGGTTAAAAAGGGATATCTTATCTTTTAGATGTAATCCTACAACCATGTCTCTTACAATATAGTAAACTTCATTTTTATTATTCCCTTCTTTAACTCTTATTTCTACTTTCATACCACTTTTTAAATTACTCGGTTTCATTTTATTTACCCCTTGTTTGTTTTTATTTTATATTTTATTTATTAGTTTCTTTTAATCCCATCAGAAATTCTAATTCCATTAAAATTTTTTCATTACATTTATCACAAATAAAATAGGAGTCTTTTATATCAGTATTCAATTTTAAAAAATTTATTTCTTCTTGTGATAATTTATCACTGATTCTATTTAAATCAAATATACTAAAATATTCTCCACATATATCACACTTTGTATTTTTATCATAATAATGACTCATTTATTCACCTCTTAAATTATTTATAAACACAATATGTCCAATACTCAAATCCTGATAAATCTTCTGATAATGTTTTATGTCTGAATGGAGCAGGAACACAACAAACAAATATTCTTTCAACCCATTTATCCTGTTTTGAGTTTCTTACTCTAACTTGTGTTCCTGCAGGAGCAGGATTCCAAATTTCATTTCTTACCCAAACAGGATTCCCCTCTGAATCCTTTATTATCATTATATCTTCTGTTTTAAATTCTTTATTCGTAAAATCATCATTATAACGACCAAGAATATTTATAGTACTTCCAATAAATTTAAGAGTTGAAGCGTCCTTTCTTATATAACAAATTCCTTCAACTATATAATACTTATCACCATTTCTTAATGTAAAACCCATTCCACTTTTTATATCTTGTTTATTCATTATTTATCCACCTTTACCTTTCCATTAGAATCATATACAGGAGACATAATTCCTCTGTATCCACTTGTTCCTATATAATAATGCACTCCTGTTTCTTTATCTACATATTCAAATATTTCTATATTTTGTATAGCATTAATATCATTTATAGCTCCTTTATCCTCAATTTTTCTAAAATTCGATGTATTAGGGGCAACAGAGTCTTTACAACCACTCATTCCTAATCCTAGTATACATAATAAACCTAAACTAATTATTTTCCTTTTCATACTACCACCCTTTCACATATTCTTCTATAAGAAAATTAATATAATCTATAATAGAATCTATTTTTTTAAATTTATATTTAGCCTTTATACTAAAGCTCTCTTCACGATTTTCATCTATTAAAAAGACTTTAAGATTATTTTTGTATAACTCTATTTCTAAATAATTATTACCTTTCTCATATTCTAATTGAATAGTACTAGTACCTGTAGGAAAAACTTCAGGTTGTATTGTCAATTCTTTAAGGACTTTCTTCGTTAAATCTAAAGTTCCTTTAGGAATTGGATTAGCACCATACAAATTCCAATTTTTCTTAAAATTATACATTTCATCAACTTTATTTAAATTGTATTCTAACTTTGTCATAAAATTCCCCTCCTTTACCTAGTCCAAAAGGACTAGGTAATATTTAAAATAATATGATAAATTTATGATTATACTTATATAATATCACATTTTAATAATATTGTCAACTATTTTTTTAACATTTCTAATAACTCTTCTTTAACAGGAGCTTTTCCACAACTTCTTTTCTTGTTTTCAGGACAGAATAAATATCTTCCACATATAGGGACTAAATATGGTTCATATATAGGAGTAACCTTTATCACTTCATCCTTCATAAGTTGAGCGATTCTTCTAATTGGAGTTTCTGCACATGAACACAATCTTTTATTCATAAAATTCATCAATGCTTCTAAAGTAAATCCCATACTAAAGGCAGATTCAACTCCTATTGGTACTAAATGTCTAGCTAATTCATTTGCTTTCTCACCACTATATCCTAATGTCTCTAATCTTTTTATTGCATCACCATATAATTTTCTAGCAGCATTTTCCATTTCTTGGAATATCATTAATAACTCATCATCATTTTCTACTTCGGGAGGGCAATACAAATTTAAATTTTCTTTATTGACATATCTTAAAGATTGAACGTTTTTATATGTCCCTATATCATGTCTCGTAGACTGGTCTACTGCATCTCTAGGGATAACAGTTATTTTAAACTTAAAATAATCGCCTCTTGAACCACTAAAGTGTCCTGTTTTTAATACATCTTTACCTATAGATTTAGCGTATTTTTCATCAGTATTATAGCATATCGCAGCCACCTTCCCATGGTTCTCCACAAAATTTTTAACATCGTTTGCATTAATTAACTCTACTTTAAAATCTTTAATTGTAAACATACAATTCTCCTTTCTATATTAAATTATTTTAATCATCTATAAAATATTGAAAATTAGGTATATAACTAGAAGTCCATGTATAAGGCATGCGAAGATTCCTATAGAAATCCTTACATATAGAAGTAAGTCTTTCAGATACCCCTTCTCCAGTCATAAAATCTTTATTTATATCTTCATAGTTTACCCTCTTTAAAACAGTACAATCACTTTCTAACCACAATGTTATAGAGGCTATTACATCTTTATACCTTATTACTCTTTTATCATTCTTTTGATTTTGTAATATTTCTAAGTTCTCTTCTATTTCTTCTTTTATTTTCTCTATTGGTTTTTCAGTTATAATATATTTTGAATTATCTATACTAGCATAAACAGGATAATCACAACCTGTATATTCTTTGTATATCTTTAAAAACTCCTTCGATATATTATACCAATAAGCCTTATAAGGAGACCCATCGCATTCATAACAATTTTCTAATTTCCTCTTTATATTAACTATACGCAACTTTATTCACCCTCCCTTATAACATCAAATATATAATGATTACAGGATATATCTCCTATAAAATTTCTTAATATACATTTGTGTTCTTTAACTCTCTCATCTTTAGAATATAATGTTAACTCATTTAAACTTTTAGTTAATCTATTCATTTCTTCAATAAAATCACGCCTTCCTACAACTGTTCTATTTATTATTTTTATTTGAGGGAAATCTTCTCCTATATATTCTTTATAATTTTTTTTAAAAGAGTCTTCTTCCGCAGAAGAGCTTCTATCCCATACTTGGCATCTCCAATTAATTCTATTGTCAGTATCTATTTTATCTATATAACATATCATATTATTCCTCCTTCCATAGCATATAAACAATCTTATTTGCAAGTCCGCTTTGGATTATATCTATCTCAAAAGATACATCATCAACTCTTCTGTCATGAATTTGTTTTTTTAAAGAACCCATTTGTTCTTCAATAACCCCATTTAAAATTATTAAAACTTCTTCTAATTCCAAATACTCTTCGTTCATTTTAAATGAAGGGTAATCTCTTCCAAAATATTCTTTATATAATTCAACTATTTTATCACTTTGTGTTCTTGATATATTATCCCTTATAGCTTCTAAGACAATTTCCCCTTCAATCTCTTTATATTTAATTCCGTATAATTTTTTAACCATATTATCAACTCCTTTATATTTATATTATATCATATTTTAATATTGTTGTCAACTATTTCTATTATTTTTTTTACGTTTAATTATATAAGTTTGTGGATTAATATTATTATTTTTTTTTATAATAGTCTCTGTTTCTCTATCATCTAAGAAACAGTATATTGTAGCTAATATTACTATTGAAATAAAATACATTTTATAGCCTCCTAAAATTATCTACATATATAAGTATAATCAAGTATTAATATATTGTCATTCATAACATTTAAGATATTTAAAAGTTGTAGTATCCTTTTATCATTTTTATATTTTCTAAGTTTATTTATAATTTCTATTGATTCGTTTTGTATGTCGCTCATTTTTTTATCTAAAACTAAATAATTATATTCATTTATACGATATTGGTCTACTATATGAGGAAGTGTTTCATTTAAATATTCTTTACATAATTCATTTATAGTACTTACTCTATATCCTCTAGTTCTAGTAAGAAATCTATACACTAAATATTTATAAAGTTTACGTCCGTCAACCTCTTCTTCTCCTACAAGCATGGCTCTTCTAATTTCATACATTTTATCACTCCTTTCTTAACAACAATCATTAAACATTGTTTCATATTCTGTTACAATAAATTCATACAAATTACTATTTAAGTCTTGATAAGGTATAAATCTAGCTTTAAGTCTCTCAACATTTGTTACTTTGCCACTCATGAAAGTTTTATCAATTTCATTAAATGAAATCTCGTTTAAAATAATATAACCATTTTCTAATGCTAAAAATATATACTCTATACAATTTTCCAACATTAAAACCCTTTTATCATTAGTGTATTGTTTTAACACATTTAAATTTTCTTTTATTTCTTTTTCTACTTCTTTTATGGGTTTTTCAGTTATAATTTGTCTCTCTCCCATTTCAACTTTTGCAAACTTAGGATAATCACAACCTGTATATTCTTTATATACTTTTAGAAAAATATCCTTTTTACCATTCCAATAAACTTTATCTATTGTCCCTCTACACGTATAAGAATTATTTAATTTTTTATATACTTCTAATATATACACCTTATCACCTCCTTCCTTATTTATATTATATCATAAATTAATACTGTTGTCAACTATTTTCTAATTTTATTTCTTTAACTTTTGCTTTTACATAACCATCTCTAACTGCTTCTATCCCATTAAACTCATACTTAGGACAAGAGTAATAAAATATATCGAATATCTCTCTATTTTTCCCTCTTCTTTTTTTACATATATTGTGTTTTCCTGTTTTCAAATAAGAACAAGTCATACAATTTTTTTCTTCCATATTATACCAACAGCCTTTCTAAATTTTTTTCTTCTACTTTTAAATCAAGCATTTTAGCAACACCTAAAATACCTGTTGTAGTCCATCTTAAGTTTATATATCCTTCTCCAAAATTGTCTATACCACCTACAAGTTTTACAAAGTCTCTATCCATGTTTAAATTAGGATACCATTGGTTATTAATCCTACTTAAAATTTTATATTTTCTCGCCAATAAAATTTCAAAATCAGTACCAGAAGAAAATCCAAATAGATTTCCTACCTGTCTTGAAGTAAATAATTTATTGCTATTTTTAAATTTTTGTAACCAGTCTAAATTAGATTGTATTTCAATATCAAATTTCTTTTTTATCATACTTTACCTCCTAAGCACATCTTTTCATTTTTGCTAAAGCTCTTCTCATTATTCTACTAACCTGCATTTGACTTACCCCTATTTGTGATGATACTTGTTGTTGAGAACAATTATTATAAAAAATTTCCTCTATAACATATCTTTCTCTTTCACTTATAACACTAAGCAAATATTCTATATATATATTTGTATCAAAATCCTCTTCATAAGGAGGTATTAAAACATCTGCAAATGTACCTTTTTCTTCACCTTTATCGTCAATTCCACAAGATTTATCAAGTGAAACAACTCCAAAAGAAATATCTTTAATTTCTTTTACCTCGTCAATACTTAAATCTAATTCTTTAGCTATTTCTTCTACTGTCATATCAGAAAGCATAGATTCTATTCTATATTTGTTTCGAGTTATCTTTCTTCCATAAACAATTCCCCTTTTTTTACCTCTAAATTCTCTTCGTATGCCACCTAATATATAAGGAACGGCATAAGATGAAAATTCATAACCTTTGCTTTTATCATAGGTATCAACACATTTGATTAGGTTCATAAGTCCTATTTGTTTTACATCATCATAAGTATAATCATACGTATTAAATAGTCCCAATCTTCTATTTATTACATAATCTACTAATTTCATATTTTTAATTATAAAATCATCTTTTTCTTTTTTATTTTTAAAATTCATATACCTCACTCCCCATAAATCTATAATCTTATTTTTACAATCTTATTCGTTTTAAATCTTTATCAAATTTAAAGCCTATAATCTTACTTGTGGTTGCTAAATAATAAAGACTGCTAAAATTGACTCTCGTATTGCTGCCTTCGGCTTTAAATAAGTCATTCATTTCATCTATTACAATGTCTACACTCACAGAATTATCTTTATCTGCCAATCCTAAATGTCTTTGATATAATATTATCGTAAACATAATTTGTCTTAAAGATTCATTAAATTTTTCTTCTTCTTTAAATTCTTTAGTTGGATTTTTATCTGACATATAATAATAACCTTCCTTGCCTACAACTTTAAGTACTTGAGGTATAGTCATGCCGTTAAACCAACCATACTTCAAAGTATTGCTATATATATCTTCATATCCTATGTCACCTTTTCTAAGTTCTTCAAAATCATTTCCTTTGACCATAAGTATCCACTCATGTGGGACTTTACAATCAAACTCTATAAAGAAATCATCAGTTAAAAATAAATTGTCCCTTTTAAATGTACATTTTTTCATAAATAAACCCTCCTATTTAATTATCCATTCACCATTCACTTTTGTAAATGTTGGATATTCTTTTGGAAATAATCTTCTAAGCTTTCTCATTCCTATCACCTTTTGAAGCTCATGTATTCCATGTCTAAAATCATCTATATCTGATGGGTGAGTTTGCTCTAAAGATACAAACATATTCCACAAATCTTTTATTAGATTATCTATTGTATTTTCTTTTGACTTATCTTCACTTACATTAAAAAGATAAGTTGTTTTATGTTGCAATAATCCATTTTCTATGATATACCCATTTTCAAAGACTTGTTTTCTTAATTTCGTATATTCACAATTTTCATAAGCACACTCATTAGTACAATTATAATCTGAATAATATCTGCATTTCTTTAAATCACAAGTAGGCAAATCTACTCTCATTTTACCACCCCGACTTATGTATTAATGTTAATAATGTTACAATTAAAAGACAGAATGTATACCCATTCATAAAATCTGTTGTCAAAACACCATTTCTACAGCCAATAAGACTTATTATAGTTACTATTATTAACAAAACTATATATCCAATCATTTTCTCAAATCCTCTCTTAATTTCATAAGGACTAATCCTAATCTATTTTCTCCAATCCATAAATCATATTTTTGACTATATGCCATACCCCAATATCTATCGTTCCAACGGTTACCTTCTACAAGTTCTCTATCTCCTGTTGCCAATAATTTCACTTTCAAAATTTCATCTTGTGTAAACTTCGCATAACATACATTATACATAATCTCATCTTTAACATTGTCCCAATCTTCTCTTATTAGGATTTTTCGTCCCAATTTCTTTGATTGAGAAGGTCTTCCCATTTCAAATTCTTTTACTCTATCCCAACACTTCTCTGCATGAAAAGGTGCTTCGCTATTAGTAAATTTATAACCTCTATAATCAAATACTTTGCCTTCATAGAAGTTACTTAAAAAGAAATATTCTCCTCTAAATGACATAATTGCCGTATCCTCATTTTTTATATTATAGTTTTTCATTTTCGATTTCTCCTTTCTATATTTATATTATATCACATTATCATACTGTTGTCAAGTGTTTTTTCATTTTTTTTAAAATTTTTCCAATATGTCTACTTATATATACTTGATTACAACCATACATTTCTCCTATTTCTTTTTGAGTTTTATTCTCATAGAAATATAAAGTTATTAAATCTCTTTCGTTCTTAGGTAATATATTTAATAATTGTTTTACAATCATTTTGTTATGTAATTTTTCTATAGAATCTTCTGAATCTGCTATCATATCTCCAATAGTTGTATCTTCTTCATCACTATTAATGGATTGATTTAAAGATGTTAACCCACCTATTAAAGAATATATCCTATTTAAATCTTGTAGGTTTACATCTAATATTTCACATATTTCTTCGTTAGTTATATGAACATTTTTTCTTTTTAATTTATTAATCTCTCTTAATAAATTCATATCAATTTCGCTCAATTTATTCATTCTATTCCTAGCAATAACTTTTTTAGAAACTTTATCTAAAGAAGTTATGCCATAAGTATAAAAACTCAAACCTCTTTCAGTATCAAATCTCTTAATACATCTTAATAAAGCTAAATTAAGTTCTTGTTCCATATCCTCTAAATCAAAAGCTTGTATTCCTGCTTTCCTTGCTCTTCTCATTTCATGTTCTACAATTACTTTATATTCATTAAATAATTCATTTAAAGCTTCATTATCACCATGTTGTGCTTTTAAAAATAATTCCTTCATTCCATTTCTCCCTTCATCTTATATATTAATTATATCATATTTTAATATTGTTGTCAAGTATTATTTTAAATTTTATCCATGTATTCATTACACAACTTATCTGCCTGTATATTCCCATAATTATCTGAATGTCCTTTTACCTTAACAAATCTTATATCTTTGAATTGAGATTTTAATTCAATTAATTCAATCCATAGTTCTTTATTTGCTACTGGATTTTTAGAAGCATTTTTCCAATCTCTTTTAATCCACCCTTCATACCATTCCGTTATCCCCTTTTTAACATAGTTACTATCCAAGTATACTATTATAGGTATGTTCTTATTCTTAATAGCTTTTAAACCTTCTATACAACCTGTTAATTCCATTTCATTATTAGTTGTATTCTTCTTACCTCCACATATGCTCTTTGAATGATTTTTATAAACCATATAGCAACCCCAAGCACCTATGTTTGAGTTTTTACCATTACCTCTACCCCCACCATCAGTCCAAAGTTCAATAACTTGTTTAAACATTTATTTACCTCCTATCTTAATAAAAAAAGGAAGAATAATTATTCTTCCTTGTCTAGTTCAGTTTATCTCTCTTATCAAAATAAGCCTTCTGCATATCAAGAGAAAACTGAATTTCTTCTTCCGTCATATCTTTTACTTTATTGTTAATAAAAATTCGTTGGTATAAATGCCCTCTAATGTTTATTTCTCTGTCCAACATTACTTCTGCTTTGTCTCCAAATCTTCTGATAACAGTACCACATATTCCTTCTTCTTCATCATAGTACACATTACAGAACAATTTAATTTCTAAAGGACTTACATAAATTCTTTCTTTTGTCATCTTCCCACTCCTTTTGTCATCTTCTCACTCTAAACAATGGCTTTAGACTCCTAGGTTATAGATTTTATTAACCACAATTAATTGATAGTAACTTTTAACAAAATCTATTTATCAATCAACTTATAATAAGTTTACCTTGAATGGGTGTAACCCTACACCCTCTATTCCTTCTGCAAATGCTTCAGGAAATACTTTTTTAATTATTTGATAAGAGCCATTTACATCAGCGTTAATTTTTATTCCGTTATTACTTATAAACAAACCTCTGTATTTTCTTCTGCTTTTATTATAATTTTCTTTTATTGGCAAATCACTATCTAAAAATGAAGTACCACTTGTATAGCTTTCTTCAGTAACGATAACTCTTATTCCAAATTCTTCAGCTTTATATTGTACTTTTTGTATGAAATTATAATAAGGTATACTAATAAAATTTTGATTTACTTTCTTGCTCATTTTACTGTTTTGTTTCCAATTTTTGTTATTTCCAATTACTATAGTGTTAATATCATTATTTCTACAATAATCAACTAAAAATCTACTGGCTTTATGCACAAAATCATCTACTTTATTATTTCTTTTAAATGTTAAATTTCTCATTTTATTAGTATAATCCAATTTATTAATTCTTTTTGCTATTGATTGATAATGAGATATTTTTTTATTATAATATTGATTTATTGATTTCAGACCTTTACCATTTATTACTAATGGAATTAATCCACAATTATTAGTTATGGTTGCAAAGTTATCTAAACCTAAATCAATTCCAACATATCTACCATTATCAATCAATGGTTCAATATCTTCAGTTTTATAAACTATTTCAATGACTAAATACTTATCTTTAGGAATTATTCTTACTTGTTGAAGCCCTTTTCTTATTTTAGTTTTAATCAATAATCCTTTAAATTTTTTAGAGAATTTAATATATCCATTTTTGATTTTACAGTTTTGATTAGTTACTATAAGAATATTTCTACCATTTTTAGATTTATACTTAGGTAGTTTAGGTCTACCTAAGTACTTACTTGGATTTTTATTATAATCTTTTATACTAGAAAAGAATGATTTCCAATTTTTATCTAATAATTTTAAGCATTGTTGACTTGAATTAGCTAATGGCATATTCCTATAATCATAATCATTACCCTCTTTTTTTAATATCTTATCCAAATCATTATATCTAAGCCATTTACCATTATTTATAAATTCTTGCCTTATTATATAATTTGCATAATTATATAAATTTTTAGATTTAAAGCAAAATTCATCCAATAGATTGTAATACTTATGGTTTGATTTTATAATATGTTTTTCCACTCTATTCATCGCTATCATCTCTTATCAATTTTTGTTATATTGACTCCTATATATATTATACCAAACTTTAAAAATATTGTCAATAATTATTTACAAAAATTTATTATTTCATTATATATTTTTTCAACCATATTGTCTACATTTACACTAGAGGTTTTTCTTTTCTTTATAACGTCTTTTATATTACATGATGTTATCCCTAATATGGAAGCATTTCCAACTTCTATAGTAAAGAAATTTGTCGCAGAAGCAGGTTCTATTCCTCTATTAGGTCTTAATTTTATATTGCCTAAATTTTTCTTACTTCCTATACCTGAATCTATAGCTACTATTTTTTTATCTTCATTTTCAAACATAACCTTTAAGCATTCTTCTATATAATTTTTCCCATCAATAGGCTTTTCTACTGTCCCATAAACAGTAAATCCTGCTTCTTTTAATTTACTCCCTAATCTTGGAGCAAAGCTATCTAAAGGATATTTAGGGCAACCTATACATAAGAATACTAAGTCTTCTTTATTACATAATACTTTTTTTATATTTCCTATTATCTTCATACTATCACCTCTTAAATATATTGATATATTAACATATGGAAACCTTTTCCAGTTCTTATAAAATTTTGACACCAAGTCTCCATGTCAATATTTAATTCATTTTCTCCCAACTGTGCTATTTTTATTATGGCATCAGAGGGAATTTCTTCATAAAATATTCTCTCAAAGCCTTCCTTAGCTTTTTCATATTCTTCATTGAGTATTTGTTCCTTGACTTCGTTAAAAAGTCTCTCTGTTTCTTCTACAGCCTTCTGTCTTGCTTTTATACTCTCTGTATATTTTAATAATTTTTCTAAACCCTCACCTTCAACAAACTTTAACTTTTTAGTGACCCTCATATTCCCCGTTGCCAAAAATCTATAAATATCTATAAATCTTGTTTAATTCCCTGTTCTACGAGTTCAATTTTGGAAACTATAAATAGCAACCTACTTTCGTTTGATATAACTCTCCGAGGGCGTAAATTCGGATACAACGCATCCTACATATTAGCATTATCTTGTATATGATACTATGCTAATTTATATTTAGAAAGATTAATACTTGCATTTAAATCTCTATCAATCACAAGCCCACAATTACACTTGTATACTCTATCGGATAGCTTTAAATTATTCTTAATCTCTCCACATTGGCTACAAATTTTTGATGATGGATAAAATCTATCTGCTATAACTAATTCAATTCCTCTAAAATTGCACTTGTATTCAAGTTGTCTTCTAAATTCATAGAATCCTTGTTTTCTTATAGCATCAGATAAATGTTTGTTTTTCATCATATTAGAAATTGCCAAATCTTCTATTACTATTCTGTATGGCTTGGTTTTCACTATACTTGTAGTAGCTTGATGAAGATAGTTATTTCTAATATTAGCCAATCTTCTATGTGTCTGTTGTATCTGCTTTTCAAGTTTTATAATATTTTTAGTTTTGACATACTCCTTTCCTTTTTTATTTTTTTCATACTTTCTACTTACTTGTCTTTGTAATCTTTTAAGTTTCTTTTCTGTTTTTCTGACTGTACAAGTTTTATTTATGTTTTTATAAATTGTACCATCGGAACAGATTGCTAAGTTTTTCAATCCTAAATCTATCCCCAATGATACATTTGTTAATTCTTCTTGAATTTCTTCTTGCTCTATACCTACTGATAAATACCAATATTTGTTATCGTAACTTATTCTTGGGTTACTATATTTAACTCCAATAGGTAATTGCTCATTAGTTTTTATCCAACCTATCTTTTCAATCCTAACTAATTTATTGTCCTTGACTTTAAGTTTAACATTGTCATGATAAAAGGACTTCTTACTTCTTTTTCTACTTTTAAATCTAGGTTTACCTGACAATCCTTTAAAAAATCTTTTATATGAATTACAGGCATCTTTTACAGCTTGTTTTGGAACATTATTAGATACTTCATTCAACCAACTTAATTCGGTTTTCTTTAATTGAGTTATTTCTTTTCTAAGAACACTATCAGATATAAATTTACCACCATTTCTATAATTTTCTTCTTGCCTATTTAAAGTCCAATTATAAATAAATCTTGCAGTCCCCACTGATTGCCATAATTTTTCTTCTTGTAGTTTGCTTGGGACATAATCTAACTTTCTTTGCAAGTATCATCTTCACTCAACTCCTTAATTATTTTCTTAGTTTTATTAGCTCTTTCACCTTGAACCCTCCTGTTAGTTTAGTGTTTAATTATATTTATTTTTATATAATAATAGTGTATCCATAGAAAATGCACTAATATTATGTTTTCGTTTAAAATCTCTAATAGTAGAGTTATTCCATATTGTATTATTAGCTATTGTTTCTTCGTGCATCTTGTATATAACTCCTCCTATATATAACTTTTGTGGTTTTAATAATACCCCATATCCAGCTAATGAATCATTTAAATTAGCAATTCTAGTTCTTAACCCATTAAACGTCATTCTATTTAAACCCATACCATTATTTCTTTGAGGTTTGCTTCTTACAATATAGGGACTGTTTACATTTAATTTATAAGCTTCATTTGAAGTTCCCTCTATATCCCCTAATTTATAGTAAGAAATTTCTTCGATAGCAGATTGACAATATTCTCTTAATATTTCATCCATTTCTATTATCTTATTTCCAACAATTATTTCATTCTTAGAGAAATCAACATCAGTTACTTTGACATTTGTTATATCATCAAACCTTTTATCTTTTAATCCATACCAAATTCCATAAACTAGGAATTTATCTTGTGAATTAATAAACTGTTCGCATATAGCAATTATTTCATCTTTAGTATAAATACCTTCATTATCTTTTATTATTTTATTAGGTGGTACATTTGAAAACTTTGTAGGTATATTAAGTACTTCATTAAACATTTTAGTAAAGTCATTTACTCTTATAGTTATACTTTGATAAGAATCTATTCTACCACAATGAATTATCAAAAAGTCGTTTATCTCTTCTAATGTTGCCCTAGTTATATTTTCCCCCTCGTTTACTACAAGTTTACCTTGTTCTGATAAGTAACTTATTAATCTTCTGTAATTAGCCCTAGCACCTATTTTTGATGCTTCGTTCCAATTCTCTGTTGCCTTCTCTATTGTCTCATAATTTTTTAAGTTTAACATATTCTTTTGAGGTGGAATGTTACCACCTCACCTCCTTTCTTTATTATACTTATATTATATCATAAACTCATATTGTTGTCAAGTGTTTTCTTGAAAAATTTTATGCTATTTTACTTAAATCTTCTTCTGTAAATTTAATATTCAATATTTTACTTATACCGTAAATACCAATCGGTGTGAATCTTAACTGGCTATAACTAAATCCGTCTTTATTGCCCACTACCATTTTATACCAAGATTTATCAGTTGTCGCATAAGGAAGCCAAGACTCCCCTTGCTTAAAGATTACTTTATTTTCATATAATAATTTATTTAACTTTTTAGCCGAAGATAAATCAAACAACTTAGCTATTTGAGTAGATGTATAACTTCCGTCTCTAGCCATAAAATCAGTAAACCAATCTGCTTTTGGTTGAAGCTCCAATATTCTTTTATTTTTTAATTCATTAATTTTAGTTGTTATTTCTACAACCTTAGAAAGATTTCCTTTTACTATTGCTGCTCCTAATTCCATAGACAATTTCTTTTCTTCGTCTATTTCATTTGCTACTGTTTCTATACTACCATTTCCATTTTCTGCATCATGCACTACATCTAAAATTCTACGTCTTAATTCTTTTGCTATCTTCGAGTCTCTTAATAACATTCCTACATTAAGTAACGTACGTTTATTTAATAATGTTATACCTCTATTAGTTATATCTAAAGTCATATCTATTAATTTTAGGGAGTCTTTATATTTAGAGATTTCTAAACTTACATTGTGTAAGTTTAAAGCTAATTCTCTAAATTCTTTTCTTTTATATACTTTTAAACCGTTTTCTTCAAGCTCTTCTCTGTTTCTTGAAATTAACACCTCTAAAACATTTTTGTCTACTTCAAAATAATTGGCACACATTTGAACGGTTATTAAATCAGTTTCTTCTATTGTCAGTATATCTTTTACCTGTTCTAATACATGAATATTTTCCTCGTTTATCTTTTGTTTTCTTTCATTTAAGTCAATTATCCCTTCGTTAATTCTTCTATCCATTTTATCACCTCTCCTTTCTCATTAAATAATATATTTATCCTTGTAAAACTTTTTCATTTATTGACATAACTAATTCAGATACTTTTTTCTCATTTATTTTTTTAGGCAATACACTATTTTCTTTAGCATACTTAAATTTTTCTTCTAAATCATTTGCTATTTCAAATATTTCTTCGTAAGTATATTTCCCATTTCTTATATCTAACAATAATTCTTTTTCATCTTCTCTGTATGTCCTAACGCCTTTACCACTTAATATGTCTGTTCCCATTAAATATAAACGAACTAAATGCATTGAATGTTTCAATAGATGCAATTCGTCTTTCTTTTTGTTACGATGGTTTAATTTCCCATACTGCTTAACAACCTCTCCCATTTCATTCAACATACATTTTAAATCTCTTAACGGATAATGGGTTAAATTTATATCTATCATTATCTCTTTATCATAGTCTTCTTTCAAAGAACTATCTATATATAACTTTAAATCCTTATCCATATGTTGGTAAGATATCTCAAATGTGTTCATTCTTTTTTGAATAGATTCTAATAAATGTTTCTCTTTTTCAGATTGAGTATAGCTGTCTCTAACCATAGCGTTTTTCAACCTTCTTAATTGATTTTGTGAATACCCTAAAAATGCACCATAAACTGCATCACTACTTAAAAATATCTCTACATTATCTTTTAACATTTTCCCCTCTTCTGTCATTATAAAAGTGTCTTCTTCTCTTGTCCCTAATATTTCTATTACATTAGGATTAGAATTACATAATAAATTTATCATTTGTTTCAACGGATATATTACTGTATCTGAATCTGAAGGAGTATATGGTTTATTTTTACATTTCATACTTAATATTTCATCCTTAGAATTTAAATATATACCTCTTAAATCAATATCAGAGCCTTCTACATTCGTTCCATAGGCATATGAGCCACCATAAGTTAGTAAACATATAGGATTTTCTTTTGTAAACCTATCGGTTCTTATAAAGTCATACTCTTTGTTCTTTAATAATAAATTATTCATAATTAACACCCTCTCCTAAAGAATATATTTTTTATCAAAAGTATTTCCGTATCTTTTTAATATCTCCATCTCTAAATCTTTAGATATAAAGTTATTATTTCTTATATTCATTTTTCTAGCACCTTTATTAACACATTCATTCTTTTTTTGCATATAACTTTTCTTAGCTATATAGCGTTCTAAGATATAAGGATTAGAACTTTTCTTTTTATTACAATCTTCACAAATTAATCTTAAATTATTAAAGTTCCAACATTGTTCCCATAATTCTTCTACAAGTCTTAAATCATCAACTCCGTATTTCTCTTTAGCTAATTTCTTAAAGAAAGCTTTAGGTATTTTATGGTCTACCGTTATTTCATTTCTTCTTATTTTTTTACCACATTTAGGGCAAATATAGTATTTACCCTTAAATCTATTTTTTACAGTTCTAGTAGTTACCAACTCTTTTTTAACTGTATTAGCATAATTTTTGTCATCAAAGACACAGTCTTTTCTTTTAACGATTGTGTCTTCTCCTTCTAATATCACATAACTGTCTTCTGTTTCCCCTATTATAGTAGCCCTTCTAACCTCATATCTTCTGTTACTCTTATTAAAAAATACATAATACTTTTTCATTCTGTTTCCCGTTATCAAAAATCTATAAAAATCTACAAATTAAACTTAAATAAATCTTCATTCCTTTTTCATTCTATTCTATTTCAGAAATACCTACTCTAGTTACTAATAGTCCAAAGGCGTAAATTCGTGTCTAACGAAACACTACATATTATAGAAAATCTTATAATAATGACTTTCCATAATTCATAAGATTAATACTTGCATTAAAATCTCTATCAATAGTTAAACCACATTTTTCACAATAATATGTTCTATCAGATAATTTTAAATCTTTCTTTATATTAAAACAATTACTACATATTTTGCTTGATGGAAAATATCTATCCACTTGTTCAAATCTAATACCATTCCATTCACATTTATACTTCATTTGTCTAATAAATTCATATAACCCTATCTTTTGAACCTGTTTAGCAATTGATTTATTTTTCATCATATCTTTAATACATAAATCTTCCATAACTATCATACAAGGTTTGGCTTTCACTATTGTAGAAGTTGTTTGATGTATATAATTTAATCTTATATTATGCAGTTTTCGATATAATCTATTTATTTTATTTTCAAGTTTAATTATATTATTGGATTTTCGATAACTCCTCCCCTCTTTATTTAATTTATATTTTTTACTTACTTGTCTTTGTAACCTTTTAAGTCTTTTTTCTATTTTTTTAATAGTCAAATCTTTGTTTATATTTTTAAATATCATTCCATCGCTACATATTGCTAATTTTTTTATGCCTAAATCTATTCCTATTACTTCATTTGTTAGTTTATGAATTTCATTATCTACACTTATACTTACAGTTAATATCCAGCATCTACCATTATATGATACATGAGGATTGCTAAATTTAATTATTTGAGTTAGGGCTATATTGTAGTTAGATTTATATTTTACTCTACCTATTTTTTCTAAATTAACAGTATTATTTTGGTAAAATTTAATTTTCTCATATCTACTATAAAAAGATAATTTAGATTTCTTTCTACTTTTAAATTTAGGTAAATTAGCTCTACCTTTATAAAAATTAGTATAAGCTTTATCTAAATTTCTGATTGATTCTTTTAATGTTGCATTAGAAACTTCACTTAACCACATTTCTTGTTTTTTATATTGTGTTAACATTTTATTTAACTCAGTAGAAGAATATTTCTTTTTATCTTTTTTATATAATTCATTATTCAAATTCAATGCCCAATTATAAATATATCTTTGACAATTAATATGTTTATAAAATAATATTTCTTGTTCTCTTGTAGGACATAATTTTATTTTTAATGATTTCATCTTACAATAATATCACCTTCCTTTATATATAAAATCTTATCAGGTTTTATAAAAATTTATCTTAATATTTTTCCATTATTAATTGTTTTAATTTATAAGCATTCACTAAATTAATACTATCTTCATTCATTTGATTTATTAAAGAATCACATTCATTAATTAATAAATCTTTATTTATATTATTTATTATCATTTCTGTCATAATACCTAATTCGTAAGTAACTTGACATTCTTCTAATCCATAAGTTGAATTATCATAATAATTATTTAGAATATCTCCCATTATATCGTTATATTCTTCTGTAAATTCACCTCTACTTTGTTTCGCCATTTCGATAGCCTGTTCCCTGTCTGTATAACAAGTAACATTACTAGAGCCAAAATGTAAACCTGTTAAAAAGAATGTCAAACAAAGCAACGTACAACCTATAAATTTAAGTGCTTTTTTATCTTTTTCATCAAATAGTTCTTTATAAAGCCATTTTAAAAAGTTATCTTTACTCTTCTTATTTGTATTTTTATTCATATTACCCTCTCCTTTTCTTTATTATACTTATATTATACCATATTATCAAAGTGTTGTCAAGTGTTTAATATAATTTTCTCTTATTATTTCGTATTTTTTTAAACTTGGAAACGCTACTACAATTTCTCCAAATCTATCTATTATATCGTCTTCATTTATAAAAGACACTATCTCTCCAACTGTATCTTTAGGAACTCCTAGTACTTTTTCACATACTTCTCTAAGAACAACCTTATCTCCTTTATTCATTCCGTTTTTGCTATCTGTTGTCTTTATAAGATTAAAGTGTTCAGACCAAACTTCAAAATTTTTGTGTTTATAAGATATTAATGGTGCTACTATTATATCTCCACCATCTATATCTATATTAAACATATTTTCGTCTTTTTTAGTCATAGTGACAACACAAAGATTGTCACTATTAGTTATTCTATAAACGTTACGACCACGCCCTATTATTATATCACCTATATTAAACATATATTATTACCTCCTTACTCTCCTAACATCATTAAATAACGATTAACTAAATGTTGTATAAATTTAACATTAGAATCCATTGACGGACAGCTTGACTCATATATAAGGTCAGACTTTCCATTAAGAAATATTCTTCTAACCTCTTCATAGATATTACTAGGAACATTTACTCCGTATTTATTAAAAGCTTTATCAAATTTATCACCGTCAAATCCGTCTCTTCTTTCAAGAGCATACACTAAACCTATTAAAGAGTTTGTTACTTTATTTTTATCTGTTATTGATTCATCTATACTATAATTGTTTCTAGCACAATTCATGAAGAAATCTTTTATATCACAACTACTTACTTTAGGGTTCATATCGCTAAATATGTTAAAATCATTCAATGAACTGGCTATATTATAACTTTTTAATTCTAAAGCTAGTTTAACTCCATACATTTTATCTTCGTTTGACATATTTGTCACAAGGTCAAGTACTGATGGGGCATTTGAAATACTAAATCCTTCATATCTCAAATAACAATATTCATACATAGTTTTTTTGTCATTACTTGACTCCACGAAAGAAGCTCCTCTATTATTAATATCTCTATTATAAACTGTTTTATATATAGAATCAGAGAATATAAATCCTTTTTCGTCTAAGGCTATTCTATTTAAACTAAAAGCTTGTTTCTTTAAGTATGTACTTAAAACTCCTTTTCTTAGTCTTAATTTTCCTAATTCTGTTTCTAAGTAATACCCTCTATTGTCTCTTTTAATCATATCTTTAATAGGAGTAAAATCCTCTACTAAAAGTTTGAAGTGGTTTAAACTTATCTCTTTATAGAAAAGAAATCTTCTCACCCCTTTGTCTATTGCATAAACCTTTGTATAAGGATTTAATTTTTTTATTCCATTTGATACTACACTCATAATTTTTTGTTCTTTGTTCATATTACCCTCTCCTTTTTTTTATTATACTTATATTATATCATATTTTAATAATGTTGTCAAGTGTTTATGAAATATTTTTAATTTTTTTATTAAAATATTCTCTACCTTTAGGAGTTATTAAAGTCTGTGTCCCTGCATGATTGTTTATAACAAATTCTTTTATCTTAAACAGTCCTTTTGACATACTTGTAGAATAAGGTTTTAAGTTACCTCCGTTATCTCTAAAAATATATTTATTGTTTATAAGGAAAGCAATAAAATCTTTTTGTTTTATATCCAACTCTTTAGCCGTATCCCTAAAATTTAATAATAAATCTTTATCAACTAAATCATCAAAATATTTTGCTTTAGGAGACATTTCTCCGATAGTTTTTTGATGTTCTTCATTTTCTAATTGTAGTTTTTCTTTTTCTTCATATTCTTCAATCCAACGTCTTGCTCTTTCTTTTGGATTTTCTATCATGTAAGAAGGTAATTTTTGTTCTTCTAATTTGTCTATATATTGAATTGTTTTATATCTAACTACGGCACTTTCTTTATTTAGTATTTGTAATGCACCGTCACGATTCAATGAGTAACAAGGTCTTTGTTCTCCTTTAGCATCTGTGTAATCAACGGGTACAAAATTGTGCTCGTTAATTATTCCGGCATTTTCAAGTGTTTCAACCTCATTTCTTATATCTCTCATTAATGTTTTGTGTAATTTTTTAGTGTCATTCCCTTCTTCTTTTCTAAACTTATTAATTAAGTCACATAAATCTACGCTTGTCATTCTTACTTCATTAGAAATTAATAATCCATTCATACTATCTTCTCCTTTTCTTTATCATACTTATATTATATCATATTTTAATAGTGTTGTCAAGTATTATTTTGTATTTTTAAAAACTTTATAATAAAAAATATTATCAATAGCAATGCCCACAAACATAAAGACAAAGCCTAAATTAGTAGGTAAAGTAACCAATGTGCTAAATCCATATCCTATAATACTTGTTATATTACAATAATAAGTTGTCTTATTGTCAAATACCTCTCTAGCTTCTCCTTCATATCTAAGAGCTTTTAATCTAGTCCCACCACAAATTATATTACGAGTTATAACTGCACTCATTAAAGCATCGCTCATAAAGTAAATGAATGGATCAGCAATTCTAATTAAAAATAATCCCGTTAATATTCCATAGGCAATAACCTCTACTCCTAAAAGAATACCAAAGGTTTTATATAATTCTTTGCTTTTATTTAACCATGCCTTAGTTATAATAGCTACAAGAATACAATTAATTAAACTAGCTAAACTCATAATGTTTGAATTAACACTCTTCATTGTTATAGTATGAACTATTGGGTAGGATACACTATAAAATAAATTACTTAATGCACCTGCAATTAATAATTCATCTATATTCTTATTCAATTTTAACATACTCTCCTTCTTTCTTTATTCTTATATAGATAGATATATAGTTTAGATAGGTCGTAAATTTTTTACTTTTATCCGAAAATATATAGCATTCCCAACGGGTATAGCGATTTTCAATACTCGTAAATTTTTTACTTTTTTAAAATAGAATGGCTAAATTTCAACGTTTCTTAAAAATAATATAAAATTAGCACCCATATGAGTGCTAATAAAATAATTGATAAGTATTACATAAACCTTTATTTCCTTTAATTTTGTCTACTATTACCAAATTTGCCTTTTTTAAATTGTTAACACATCTTGGTACGTTATCTGACGATATTCCTGTTAAATAAGATATATCTTCAAGAGTTACAGTTTGATTATTTGCCATTAAGTATCTTAAAGCAATAGCTACTTTTAAATCGTTATCCTTTATTATTTTTTGCATTTTTGCTACGAATAAATTTGTGTTTAAATGTACTATTTCTTTATTGTATTTTTCAAAATCAAAGTTATAAGCATAAAGTTCTGTAGGCTTTTTAGAGCCGTCTATTTGTTGTTTTGTACTATATACTATATTTTTTTCTTTTAAGGTTTTTAAAGCTTTAGACACAGTTGGCTTACTAATTTTTAAGAAGTCTGATATATCTTCTTTAGTAAAAAATTTCGTATTACAAACTTTTAATAATGCCATTATAGTTAATTCTGTTCCAGTTAATACTTCTAACATAAACTTTTTTCCTTTCTGACGGTTTATTATATGCTTTTTAGTAAGTCCTACAACCTTGTCATCTAATGATATATCAGATAATACAAAAATATCTTTAGATGTTATATCTTTATACTTACATTTTAAACTACACAGTTTCTGTCCTGTATCTATACAACAAGGTTTTATAAAAGAAGGATTATCATATATACTTTTGACAACTCTTTTAATTTCATTTTTAGATAGTTTTTCCTCACAGTTGTCATTAAACTCATAAGCATATTGTAGAGCCTTGTGTTCGCTTAGGTTAGCATATTTACAAGTAGTTGATATAAACATTAAGGAATTATTTCTAAACCCTTTAGAAGCTCCATGACGGACTATTTGATTGAAACAGAATAAATCCTCTACGTTATCAATCTCTATATCTGTATCACTCTTTTTAAACTCTACAATTCTATGATTCCTTAAAGTATTTAAATCATACCCTCTAATTGGATTACTGTTTGTCACAATAGAAGAATACTTATTTACTTTAAGGTTCATAGTAAAGGGTACTCTTATTATTTGAGTGCTACTACAAGCCTTCATATCGGCTTTAAACAAGCCTGTAATATGTCTGTTGACTTCTACTATATCCTTAATAGGATAAGAGCCTTCTAGCTTAAAATATAAGTGCCAACCTCTACCACTATTGACAACCATGTGTGTAAATAATCCTATCTTTTTACACATATAATATATCTCTGATATAGGTAAATCTTCTTCATCTATATCTACTACTATAACATTTCTATTTAGTAATAATTCAGTCTTATAATCTTCTGTAACAGTTGTTGCTAACCCTATATAGCAATTATTACGTTTATACTTTTTGATTAAAGCTAATCCTTCTTCATAAGTACTAAAGAATAATTGTCTACTGAAATTGGTATTAGGATTATTAATCCAAAAATAGCCTTTTTCAACTGCATTATTCTCTAGTGTAGGAAGAATCAACTTTAAGTATGCTAATATTTTCTTTTCCATTACATCTTCTCCTAGTTCGATATTCTAATTATATTATACCAAAAATTACTAATGTTGTCAAGTGGTTTACTCTTTTTCATTTAGATAAATCTTACCATATATATCTAACATATACGATAAATCATTTAAAACCCCTTTAGTTACTCGTTTATCTTTTTTATATGTTTCTAAAATTTTAAAATGTTTAAATAATAAATCTCTCAACTCTTTGTGAGCATATGGAACTTTTATAATATATTCATATTCCCCTATATCGTTTTTAGGATTAATTTCTACAATCTTAACAGTAGGATATTCTTCCCCTATATACTCTTTATATATTTTTTCAATGCTTGAAAAATCTTTGTTCTTCTCTATTCTGTAATTCCTATCATTGTTGGGACTTTTATATAGATATTCCCCATCTTCTGTTTTATCTAAAAAAGTCCAGTTAGGAAAAAATGCTATCATATTATCAACTCCTTTTCTTATTATGATATTATTATATCATATTATCATAATGTTGTCAAGTGCTAAATAAAAAAAATCATGCATCAAGCATGATTAAGTAGATCAGGAATAGTTAAGTCTTTAAAGGTTGTATTTTCATTTATATCTGTTTCTAATAAAGTTAGAATAAACTCTATATATTTATATATCCTATCGGCATCTAACGTTCCCTTGAACCCTCTAAACTCTATTGTATCTTTATTGGTTAGGTTTATCATTCTTCTTCTTCCGAATGATTCTGAACCAAAAATTATTTCATTGGCTATTCGTGTATCAATTTTTTTATCTTTATAAGTATAAAATTCTGCATATGAAGTTTCTCTTCCACAAAAATCTATAACATCTTTTTTATTGTTCTCTAAGAACATTATTATTTGAGGAAGTTTCTTTACGACTTCATCAGTTTTAGTAACATGAATATGTAATCCACATCTATCTGATGCATACATTTCTTTTTTTAACTCTGATGTTATTTGTTCTATAATTCCATTATTTTTCATAAATTCATAGCTTAAAGGATTAGTTATTGTTTCAAACCCATTCTCTAAAGAGCCATCTCTTTCAAAACAACATAATGTTCTTGTACTTTCAGAAAACATTTTCTCTATACTTGGACTTTCATCTTGGAAAAGGATTCCATCACTTTCATTTAAAGATGAGTCTAAAGAGTATTCAGACTCTATTTCTAATCCAAAGAATATCCCATTTGAAGGATTACCATAGAGTTTTTTAGGAAAATCATGTTTGTTATGATATCCTCCGATGTTTGTATTTTCAACATCTTTTTCCTTCATACAATCTCTGCATATTTCACTACAGATATCGTCTTCGTAAGCTAATTCTCCACATTCACGACATATCATAAATCGGTATGATATACAATCACAAATAAGCCCTCTACTGTTTTTTATTTTTGCCATATGGGTAAGTTTCCCTTCTTTATACAATTCATATCTTTTATGATATATGCACCAATATACTTCATTATCTTTTATAAGTTGTTCTAAGCAATCTATACACACAGGAGAAGACGAATCCTCTCCTGCTATATAAACCTCTGTAAATACTTCTTTGCCACATTTACATTTTTTTACCATACTAATCACCTCGCTAAAATACTAAGTTTTCTTTAAATAAATCAAACCCACTAACTTTTTCTAAGTCTTTAAATGTAGGTCTTTCTGTTATACTGAATAAATGTTCTATATTTTCAATTAAGGCTAGGATAAATTCAATATAACCATAAACTCTTTTAGCATCTAACGTTCCTGCAAAACATCTAAATTCTATTGTGTGTTCATTAGTAAAGTTTATACACATATGTCTTCTTCCTTGAGGTCTTAAACATATTCTCTCGGCTTCATAGGCAGTTAATAAGTTTTCTTCTGTATAGAAGTCGCACCATTCTGTAAATGAATCATAAGTTCTTCTTGAGAAATCAACTATATCATTTTTATTACTTTCTAGGAAGGATAAGATTAACGGCATAGCTTTTATAACTTCATCAGTTTTAGTAACATGAATATGTAATCCACATCTATCTGATGCATACATTTCATTATCTCTAAGAGTCCCTAATATATCTTCTACTACGAAGTTATTTCTCATAAATTCGTAACTCATAGGATAAGTTATTGTTTCAAAACCGTCATCTAAAGAACCATCTTCTTCAAAATAAACTTTATCTGAACCTACTTTGTCTTGTACTGATAGAGCTATAAGATTTCTGTCTAAATCACAATTATAATCTCTTTCAGATTCTATTTCTAATCCAAAGAATATTCCATTTGAAGGAGTTCCATGAAAATATAATTCTTGACCATGATGGTAATGATAATATTTAATTACTTTTCTTTCTTCGTAACAATGACTACAAAGAACATCGTCTCCCATAACATATTCGTCTCCTTTTCTCATAGGTCTACCGCATTCGTCACAAGTTATATAGTTTTCATCGAATGCTTCTTGACACATCACTCTACAATTATCATAAACATCAGTTATTTCAACTCTATTTTCTATTGGCTCATAATCTCTATGTTCTTCGCAATAAAAATATCTTTCATCTAAACAATCTATACAGAACCATTCTCCGTTTAACTTAACCATTTCATATCTATTTTCTTCTTTCCCACAAACTGAACATATCATTTTATTTTCCATTCTATCCTCTCCTTTTCTTTATTATACCTATATTATATCACATTATCAAAGTGTTGTCAAGTATTTTTCTAAAAAAAATTATTTTTTTTCACATTCGCATTTAAGATTATTCTTTAGAACATTATTAAATCTTGTTATTCTTCTTTGTTCTCCACAAATATGCTCCAATATACAAGGTTTCATATATCCATTAAAAGACACTATCTTCCATTCATTATGGTATTTATCAGATAGTTTTTTACGAGCTTTCTCAAGCCTTATATCGTGTTTATATTGTTTTTCTTTGAGGGTTATTTCTTCTTTTAATTTAATAACTCTATCTTTTTCGTCCTCGCATATGTGATTAACAAAAGGCAAAGTAGATATATATTTAATATTTCTCTCAAATACATACTCTTTACATTTAGGGCATCTAAACCAAGCATAATAATCTTGATTATACCTTACTTCACTAGGTTTTAAATCATTTAATTTATTATCCCACCAAGTAGCCATTGAGGGATAAACTCCCTCAAAACTATTTGAATACTCTATCATTCTTATCACCTCATAATCATTATATCATATAATTACATTGTTGTCAAGTTAAATTATATCAAATAAAGGATTAGAATTTGATAATTCTTTAAGTTTATCCTTATCGCTATTGAAGTAATGATTAAGAGTAGTTGTACTGCTAGAGTGTCCCAGTTCTTTTCTAACAACGTCTAAGTTCTCACTTGAACCATTTATCATTACCGATGAATGACAGGCTCTTAGGGCGTGAGTATTAATTTTATCAAGTCCTGCATTAGTGGACACTTTGTTAATAATTCTAAGAATATCTCTTGAAGATATTTTTCTACCTGTTTTAGATAAAAACAATATGTCTCCGTCTTTTGAAGTAGGTCTATAATTGTCTATATAGTAATTTAAGTCTTCTAGTATCTTATTATTAAGATAAGCTATTCTAGTCTTAGAAAACTTAACTCCACCTTCTTCTGTCCATCTAGTCAATATTGTTTCTCCTGTCTCTAGATTAACATCTTGTATTCTTAAATATTCTAACTCTGCACATCTTAATCCATTAGATAATAATATAGCTACCATTAAATGATTTCTAAAAGATAACTTATTATCGTTTTTATGACTATTTGTGTACTTTAAAAGAGTAATGGCTTCACCCTGATCTACTATTCTTTTATCCTTAGTATTTCCCGTACTTCTAGGTATTGTCCTAGCAGTATTAGTGGTACAATATAACTCTCCTATCATATAAGTGTATAGTCTACTTAATACGGCTATTCTCTTGTTTATAGTAGCCGATTTAAACCCTTGTTTTTCTAGTTTAGATAACCATTTTATGGAGTATTCACTGCTCCTTATTTTGGCTATGTTCTCAAATGTAGCCCTTTCTGCATCTCCTTCAAACATATAATCTATCATTTCTTTTAGTATTGCTTTATAAGAAGATACAGTTAATTTCTGATTAGCACCTTGAATTTCTGTAAGATATTCTAAGAATAAATTTAAATCTTTATTCATATTAACCCCTCCTAATATCATTAATAAACATTACTGTTTTTCCGTCTCTTAAACATCTATTAAAGAGACTTCTATATCTTTTTAATTTTTTGTCATTCTTGTAACGATTTAACTCTAGTAAAGTTTTATTAACACTTTTTACATGGTTGTCAAACTCTTCTTCTGATTCTTCTATATAAAGTCTATCCTTTTCACTTCTAAGATTCAACATCTTAATTTCTCCAATATATTCTTTGCATAATTGTTCTAATGCCTTTTCTGATTCTAAACTTGTAAGTCTATTTACTCCCCATGCAGATAAATATAATTCATGTTTATCTGATATAAACACATTGTCTGTAATAAAAATCATATTAACCCCTCCTTTATTTCTATTCTTTGAAGTTTTACAATGTGTATTTTGCTATAAGTTTCCAGTGTTTGCTTTAATTGAAAATTGTTTCTAGTATTAATAAGTATTTCTGATATCTTATTAGGAGAGTCTGAATCTTCTTGAGACACTCTTCTTATCTCTTCTTTAAATATTTCTTTTGCTTTTTTATAAGTATCACTAGGCTCTAACGTAACCACCTCTATAGAAGATACTTTGTAATCGTCATACCAGTCAAATTTTATTAAAGTATCTGCAGTCACTTTATATATTTTCATATTATCAACTCCTTTATTTTATCTTATATACATATTGTATCATATTATCAGACTGTTGTCAAGTGTTTTTAATAAAGAAAATAAAAAATCTAGCATATTAAATACACTAGATTTCCTGTAGATTATCCTCTTAATACAACATCAAATAAATCTGTTAAAGGTTTATCGTCTAAATCTAACTTAGCCACCTCTTTGAATAGAGGTATAAACTGTTCTAATATAGACTCTTTGCTATCTTTATCTTCGATAGAGTATTCTATGCTAGATAATCCATCTACTAATATAACTGTATTCTTGCCCTCAACCTCTGCATATTCATCATAACAGTTGTCTATAGCCTCTCTAAAGCTATTCTCAAACTCTTTAGACTGAAGTTCTTGTGTTGCTAGTATCCTTTTAGTTTCTTCTGTCTCATGAACTGCTACAGCTCCGAAAAGACATATTAAACATATTGTTATCCCCATTACTGCAAAATATTTATTAATCATATTACCATCTCCTTTAGTCTTCTAACATAAAATTTATTTCTGATATTGCCCATTCATAGCCAAACCACGCCATTTTATTTGTATCTAATTCTGATAATCTTGATTCTTCTTGTATGGATTCATTTAATACATTGAATATTTCATCCATATGTTTTATAAAGAATCTTTTTGTGTCAGTGTAGTATATAAGGCTTGTCACGATACCACTGGAGCATCCATACGTTAAAACATCTCGAATATATAATTTAGTCTCTTCTTCCCCTTCATCTTTTATTTTATCAAGAAGTTCTTCAACAACCTCTTTTAGTAAAGCGTTATCAGTCTCTTTTAATATTTTGTTTAATTTTTCTTTTAACATATCCAAGACCCCTTTCGTGAACTACTTACGAGCTAAAACTCGTTGGTTTCCTAGGTAAGGCTACTATTGTAGCTAATTTACTAGGCTCAAAAGGTCGTTCCAACCTCTTGTTTTTTTTATTTATCTAATAATCTTAATCCTTCATGTAATATATTTATACTCGCATTTATATCTCTATCGTGATGAGTTCCACAATATGGGCAATCAAATTCTCTTATGTTTAATGGTTTTTTACCTGTATTTTCACCACAATTAGAACATATTTGACTAGAAGGATAATATTTATCTACAAAAGAAATTGTTCTTCCATACCATTTAGCCTTATATTCTAACTGTCTTCTAAATTCATACCATCCTACATCCAATACAGATTGAGATAAATATTTATTTTGTTGAATTTCTTTTGATTGTAAATCTTCTAAACATATCGCTTGGTTTTCGTTTATAAGTTTAAAAGATAATTTGTGTAAAAAATCTTTTCTTTGATTCACTATTTTTTCATGTAATTTAGCAACTTTTATTCTTTGTTTATTTCTATTTTTACTACCTATTTGTTTTCTAGATAACTTTCTTTGTTCTTTAGCTAATTTATTTAATGATTTTTTCAAATATCTAGGATTAGGATATTTTATACCATCTGAAGTTATTGCAAAATCAGTTAATCCTAAATCTATACCAACTGCGAATTCACTTTTGGGCAACTGTTTTATTTCTTGTTCTGCTAAAATTGATATATAATATTTGTTACTAGGATTTTTAGATATTGTAGCTGATTTAATTATTCCATCTTTAGGTATTTGTCTATGCAATTTAATTCTAACTAATGTTTTTAATTTTGGTAATTTAATATACTTATCATCTATTATTTTTATTGTTTTATCTCTTTGACTATTATTTGTAGTATAACTATAATGATTATTCTTTTTAGATTTAAATTTAGGAAATCCGACTGATTTATTTCTAAAGAAATTCTTATATGCTTTGTCTAAATTCATTTGAGCGTTAGCTAATGCTAAACTATCCACTTCTTTAAGGAATGGATATTCTTTTTTATATTGAGCAGGAGTATTATTTAACATTTTATTGTTTTCTTTATAATACTCTATTTTATCGTTTAACATTTTATTGTATATAAATCTGACACTACCAAAACATTTAGAAAAATATATCTTTTGTTCTTTATTAGGATATAGTCTATATTTATATGCTTTTAACATTTTGTCACCTCCAATCATTCATCTCATTAGCTAAAGCTAATGAGGTTTTTGATTTTATTATAAGTTAAAATAATATCTTAACATCCTAATATTCTATATAATTAGGATTTATTACTTTTTGCAATTCTTCTATCATGTTTGTTAAAGTTGTTCTATTTATTCTCTTAGCACTTTCTAAATAGGCTAATATTTTATTAGCACATTCAGTTCCATTTAGACAAGCTTCTTCTAAATTTCTTATTCCGTCCCAAGCTATATCTCTTTCATATTCAACTGTTTCTACACATCTTTCTGCTTTTCTTATAGGTTCTTCGACTGCTTTTCTTACATCATTACCTAGATTATCTTCCACATAATCTAAAATATCCTCTTCACCTCTAAGTACCACCAATTCATTATTAACAAATATATTCATATTACCGACCTCCCTTTATTTCTTATTATACTTATATCATATCACATTATTAGAGTGTTGTCAAGTGTTTTTAGAAAATAGCTAAGAGATTTTCTTAGCTATCTAACTCCTATACCGTTACAGAACGGACAGTCTTCGTCTTGGTATATTCCAGTGCCTTTACAGGCTTCACAACGTCTCTTAACTCCTAATCCTGCTTCATTTAGGTAATAAGCAACTCTCTTACCTGTTTCTGCATTACAGTTGTAATAACTGTATTCATTAGTCCATTTTTCTAATTCTGCTTCACTAGATATAGTTAACCATGTGGGTGACATCCAAACCCCTTTAGGGTTCATTTTAGAAGGCAGCAAACCTACCCTTACGCTACCTTCTTTTTTTATTAATCTTTTTATATCTGTTTTAGTTATTTTCTTCATATTACCAACTCCCTTTATTTCTTATTATATATATATTGTATCACACTTTAACAATGTTGTCAAGGATTTTTTAGTATTCTTCGCTATAAATATCGTACCAAGTGTTATACGGATAATATCTTTCAAATATATGATACTTCCAATTATACTTATAGTCCTTGCCTTTAACGTTGTCTTCTGTTATGACCATTAACTCCTGTTCTTCGTCAGAAGTAGTTATGCCCATAATTCTTATAGCTTCGCTATATCCCTTCCAGTGTCTGTCGTCTTTTATCTTAATTAACTCTATCTTCGTTACCTTGCTACATAAACAACCGTATTCAAACCCTAATGGTTTAGTTTTATATCTTGTTAACCTCTTACTTAAAGCCTCATATTCTTTTCTTATATCTAACATATTATCACCCTCCTATATTTTTATTAAGGGAAGTTGCCTTCCCTTATCTCTTATTATACTTATATTATATCATATTATAAGACTATTGTCAACTATTTTTGAAAAAAATCTAATATTTTTTGTGAAGTTTTATTTATAATATCTAAAGAATCTTTTAATTCTTTAAGTTCTTTGCCTTTGCTCCAACTTGCAACATAACCAAAGCTATAATCGTCTGTATTAAGTCCTAACCCTCTGCAAACTATATAAGCTATACTTTCTGCTTGAACTTCTTTAGTTCTTCTATCAATACCATCATCAAGGTTACAATGTAATATACTGTGTGCTAATTCATGGATAATTGTTTTTAGCTTGTGAATATCATCTAAAGATTCTTTTATATGAATATCATTCATAAGAACATCATAATATCCATTAGCAGAACCTTCATTTAGGCTTTTATCTATTGTTATAGCAACTTCTGTATTATTTAAAGCATAATTGATCAGGGATTTAATTTCATCACTATTCCCTTTTAATTCTGTTGCTAAAGAAGGTTTATCTCCTTCAACTTGAGCGATATCAAATACATTTCCTAACTTAAAGTATAAATGATTTTTTACTACTTCTTCTCCGTCTTCTTTTACTATTGTATTATATTTAACTGGGCAAAGTATCTTTAAGGCTTTAGCACCCTTTTTAATCTTAAACCCTAGTTTATTCCAAGTTGTAAAACTAGCGACTTGACTTGCATTAGGATTTTGTAGCATTATTAAAATTATATTTCCATAACTGTAATTATGGAATTTGCTACAGAAGTCTAGGTATTCTTGATATTTACCACTTTCAAATACCTCTTTAACTCCACTTTCTAAATCTTGCATGAATTTATTAACCTCTTGTTTTTTTTGTCCTGTTTTTTTATATTTCATATTATCAACTCCCTTATTCTTTATTATATTTATATTATATCATATTATAAGGTTGTTGTCAAGTGATTTTAGAAAAAAAATAAAAAAAATATAGTGGAATAAATCCACTATACTGATTGAACATCTTCTTCTTTAAGACTTACATCTAATATTTTACTTATTTCATATATCCCTTTAGGAGTAAATTTTAATTGGCTATAAGAATGATTCTCACTACTTCCTACAATTAGCTTATACCAACTTTTATCTGTAGATACATAAGGCAGCCAAATCTTCCCTTGTCGGAATATAATCTTTTCTTCATTTAATATAGTATTTAATTTTTTAGCCGATGATATATGTAATACTTTAGCAACTTGAGTAGAAGTATATAAACCCTCACTACTCATAAATTTATCAAACCAATTTACTCTAGGTTTTTGTTCTTCTATAGTATTTAATAACGGTTGTGTTAATATTTTTCCATATTCTTTTAAAGCCCCTATTCTCTCCATTTCATCACCGTTTAGGATTTGTAACTGTAGTATTTGTTTTTCCGTTAAATTAAGGGTTTGATTTTTATATCTTTCTTCAAATTGAATTAAATATTTTCTATAGGCTTTTGATTTTTGCTTTAGTATTTCATTTGCTCTTGGTGATGCTCCAGCAACTAAACATATTTCTTTTGCAATTTCAAGTTTTAATATATAGTCTATTGAAGGTCTGCCACCAGTGCTTTTTCGTTTTAAAACGAAAAAGTCTTTATCAGTTGCATCTACTTTTTCTAATTGGCTTTTAATCCAATCTGATGTTTGAGTTCTTAGGCTAACTCCTAATCCTTTATACAATTCCTCTCCACTTACAACTTTTTCACCTGTGTCCGTTTCGTATATAGGTATAAATCCCTCAACATTTTCTACAACTTTTAAATTATTCATAAATAGTCCTCCTTTTAAATTATTTTATTATATGTATTTTTGGATTTTCATCTTTAAACATTTTTATTATATCGTATATATCCCAACCGTTAAAATCAGATACTAAACTCATTATAGCTACCCCTGTATTGAAAATAAATATATGTGTATCACATTCCATTACAAAATCTTTTGTTTCTTCATAATCCATATGCTTATTTAATCCAATTTCTTTAGCAGCTTTAATACAACTATAGTAATCCTTTGTTTCTAATTTATATCCGTCATACTCTTTATCTATCGGAAATAATCCGTAAACTTCATTTGGTGTTAGTCCTTCTAATAGATTTATTACTAAATTCGGTAATGAATAATTAAATGTAGTAATCTTTAATTTTTCAACATCTAATTCATTTGAAAATATATTACAATAAACCATACTGCTACTTAGCATCACGTTTAAGTTTCTATATCCAACTTTTTTAGATAAATAATATAATTTTGCTAATGCTTTTAATTTACTATCTTTGTTATCATATGCATGATTCAATTTTCCTAAAAAGCCAAATACTTCGTACCATTCATTTGTAAATCCAGTAGCTAATTTATATACATTATCTATTTTGTTATATATAAATGGAATGATATCGTCTTCATGCATCTCTCTATCTGTTTTTATTTTTTCTACGATATTAATTTCTCTTTTTTGTTCTAACTCTCCACCTATAACTCTATGTTTCCATAGATTTCCTAATACAATAGAATCATGAAATAAATTTCCATAAGTATTTTTCATTTTAATTTCTCCTTTCTATTATAATAATGTTGTCTACTTATAATAAATAGTGGATTTTACTCCACTATTCGCTTAACTCTTTTATTTTATTCTCTATTATCTGTTCTATAGGAGTACTATTGTCTTTGCCTATAATTGTTAATTCTATACCTTCATTTACTACAGGTTTATTATCTATATAAGGTATAACGTATGCTTCATCATCTAAACATAAAACATATTTTATATCTTCTGTTCCAAACTCTAACCCCGTATAAAATATATCATACATGGTTATAATTTCTTCTCTTATCACTTCATCTTTAAGTAACTCTATATATTTATTCAATATTACCAACTCCTTTTACAAGGTTTATTTTCTTTCTTAAAGATATTTTTTTTCTTAAATTTATCATATTATCACCTCTTATATTAATTATACCACACTCTAAGGTTGTTGTCAACTCTAAAGTGTTATTATTCTTCCAGTTGCTACTTCTTTAGCAACTAAGTGAGCAGTTCTATGACAAGTAGGACGATATCTTAAAAGTAAACTCTTGCTTAATCTATTTCTCTTAGCTACCACTTCGCCACATTCACTACAAATAATATGGTATTTATATGATGTAGGAGTATTTACAGTTTTAGTCTTATTGCTACTTGTTGTAGCAGTTGGATTAGCTTTTTTATATTCTTCCATATAATTACTATTTGCAGTTCTGCTATCATTTACTCCGTATATTCTACAAAATCTTTTCCATGTTTCATTATGTCCTACCATAGCATTACTATAAACGTTAGCTAATATATGGATTACTTCGTGGTGAATAGTATCTATAACTTCCTCTTTTTCTCCATATTCAAGGTATTTTTTGTTAAATGTAAGTTCAACAGGTTTTCCTGTACTTCTTAAAGAACTTACTCTTCCTAAACAAGTTGTCATTCTATTAGAAAGAGTTATTGGAGTGTTTTGAACATACTCTAAGATTAAGTCTCTATGTTCTTTATTCATGCCCTCTACAAAACTCACCATTTCTTTTCTTATCATTTCTACCATATTATCAATCCCCCTTATTCCTTATTATACTTATATTATATCATATATTAATAACGTTGTCAAGTATTATTTTTAAAGATACTAAAATGATTATCATTTAATAAAGTTACTAAAACAACCATCATCTCAAACATTATTTAACTATACTTAATATGTTATCATTCTAAATCTATTATTGTTCTGTAATTTGATGTATTATTGATATATATAGATATAATATTATTTAAGTATTTCAATATACCTAAAATACCTCTGTATTTAGATTTTAAGCATATTGTAACACTTAAATGAGTAATTATATTAATACCAAAGGCTATGCTTTTACATAGCCCTTGATACCCGTAATTTACCGTCTACGTTCTTTCTTATAATTATATTTATAATCTACCATATTTTATCTACCTTTTCACCAGTCATAGTAAGTCTTCTTTCATCATAGTTAACTCTGTATAACCAATTATCTTTATCGACAACGTATTTATCTTGATAAGTATAAAGATACATACCACTTACTAATTCAACAAATTCATCAGTTAATGGAGTTTTATCCATTAAAGCTTCTATGAAGTCTCCTTCATTCATACGTTTATTTTCTACAAAAAAAGCTTGGAAGTAGTCTTCAAAGTTATCAAAGTAAAGTGCAGGGTCATCAACTATATCGTCATAAGAAGGTGATAAATCTTTCTTTACTTTTTCAGTAGATTTATAATTAAATTTTACATATTTTTTTGTGTTTGTGTCCCAATAATACCCGTAGTCGTCATACCATTCATCGTCATAGCTATAAGGATTAGAACAACTTTTATTATAATAATATTTATCCCAACTTCTAGGTTCATAAGAATCATTAGAGAATATCCAACCTTCTTCTTTTTCTATGAAGTTTCCATATAATTCTATTTCTCCATTAGATTTAAGGATACAGAATTTGCCGTTGTCCTTCATTTCTTCAGCTAGAACATCTTTATTATTAAGTCTCCATAAACTAAACACATCTTCTAATATAAATCTTTGTGTGTCACTCATTTTTTCTTCCCAAGCATATTTGTTTATGATACCATTATGAACGATACCACTACCACAATTTATTTCAGTCTTTCTTAATTTTTTCAATTTGTTAGTTATTGGGAATGGATGGCAAGTTTCCTTACTTATTCCACCACTTGTTGAAATTCTAAAGTGCATTACTAAATTCTTTTCTTCAAGATGTTTGTTATCCCAAAGTTCTTCTAGTCTTTCAATATATTTGTCTACATCAAAGAACCCTTTTTCTATGTGAACCTTATTATTGTCCACAAACATGAATCCTGCCCCGTCAGAATTATGAAGGAAACAGTTTTCTACATACTCTTTATTTAATTTATACCCTTTTTCTTTTACAGCTATTATACACATTCCACATCACTCCTTTTAATATCTCATTTCTTATTATACTTATATTATATCATAAATTAATACTGTTGTCAAGTGTTTTTTTGATTTTTTTTAAAACTTTTTTATTTTTTTATTGACTTATAAATATAATATAGTATAATAATATATGTAGTAAATAACAAGTGTACTTAATGTTTCACTTAAAGATAAAATTAATATTCCTTAAATTATATATTAAATTAATGTTGCACTTGTTATTTATTCATTCTATTTATTATTATTTATTTTTTTTACATTATTTTTACATAAAGTCGAAGGATTTTTTGAGTCCTCCCCTCTTTGTGCAAAATAAAGTCGAAGGATTTTTAGGGTCTTACCCCCTATTCATACTTATATTATATCATAAATTAATAGTGTTGTCAATTACTTTTTTATATATTCCTATGATTTTTTTATTTTCTATGGAATTGAAAAATTTTTTCTATATGATTTTTTTTATTCTTATATAGGAAAATATTTTTCTTTTTAATTGAACACTTGAACATATGTTCATATATTCAATTTTCCATATGAACAACTATTCATATATTGTCAACCTTAATAAGATCGGAAGAGCGT